TTGCATAGAAGAACTTGATCAAAAAGCACAAGACAAAAATTCAGAGTTACTCGATCTACAGAAGCAGATAGCTGAAGTAGAGAGCGTCTTGTTCAAGCTCAACGCGATAAAAAACAAATTCGACAAAAAGCTTCACGAACAAAAGAAACAAAGGCACGACGATGTCTGCAATGAAATCGTTTCTCTTAACGGTTTGCTGAGAGATCTCGAAAAAGATCTTGCAGCGAACAAGAAAAACGCGATTTTGTTAGACGAAGTTCCATGCGGCGACACATTCAAAACATGCAAGTTTCTTTCAAACGCGTTTAGGTCTAGAGACAACGTAAAACAGTTGTCTGACAAAATAACTGATGTTGATAAAATAGCAGCTGCGCTCGAAGAAGAAAAAAAATCGTTGGAACATTTTGTCTTGAAATTCAGCGAATTCGAATTGTTCATGGAAAAAAAGAAAGATTTAGAGTCAAAACAATCTAGCTTGATTTTGCATCTCGACAACACACGTTTGCAGTTAGACAACTTGAACAACGAAAAAGACGCGATGCTAAACGATAAACTTCGTTTTGAAAAAATGGAATCTGACATAAGAGAAAATCTCGAAATAGAGCAAGCTGTTCACGAGTTGCAAAATGAAAAGAAAGAGATAGAAAATAAGATTCGTTTGCTTCAAGCTAAGACGCTGGACATCAGCAAAAAATTGGGGTCAGACCAAGGAATACTAAAGAAGCTTAACGAACAACTTTCATTGACAGTTGAGCTTAAAAACGCTTGCCAGGCTTATGAATTGTTTCATCGCGCCATGGGAAAAGACGGCATACCGCATAGGATACTCGCGCAGAAGTTGCCTTTGATCAATGACGAAATCAACAAGATATTGTCAAGCGTGGCAGACTTCGGCGTGTTTCTAGAACATGATGAAGAAGAGCAGTCTATAAGATTTTTTATTCAATACGGTAATTACAAAAGCAGACTTCTTGAACTCGGCGGCGGCGCTGAAAAATTCATAGCTTCTATGGCTATAAGATGTGCCTTGCTAAGTATATCTGTTTTACCGAAGTCAAACATCTTCATGATAGACGAAGGCTTTGGAAAGTTAGATCCCAAAAATTTAGAGAATGTGCTCAAGATGTTTGACTATTTAAAGACGGTGTTCGAACACGTGATAGTCATCAGTCATCTTGACACGATGAAAGACGTCGTGGACAACTTCATAGAAATAGTTTCAGACGAAGAAGGCTACGCACACGTATCAGTTGGAGACGAATAATGACTTGGTTTAAAAATTCAAAAGGCAGTCCAGATGCAGTGCTGACAATGACGTTCATCGGTTTCATCGTCGTGATGATCAAAGTGTTGTTTGCTGGATTCGTGATGAACGTGGCTGGCAGAGAGATCGCTGTAGGAACGATCGACGCTGCTACGATAGGAGCTATTCTTGCGCCGACGTTCACTGCTTATGTCAGCAGGAGATGGACTGACAAAAAGTTTGAAAATGAAGAAAGCAAAGAGTGACACATGGAAATATCTGACAAAGTTTTGAAATACACTGCTGCAGTGTTGTTTTTTTTGATAGTTTCGCTGTTGATCTTCGGTGGCATAAAAAAGTGGTCGTATGACAAGCAGATAACTGAACTTCAAAACAGCTTAGCTAGTAAAGACAAAACTATAGAAATTCACAAAGGTGTCTATGAGAAGCTTTCCATAGAGACAGATGATCTTAAGAACAAGTTAGATCAACGCGATGTTCAAATAAAGATGCTGTTGAAAGATCTGAAGAACAGCGGAGAAGAGTTGCTCACTGCCAACACGATGTCTTTCAAGTGGAAGAAAGCGTACGAAGGACTCGCCAACGCGACACAAACGCCTCTTCCGAATAGTCAGCAGGGTGGTTTGCAGAGAGACAAGGTTGAATTTGCGAAAGAATGGAGTTACATTCGAGCGTCGGGTTACACGATCACTAATCCGCCAGAAGCGTACGTAAAGGTTGAACAAATGAGACCGTTGAAGGTGTCTGTGACAGTTGGACAAAAAGAAGACGGATCCTGGAACAGCAGAGTTACTTCTTCTGAAGAAAATGTCGACGTAGACATATCTTTGGCTGCAGTGAACCCGAAGATGTTTGACAAGAAGTGGTATGAGAGGCTTGGAGCCAGCATCGATTTAGGCGTCAGTTCAAACGGTTTCTTGGGTGGCGTCGGCGTGTCGCTGTTGTTGGCTAATGTGGATATAGGACCCAAGGTGTGGCTCACCATAGGCGACAACGGCGTTCATCCGTTCTATGGCGCTGCTGCCACTTGGCATCCGTGGGCAAGATAACACATGAAAAATGAAAAATACGTAGTCTACAATCTTCAAGACGTGTATCCGCAGCTTGGAGAATTTGAATTCAAGATTGTCCTAAACGGGTTTTTCTTTAAAAATGCAAGAAACTCTGAAGTTACGATTGTCGATTCAGATGGCAAGCAAATGAAATTCAGCTACGAGGTGTGGGGACGAAAAATCAACTGCAAGTTCATGATAGACAACGATGTAGCAGATGGCGTTTCGTCTGTGCTAGTCAGGGTAAAAGACGAAGAGTTTAGACTAATATTTTGGGTCATAAAACCATAACTGAGTGGAGACGATCGATGCTTAGCAATAATGAGTTTAGGGTTCCAACGTTTTGTCCGTTGTGCGGGATGCTTATGAAGGGAAAATCGACAAATACTTTTTACGATTGCGGAGTTTGTGTGAGCTGCGCCATCCAATTCGTCGAAGGCAGAGAAGAAAGATGGCGTAACGGCTGGCGCCCGTCAGGACAAGAATTGTCAGATTACGTTGAGTCTTTGAAGAAATGATGTTTGTCGCTATTTATGCTGAATACACTGGAGATGTCGCATGAAAAAAGATAACGAAGTCGGTAGTTTTGAGATCACCGAATACGGTGTAGAGCATGAGATACCTGCACGTATATTGGGCGTTCTTCAAGAGATCATCAGAGATCAGAACAAAAATTTTCCTTCTTATCAATTTTCCGTTAGATTCACAGGAAACAAGATGAGGTTAGTCTATGTCTCGTATGAATTCAATTATCCAGGTCGTAAGAAAGACATAGACGAAATGGCGAAGCGTCTACTCAACGAAACTGTTAAAAACTTGAAGAAAGAATTCAAGTCTAGAGTTCACGAAGCACTTGACATAGTTGAGGACAAGTCAATGGCTGATTTTGCAGTTCACAAGGTTTCGCTTAACGAACGGTACATGTACACGAGTTGGCGTGTGTTTGAAGTCAAAAATTTTGAAGTAGTTACAGAAGAGTGACTTGGACAACAAAAATTCATTACGCAACGAGATCATAAAGTGCGGCCGTGATCCGGTCTACTTTGTTCGTACCTACGTCAAGATAAAGCATCCAGTCAGGGGATTGATACCGTTCAAGTTGTTCGATTACCAGGAACAACTCATAAGAGACTACAAGGAAAATCGTTTCAACGTAATATTGAAAGCAAGACAGCTAGGCATATCTGAAGTTACTGCTGCTTACGCTTGTTGGTTGATGTTGTTTCACAAAGAAAAGAACATCATCGTCATGGCGTCTAAGTTAGAGACTGCCAAGAACATAATTCGAAAAGTCATCACGTCGTTCAAGAAATTGCCGAAATGGCTGCTTTTAGCTGACGTCGTGACTGACAACAAGCTGTCAGTTGAACTTAGCAACGGTTCTCGCATAGCTGCGATAGCCACGTCTGAAGACGCTGGCCGTTCTGAAGCTGTTTCTTTTCTGATAATAGACGAAGCTGCGTTCGTTCCTCGTTTCGATGAACTGTGGACTGGGTTGTATTCAACTGTGGCCGCTGGTGGTAGCGCCGCCGTGTTGTCTACTCCTAACGGCGTTGGCAACAAGTTTCACGAGATTTGCTCCGACGCAGAAGAAAGCAGAAACGAATTCAAATTTCACAGATTCATGTGGTGGTTGCATCCTGACAGAGCAGTGGGTATACAAGATGACGTAGAAAGACCTGGGTTTAAGACTTCTCCATGGTTCAAAAACGAAATCGCAGCTGCTAACATGTCTCCTAGGGACGTGGCTCAAGAATTGGAATGCAACTTCAACGCGTCTGGCGACACTGTCGTCGCTCCTCAGTATCTGAGATGGATGGAAAGTTGCACGACGATCCCGCAAGAGATGAAGAACTGGGACAGAAACTTGCATGTGTTTCAGCAACCTCGTGATAACGCAAAGTACTTGATATCAGCAGACGTCGCTAGAGGAGACGGAAAAGACAACTCTGCATTTCATGTGTTTGATATAGCTAGCATGACTCAGGTCGCAGAGTATTACGGAAAGACACCTTTAGAAGAATTCGCAGCGTTGTTGTGCGACACTGGCCACGAGTACGGAACAGCGATCCTAGCCGTCGAAAACACAGCCATAGGAATGGCTTGCCTAGAACATATCAAGATCAAGGCGTACGAAAATGTGTACTACTCGAGGAGAGGAGACCAGAGACCTGGCGATGTCGTGAACACGTACTGGGGAACGACCGAAGACGATCTCGTCCCGGGTTTCACGACTTCGCAAAAGAACAGGTCTTTGATGATTTCGAAATTAGAAGAGTACATCAGAAACAGAAACATTTACTTTTATTCGAAACGTCTCGTCGAAGAGCTTAGAACATTCATTTGGAACAACGGTCGGCCAGAGGCGATGAAGACGAAAAATGACGACCTAGTTATGGCAGCTGCTATAGGAATCTGGTTGAGAGACACGTTCTTGACAACAAACTTTGCTAACGTAGAGATGAAAAAGTCGATGCTTGACGGTATAGGAATGAACAGGACGTACAACACGCAGATAGAAGGGGCGTCCAAAAATCCAACTAATTCTCCAGTTGGAAGCGTGTTTGGTGTGGATCCTTCGACTAGACATCTCAAGATGAGGTTGCCGTTTGGCAAAGAGATAGACTTCGCGTGGTTAATATCTAGCGGGTGACGAAATGACAGACGAGTTGATCGACAGAAGAAGCAGAGAATCGGTGTGGAAGCGTCTCACTAGACTTTTCCGTAGCGGTCCAGTCGTCAGGCACAAGATAGCGTCAGGCGAAAAGTTCCAAGAACCGCAAGGAACGGCAAGCGCATACAAGAAAGAGTTGTCGCATTTGTACGTGCACGCTCTCGCGAGCTATGGACAATACGAGAGGATGTGTTTGTCCTTTGATTACAAAGGCATAGCTGTTCCAGGCGTTGAAAGATATATTTCTTTGTACGAGGCGGCAAAGAAATATCCCAATGGTGAAAAATTTCTTGTTTACGCTTACGATCACAAAAAGAAGAAGATCGTTCCTGCGTGGGCACATCATCCTCGTTCTTCTGGATTCAAGGAAACTGTCAAAGTTACATTCAATGACGGATCTTCTCTTGTTTGTACTCCCGATCATCCATGCATGCTTCGTGATGGAACTTATCTAGACGCTGAAAAGTTGGAACCTGGTCAATCGATGATGCCATTTTATCGTCGTCAATTCAACGGCGTGGCAGAAGACGGAAAGAAATTCAGTGGTTACTCGTCGATTTACACTATGGAAAAACAGAAATCTTGGAAAGGATGGGAACCAGAGCATAGACTTATCACAGAATGGTTTAACGGCAGAGACGTGCAGAAGAGTATCGAACACGTGCATCACAAAGATCATAATCCTGAAAATAATGATCCAAGTAATCTTGAAATAATTGATGCTAAGAAGCATCTCTCAGAACACGGTAAACAAGCAAAAGAACAGTGGAATAACCCTGACATAAGAAAAAAGACATGTGAAAGCATTCAACGTGCTTGGGACAATGACGATGGCTCAAGAAGAGCTATCATCGCTGAAAGCAACACAAAATTTAAGACTCGTTCTGACGTGACATTTGACGCAATTTGTAATTCGTCGATCAGAAACAATCACGATGTGAAGCTAGTTCTTTCTGATTTGAATTGTGGCATGCAAGCTTTGATGCGCAGAATACGAGGAAAAGGATTCGATGTCGGAAATTCATGGAACGAATTCGTTAAACAAAAATTCAATATAGAACTTCCAAAACCAGATCGTTCTTCATTCGCATCTTACTGGAAAGGAAAGCATCGTTCAGCAGAAGATCGTCTTCATAAAACAAAACAATATAGAGAAGTTCGTAATCATAAAGTTGTCTCAGTAGAACGCAATGGAATCATAGAAGTCGGTGACTTAACTGTTGACGGTTACGAGAATTTTGCTACAGACACGATAATAGTTCACAACTCTCGATATTCAGATTATTCTGAGATGGAATTCTGCATCCATGGACAATCATTGGTCTTTTTACCCGATGAAAATACATTTGTGACTATAGAAGAATTGTCTAAAAGAGAAAATAAATCGTTTAACATCATTTCGTGGGATCACTCAACTAGAAAATTTGTTAAAACCAAAGCTTCAAATCCACATTTTACAAGAAACGACAATGCTCTCAACATCATTCTTTGCAACGGCAAAAATATCATAGTATCCAGTGAACATAGATTGATGCTTAACGATGGTTCGTACAGAAAAGCATGTTGTCTGAAAAAAGATGATGTTTTGATGTCACCAAAATGTCAAGATGCTGAAGAATCTGATGCCCCTCATGAGTTTTCAGATCTTCAACGCCATAAATTTGCACTTTTGCTTTGCCTTGCTGAAGATATTGGATTCGAACTATTCAAAATTTGCGAGCATCTGAAAACTACCATAGAAGAAATAGAATTTACTATTTCCTGCTGGGGATTTTCAAGTTGGGAACAATTTGTATTCGCATATGATTCGAACAAAGAGATGCTAATTGCAGATGGTGGAGTTGCAATCGATCGCATAGAAGATTTTGGAAATGTAGATCTTTATGATTTGTCAGTAGAAGGCTTTAAGAATTTTTGTTTAGATAGCGTCATATCTCATAATACACCCGAGATTGCATCGGCATTAAACATATGGTCTGACGAGACGACGACGCACAACGAAAAGAATCACATGCTCGAAGTTGTGAGCAAGAACGCAGAGATCAAACAGATTCTTGAGACTCTCTTTTTCGATGTTCTCAACATCGAATTCAATTTGTGGAGTTGGGTCCGCAACTTGGTAAAATACGGCGATTTTCTCTTGTTTGTAGACGCTAGCGAATCTACCGGTATATTGAATCTGTTGCCCATACCGATCAACGAGATAGAACGCGAAGAAGGGTTTGACAAGAACGATCCTTTCGCTGTTCGTTTCAGGTGGACGACGCAAGGAAATAGGATACTACAAAATTGGCAGGTCATACACTTCAGGTTGCTCGGTAATGACAACTTCTTGCCGTACGGTCAGAGTATCATCGAACCAGCTCGACGCATATGGCGGCAATTGATATTGATCGAAGACGCGATGATGGTGTACAGGATCGTCAGATCGCCTGAACGACGCGTGTTTTACATAGACGTCGGTAACACTGCTCCGAAAGACGCGGATCAGTTCATGGAGAAGATCAAGAACAAGCTGCGTAGGAATCAGATAGTCGACCCAACGAGCGGGAGAGTTGACCTTCGCTATAATCCGCTTCCGATAAGATCGAACACTTGTGTTCCGTTGCTTGACGGAAGAAACTTGACGATCAAACAACTCGCTGAAGAATACGAAGCAGGAAAAGAGAATTGGGTTTATTCGATTCAGGACGAAACGAAACGATTGGTCCCTGGCAAAGTGAAGTGGTGTGGCAAGAATTACACGTGTGACAAACTTCACAGAGTGTGGCTTGACGACGGTTCGTATGTCGACACAGCTCCAGAACATCCGTTCGTCATGAGAGACGGCAGCAGCAAGAGAGCAGATGAACTGCGAAGTGGTGACAGCCTTTTGTCGTTATATCGCGATCTGAACAACAAAGGATACGAAAGAATCATCGAACCAGATGGCACACAAACATCTACTCATGTTATGGTAGCACGGGATGTGTATAAGAGAAAATGGGACAACGAAGATCGTCCTGAGCACGTAGGATTTTCATCTTTCAAAAATTACATGTTAACGCATTCTGCTCCGCTTAATCATCAGGTAGCTAAGGTTGAAATTCTTGAGAATGTTTCTGACGATGTTTATTGTATGACTGTTGTCGGTCCATTCAATGAAGAAGATAGACATAACTTCAGTGTTATCGGAAACGGTTCACATGAAATTTGTAAGTCATTTATTTTATTAAAGAACTCTGTTGACGAAGATTACTTTATTCCCATTCGTGGAGACAAGTCGTCCAAGATCGAGACTCTTCCCGGTGGTCAGTTTACCGGAGACATAGACGACGTACAATACATACAGAACAAGATGTTTGCAGCGCTTCAGGTTCCAAAAGCGTATTTGGGGTACGAGGGCGACATAGGTTCAAAGGCTACTCTCGCGCAGCAGGACGTTAGGTTCGCTCGCAGCGTAGAACGAGTGCAGAAGATAGTCGTAGCAGAGCTGAGCAAAATAGCGATTATCCATTTGTTTTTGATGGGATTCGATGGAGACGCTCTCGCTGACTTCGAGCTCAAACTTGCTACTGCTTCTACTGTGGCAGAGCAACAGAAACTCGAATTGTGGAGGCAGAGATTCGAGATAGCTGCTCAAGCCACTGAGGGAGTCCTCGACAGAGAAACGATTTACAGGACGATCTTCAGCATGTCTGACGACGAGATAGAGAAAGTCAGAGAAGGAAAGAAGTTTGACAAACTTGAAGATCTGACTTTAGAGAACATGCAAGCTCCCGGAGAAGAACCATCAGGAGAAGAAAATCTGCCAGGCGAAGAGGAACTTCCAACCACACTTGGAGGTGAGACTGGTGAAGAAAAGCCCGAGGCACCAGCCGAAGAGCCAGTGAAGCCCGAAGGAAAAGTTATTCACAGACCAGTGATAAACGAAAAAAAGAAGAAGTTGTTCAAGAGAAGCATCGTCGAGAAGAGGAACAAGGGTAGCGAGGGAAACGATTCCACCATAGCAGTCGACAAAGGTAAGAACCTGTTTTCTACTGGCGAAGATCAATACGAACTTGCTTTTGGTACAGATAAGCAGACTGCGTCTGATCCGTATGACACGAGAGCGTCGCGAAGGCTTGTAACTAGACCTTTTTCCGAAGACACGGAGATAGAAGACATCGAAGACGCGCTGAAAGAAGCTGAATCGATGTTGAACGACTTGGAGAAAGTCTGAAAAGCTGCAGATATAGACGACTGTTACCTAGTTACGATTAGGTACAAAAGCGGAGTCATGCGATATGTCTTCTTTCAATCACAATAAAAAGAGAAATTCAGGTCTTACGTTAGAATTTCTCGTGAGACGCTTGGGCAAGACTCTAGTCGAAAACGACTTACAGTCATACAGGAAGACTCTCGGGATAATCAAGAGATATTATTCTGAAGGTCAGCCGCTCGCCAAAGAAAGAGAAGTTTTCGACACTGTCGTTGAGTCTAGGGGAATGACTGAGACTGCTGCTCGTCATGTTCTTGACGAAGTGAAGTCGTACGTCAAGTCGTTAGACGCGGCTAGTATAGAAGCCAAGAAGTCTTGTCTGATAAGAGAGATACACCATGCGTTCGGAAAAGATTTCTTCGACGTGCATCGCGTTCCAGAGTATAGGTTGTTCGCGTCCGTGCACATGTTAGTCGAGCAGTTCAAGAACAAGAAAAATGAAATATCCGAGGGAGTCAAGAGAGTTCAACTCGAAGAAGCTTTGGTCAAGTTTATGATGACGCCAGTGAACGAAAGCATCGAGCGCAACGCTGGCGAGAAGGTCGACGGACTCGTCGCTCAGATCGCCATGAAGAAATTCGAGGACAAGTACTCAGGCGCGCTCAACGAGTCGCAGAAGAAGACGCTGCGGTGCTTCATGAACTTCTCGATGACTGGCAACAAGGAACAGTTCACGAGAGAGATGAGAGAAGAGAAGACGCATCTGCTAGAATCACTACGCTCGTCTGAGGGTCTCGCTTGCTTCAAGGATGATAAGATAATGGCTGGCAAGTTTAAGGAGGCTCTGCGAACACTCGAGGGCATCTCCGATGTGACAGCAGAGAGATCCGTCAAGGACGTTCTGCTGTTCCAGAAGCTCGCAGAGGAGATAAAGAGCGATGAGTGACAAAGAAAACGTTGACGAGATGGGATGCGGCGCAGTCGCTGGATTTCAAGCTCCTTTGACTGACGAAGACAGGATGAACGCCGTCAGAGAACTCGTGAGACAGAGAGTGAAAGAAGTCGTTCGCAAGAAGCCGGGCGGCGGCGGGTACGTGTTGTATTCTCCTAACAAGGGAAAGAAAGATAAGCCAAAGTCTGTTGGAACTTTCCCGACGATGGCCGGCGCGAAGCAGGCTGAATTGTCTCGTTTTCCTCCGAAAGACCCGTCTAAACTTGCTCGTCTGCGTGCTAACGTCATTAAAGCAAAGAAGAGTCACAAGAACGAAAGTGTCATGAATCCTGCTCAAGGAGGAGTCGGTCTTCAGAGTCCTGGCATGTCAGCCACTTCTGGAGTGAAGGAGACTGTCCCAACGAAGACGCACAACAACGTGAACGACTTCATGTCTGGTTTGAAGGCCCTTCCTCGTACGGGACCAGACAGAGGCAAGTATGTCACTTCGCACATGCATAACGCTGACTTTTTGAAGTCGTTGAAGGCTCATCCTCAAGGTTCCGTGTTGTTCAAACAGATGACTGACTTCATGAACAGCAAGCAGAATGCTGGGATAGACGCAACGCACCCGGCTAAGTTCAGAGTTCATCGTCCTGAGCCGACAGTCGCACCGTCAGCTGCGAAGCAAGTCGCTTCAGAAGCAGCAGAACGACGAGTCGAGTTCATGGACAGGACAATCTTGTCGAAGATCGTTTCGAAGTCGCTCGTCGAATCGTTGTTCAGAGAAGAGAAGACAGAGAGCGAGTGGGACGATTACATCTCGAAGTTGTCGAAGCAGACTCTCGCCAACGATCCGAAGTTTCAAAAGCTGCACAGCAACATATCGAAGAAGACTGAGTCGATCCTCGACGACGCGTTCAACACGATTCGAAAAGCTGTCGGCAAGAGCGTCAAGCTTAAGAGTTTCGGTCTTAAACACGACCAGCAGACTGGTCAGACGTACTTGGCGTTTTCTGCATCGTTCGACAACGTCGCAGTAGAACCGATATACATCTATATCGACGGTGGCGTGCCGAAGATTCATCTCGACGGGTCAGCGAAGGCGGCTTTGACGAAGATCGATCCTCACGACGCCAAGATGTTCAGAGCTGAGCTGGTGCAAGTGCAGGAAGGGATACTCGACGAGATGGACGACTTGGCGAAGTCTATTCAGTCTAGGGACAAGTATCTTGAAAAGATGGAGGCTGACGTCGACGTTTACGTCGCTGGACTGACTCCGCTGCAGATTTCGTTGCTCAAACGACTTCTCGTCGCGAAATACAGGAAGATTTAACATGGCTAAATCACTTCTCAGAGAATGGATCAAGCTCGATTACACTCCCGCTTTGATCAAGGAATCGCAGGCGAAGAACGACGGGAAGATCATTCTAAGCGGCGTTTTACAGAGGGCAGGAATCAAAAACCAGAACAAACGAGTCTATCCACGTGAGATACTTGACAGAGAAGTAGAGAATTACCAAAAGGCAGTGAGAGAAAGTAGAGCTGTGGGTGAACTCGATCATCCCGAGAGCAGCTCGGTTTCTCTTCAGAAAGCTTCTCACATAGTTCGTGAGATGTGGTGGGACGGAGACACGGTACACGGAAAAGTTCAAGTTCTCAGTACTCCGATGGGCAAGATTCTCGAAAATTTGCTTCACGACGGCGTGATGATCGGAATTTCGAGCAGAGGAGTCGGCTCCACAGAGAAGACTAACGAAGGCATAGACGAAGTTCAGTCTGACTTTCAGCTGATTTCGTTTGACATAGTGTCTGAACCTAGCACACCGGGAGCTTATTTGTTTGGAGAGAGCAAGAAATACCAGATAGATGAGAACAGGATATTTTCGAAGACGGACAGAATCTACAGAGCGCTTAACGCAGTTCTGAGAGGAAAGTGAGCGTAGCATGAAGAAGGAAGATTTCGTCAAGGCAGTTCGCTTGATAGTCAATGAGGAGCTTAGGAGAATTATCCCTGAGATGGTCAAGAAGGAGTTGGCTGAGAATTACGTCAGAAAGCTCATGGCAGAGACAATTAGAAAGCCAGTAGCTTCTGTCGCGAAGACTGGCGGTCTAGCTGAGTTGCTGTCGTTCAAGGAAGACCCAAGAGAAGAGGAAGAAATTCCTGCTCCGTTGCGCAACAGCGACGAAGGGATTTACGATCCTGGCATCGGCGTGTTGGTGAAGGAGAACAAGGGAAAAGGCGTCAGAAAGCTTGCTGAAGACCTTGGACCGCTCGCGTTTGTGCTCGAGGGAGTTAACCCGATAGACGATTCTTCTAACGACGAAGTTCGCGATGAACATCGCAGCAACAAAAACGGTGGTCTTGATTTCTCAAGGATGCAAGACATAATAGACAGAGTAAACGAGAAAGTGATGTCATCTGTGCCTCCTCAGATGAAAGCAGATCCAGCTCTCGACGCCGCAGTCGAAGCTAGGATGAAAGAGTTAGAAGCTCGTCGAAGACGTCTCGACGTCAAGGCAACTTAATGAAAGTTGGAAGATTCTTAGAACTGCTCAAAGAATACGAAGGTGGTGATCGTCTCGGATTCGCTGGACGATACGACGACTCTGGTGTAAGATTCAACGGCGCAGATAGACGTCCAAGAGGAAGGGGCGGAAATTATCCGTACGATAGAGACGTGTTCTACGGCAAGCCGACAGCGTACGACAGAGGTTCAAACGCTTCTGGTCCGCTTGACGGCAATCTGATTCCAAAAGACGACAGACATTTTTCTCTCAGGACTCTTGGAATAGAAGACGACGAGATAGATGAAATATCTGGGTCACCTATAAACATGTCTAGGGGGACTTCTAGTCAGAGAGGATCTTCTGTTCCTGGAGCTGCTGGCGGCTGGGCAGTGGACCCTCCCAAGGATTGGGACGAAGACGACGGCGACATAGACTACGGACATGAAGGAGATGTCGACGAAGACTTCGAAGTCATAGTTCCAGGGATAGACGACGGTCACGAAGAATCGTACAGAGACTTCTTGAGATCACTGGATCCAATTGACAGACCAAGCGGCGGTGAAATTGATTTGGTCGACCCAGAGGCGTTTGGAAAGCCAGACGCTCACGTCATAGGACCTGACCCTTGGGGAGCTTTCAACAACAGAATGACTTCTAGAGGTCTTTACGGTCTCATGCCGAAAGAATCTGCATGGGACAGGATGAGAGGGTTGTCTCTCAAAAAAGACGATTCTGAAGAACGAGCATAATTACGAGAGGTGAATGACATGAACTACGACATGATAAACGAGATTAAGAGCTTCGTCGACGACGTTCTGAGCGAGGCGAAGAAGAAAAAGAAGATTCCAAACGAGCCTCTGGGCAGCGACAGGGAAGTCGAACCCAGCAACGAGGAAGGCGAGGGTTACAAGTACGCTGAAGTGTTCGACTTCTCTAAGCCTCTTGACAATCTCAACTTGTATCGTAGACAGGGTCAAGTCAACTGGGGTCCTCACACTGGCGTTGGACAGAGGATTCCTGGAGAAGACGGCAACGACGTCGACGTTGAGCCTACTGACAAGACATTGAGAGACGTCGTCAAAGAGTCTGTGATGGAAGAAGTCGACAGAAATCCTTCGGTGTGGCTCGAGCTCGCAGAGAGCTTCGTTCATGACAACCCGTGGCAAGCTGCTAGCGTGATTGCTGGGAAAAAGTAACATGAAAAATTCTTGGGAGTTGCTTGAATCTTTGTTCGTCGAAGAGAAAGAAGACGATTCTTTAGTTGAGTCTGTCGTTTGGCGCGCAGTGATCGAAGCTGTCGGCGACCCTAGCTCTGACGAGAGAGACGAGTTCATCGACTACGATCCAACACAGATGCATCCCGCGTTGGTTAAGAAACGTGAAGAGCTGAAGAAAGTCGTCGATTGGATGGCAGTGGGTCTCGACAAAGACGGCACTCCAGAGATGAAGAGAGTCGCTGCTCAGTTGAAGAGCGCTTCTGACCTTCCAGCAGATCAAATACCCGCAGTGTTGTCGAGAGCTCACGACGTGTTGTTCAAGGCTAATAGAACACTTCGTAGCGTTAATCCAGCTCAGAACAGAGATCTTCAGAATAAGATGAAGACGCAGTCTGCTGCGATTCAGGACGTGTTGAAAGCTTTTCCTACTGCCTTGTCTACCGCAGCTGCCATAGGACGTTCGCAGAAGAGCGACAAGGGTCTATGGAAAAAGGATCCAAAAGGTTACGTCGATCATGACACTGGAGAGTTCAAGAGAAAGGGTTTTGTCACGTATCCGACTGGAGTAAATCCGAGAGAATTCAAGCCTGGAACTGAATCTGAGCCTCCAAACAAATCTGTGGGACCTGTTATCAGGAAAGCGGGCACGACTGAACCAGAAAAGCAACCAGTAAAACCGAAGTGGGATCCGAAGAAGATAGGCGTGACAGTAAGAAAGAAAGGTGAAACGAAGTGAAGGAAGATAACAGAGATTCTTTGGTAGTGAACGTTTCGAAAGACGTCGAGAAGTCGATAAGACTTTTCACAAAGAAGTTCAAGAACAGCGGGATCATGCAGGAGCTCATGGACCGCGCGAACTTCGAAAAGCCGTCCATCAAGAAAAGGAACAAACACAACAAAGCTGTCAGAATGAATGGAAAACAGTGAATTTTTGATTGTTCCTGCCAAAAATTTACATTTCAATTAATTAAAGTTAGATTTGTCGGGAGAACAACGCGATGAAAGAACGAGACTTGATCACTGAAGCTGTCAACGACGCGAAGGCTTTGAAAGAGGCTGCTCTCACTGCAGCTCAGAACAAGCTCATCGAGTCGTTGACTCCAGGTTTGAAGAAACTCTTGGAGAAGAGTATACATGGTGCTCTCAATAATGAGGATACCGACAGGATCCGTAGAGGGATCGATGACAATTGGCCCGGTGAGAGTCACACGGGTTTCGAAGAAGGAAAGAAAGAAGGAGAACAACAGATGGACGCACCAGAGAAGAAGGATGACAAGGAACTCGACCTCGAGTCTCTTGCGAGTTTTTTCCCCACCGTGACTGAGGAGCCTGAGCTTGAGGCTGCTATCCCTGCTCTCGGTGAGGCTGAAGAGCCTGAAGTTGACGAAGGCAAGAAAAAGGCCGACGAGGAAGGCGAAGAGAAGGAGCCTTGCGACGAGGAGATCGAGATCTCTGAGAGCGAGCTTCGAAAGGTGTTTGAGTCTGCTCTCCAGACTGAGGTTCAGGTCAAGAAGGGCTTCAGTGAAATGACTCCCAACGGTGAGCTTGACGCTGTCGTCAAGGACGCTGGCAAGGGTCTCAACCCTGAGAAGAAGGGTGAGCACGAGTGGGACAAGGAAGAGCCCGCTGCGAAGCAGGATTTCACCGTGAAGGAAATGGTCAAGCGTGGTCTCGCCGAGAACAAGGCGCTTCGTGAGAATCTCAAGAAGGCTTACGGGATGATCAAGACGCTTGGAAGCAAGCTTCACGAGGTCAACCTTTTCAACGCGAAGGTCATGCATGTCAACCGTGCGTTGCAGGCGGGTCACCTCACTGCAGAGCAGAAAAAAGTTGTCATGGAGTCGATCGACGCAGCTCAGACGATTCGCGAAGTCAAGATGGTTTACGAGGCGCTCACTCGCTCGATCAAGACTTCCGCTTCGCTCACCGAGTCGCGTCGACCCAAGGCTAACGCCCAGGGCAAGCGCTCGACTGGAACGCCGGATCAGAAAGTCCTCAGCGAATCTGTGGACAAGAACAAAGGAGACAACGGGTTCAACAGAATCAACGAACTCGCTGGTCTTGTCAAGTAATAACTGAAAGATAAAGGAGAACATACAATGGATTTGCAACTGCTTAGTGAAGGAATTGCTGGGCCCAACGTGCTCCAGGAGACGAAGAGACTCGTCACCAAGTGGAACAAGACGGGCCTCCTCAAGGGTCTTGTCGACAAGCCCAACGACAAGCGAAAGAGCAACATGGCTTGGATGCTTGAGAACCAGACCAAACAGCTCATCAAGGAGAGCTCACAGGTCGCCGATATCTCCGGCTTCCAGAACGTGGCTTTCCCCATCGTTCGTCGAGTGTTCGCTGGCCTGATCGCCAACGAGCTCGTTTCCGTGCAGCCCATGTCGCTGCCGTCTGGCCTGATCTTCTGGCTTGATTACCGGTATGACACTGTGAAGGCAGGTGATAAGTCGAAGGATTTCGCCGCTGGCGGATCGCTCTTCGGTGACCGCAACTCGCTCGCCGATTCGAAGGGTGAAGGTTCGTTCTACAACCTCGCCACTGCGTATTCACAGAGAGAGAAGATCACCACCGCTTCGTTCTCGGCTTCGATCGCGACTGCTTCGCTCGTCGACATCGGTTACGACCCTGCTCTTTCGGCTTCGATCGTCAACGGCACCGTCAAGACGATGACTGTCTACGGCGCTTATGTCGCTATCGCCGGTGCTCCTGACGCTCAGACAAGCACATCTGACATGAAACAGTGGGTCGTTTGTTCTGGGTCTTCGACTTCTCAGAGCTCTTCGACTGACGGCGTTCCTTCACAGATCACGGGCGTCACCGTTGTTCGTAGACACACTGTCAGAAGCGGCAACAACCTCAAGTTCGTCCTCGACACTTCTGACGTCGGTGGCGCTACTCCAGAGACCAACACTGGTGTCAAGGTCTCGTACATCGTCGGTTCGCAGCTGCACGGCGGAACTTCGGGTACCCTCACTCTTCCCGAGTGGGAGACTGACCTGGGCACGTCGCCGATGCCTGTCATCCCTGAGATTGACTTCCGCATCGAGAGTCAGGCTGTCACGGCTAGCGGCCGAAAGCTGCGCGCCAAGTGGACTCCTGAGCTCGCGCAGGACCTCGCCGCTTATCAGAACCTCGACGCTGAAGTCGAGCTCACTCAGATCCTTTCTGAGGCTCTCGCGCTTGAAATTGACCGCGAAATCCTCGGCGAGCTCCTCTACGGTGGGACGGGTGGTGCTTATCACTGGTCGCGTAAGCCTGGCAACTTCCTTGACTACGAGACTGGCGAGACTGCGACTGGCGCTTCCTTCACCGGTACTGTTCGTGAATGGTACGAGACACTGATGGAAACTGTCATCACTCTCGCGAACACCATCCATCGCAAGACGCTGCGTGGAGCTGCTAACTTCATCGTGACGAGCCCTGACGTTTGCTCCATCCTCGAAGCTTGCTCGCTTTACAAGCCGGTTGTTTCGCTCGACCCGCAGGAGACGATGTTCACCATCGGCACTGAGAAGGTCGGCACGCTTAACAGCAGGTTCACCGTGTACAAGGATCCGTACTTCCCGCGGAACAAGATCCTCGTCGGGTACAAGGGCAGCACGTTCCTCGAGACTGGGTTCGTGTACGCTCCGTATGTGCCTCTCATCGTGACTCCCACAATCTACGCTCCCGAAGATTTCTCGCCTCGCAAGGGTGTGATGACTCGGTACGCCAAGAAGATGGTTCGCTCTGACTTCTACGGCACTATCACCGTCCACGACATGAGCGTCATCTAAACAAAATCAATAGGTTTAAATTCCTATAAAGCAACTGGGACCAATCTCTTGGTCCCTTTTGCTTTTTGCGTGCTATAGCAACATCGTGAAAAGTGTTGACGTCGTTCCACCATCTTCTCGTCTCTTCTAATTAAACGTAGGATTGTTCCCTTAAAGGAGAGAACTAAATGACCCCGAAACTTTCTAAAGTGTTTTTGATTAAAGAGGCGCGCACGTGCGCTGAAGGTGGAAACAAGGAAGAGAACGACATCGAAGTCAAGGCCAAGGACGCTCATATCGACGTCGTCGGTCCTGAGGCTGAACATGACATCGACGAAGCTGCTCCGAAGCTTGATCCTAAGCTTGAGAAGATCGTCGACGATTACGCGAAAGTTCTCACGATGAAGGCCGGTATCAAAGGAGTTGATCCCAAAGCGCTTGAACGTATCAAGGACGTCCTCCGCGAGTTCTCTGTTCAGATCGAAAGCGCAGAGGGTGAGAGTCCGAGCGAAATCGAGGCGTAACACGTGATCTCGATTCGCCACGTCTTTGTGATCCGCGAAGACGCCAGACAACCTGGCGAGATCGTTTTCGCTCTCAAGGACGCTGCGAACAAGCGCGAGAAGATTTCTCTCGTTTTTCCTGACGACGAGTCAGCTTCCAACTTCATGGTCGCTGCCAAGAAGGCTGGCTTCGTTCCAGACAAGGACTTCGAACAAGGCGAAGAGCAAGACGTCGTCGACATCGACACTCAGCACTTCGTCAGTCGAGGATTTGCCAAGGCTGTAGGAGACTTCATGCAGAAAGAGAAGGGCTACGTCAGAGCAAATCGAAACTTCATGTCTTCTCCATTGACTGGCGACGACACGAAACCAGCAACTCCTCGGTCGCTCGCCAAGGAAGCTGTCGGAGAGCGTAGGTCTAACGAGATCGTTTCCACGCTCAAGAACAACTCTCAGCGTGGTGAGCCAACGACTCTCGCGTTTCCTGACGACAAAGTGAGAGACGCTTTCTGCGCTGCTGCTGAACGTGCAGGCTTCAAGAAGTGGGATGACTTTTCTCCCGAGTCTGAGTCAGTCGAGATCAAGACAAGACGTTGGGTTCAGCGCGGAATGGAGAAGAAGATAGCTGAATTCCTCGACAATGTTGACGGTGGCCTGGCGATTGATCCGAGGGCCGCTCCGACCTCTAAGAGCTTCTACAGATAAGGAGTGGTATAACTATGCCGTTTGATCCGATGAAGACGCCGACGCCATTCGGAGTGTTCGACGCTGACGTCCAGTTTCAACACGACGCTGATGCCATGGTGGACTTCGTCCGTCGTAAGTTGGGCGCTCCCGTGATGAAGGCTCACATATACGAGAACCAAGTGTACGCGTCGTTCGAAGAAGCGTCTCTCGAATACAGCGCGATAGTCAACTCGTATCAGGCGAAGTCAGTGCTAACGACGTTCTTGGGCGCGCCGACGGGGTCGTTGCAAGGGTCAGAGAACAAGTACGTCATCCAGAACTTGGAATTTGAAAACCAGATGGCAGAGCCGTATGGCGACGCTGGTCCGTTCACCGTGAACACTTCTACGAAGATGTACAGCGCGTCGATAGACTTGTCCATAGGCCAACAGAAGTACGATTTGGATGCGTTGCTCACCACACATTCGTCAGGTTCAGGAAGAATAGTAATTAAGAAAGTGTTCCACTTCTCTCCAGTGTCTGCTTACAGGTTCTTTGGAACGACGTCGGGTCTAAACTACTTGAACAATCAGTTTGGCTTCGAGTCGTACACGCCAGAGACGATATTCTACCTCTTGCCTATTTGGGAAGACATCCTCCGCGGGATGCAGTTCAAGTCGTCTAACAACGTCAGACGATCGAACTATAGCTATGAAATCAATAACAACGTGTTGACTCTGTACCCTCCTCCGACTAACAACATCCCGTTGTGGATAGAGTGGTGCTACCCTTCTGACCCGACTAAACCGACAGTGATCAGCTCTGTCTCTGGGTCAACAGTGGAAAACCCGCGTTACAGCGGCGTCTCTAACTTGTCTAACATCCCGTTTGGAAACATAGTATATTCGAACTTGAATTCTATTTCGAAGACGTGGATAAGAAACATGACGTTCGCTTACGCGAAAGAGATAGAAGGACAGATCAGGTCGAAGATGGCGACCATACCAATTCCTAACGGCGATCTGACGTTGAACGGTCCTGAGCTCATAGCTGACGCTAGAACGACGCAAGACAGACTTCGCGAAGACTTGAAGGCGATGCTTGACAGCATGACGTACGACAAACTAGCTACCATAGAAGCTGAGAAAGCTACTGCGTTGGCTGAAGTGATCAAGAACGTCCCTCTCGGAATCTACATCGGGGCCATACCTGTTATAATTATTGGACAATTTTTGCTTGATATGTTGAACAAACACGGAGCGACGATTGTCTCGTAAGTTCGTAACTCACGCTGAGCTTGACTTCATCGATTCAATCGATAGAGAGCTAGTTCAAAGCGTCACTGGCGAAGAAGTTACGTACTACGCTATCTCTCTAGAGAAGAGCAGCGTGCACTCTCTCTACGAAGAAGCGATAGAGAAAGTGTGGGAACCTCCCGTCAAGATCAACGCGCGTATCTTGTGGGACAACACGCAGTCGACTACGACGAAGTTTGGCGTCGATTCGAAATACCCGACAGAAGTTTACTTCCACAAGAACGAGTTGGACGAGCGCAACGTTTCTCCGAAGGAAGGCGACTTCCTCGAAATTGGCGGCGTGTACTCAGAGATCACGTCAGCGACGACTCCTCAGATAGTGTTCGGACAATTGAACGAACGTCTGCAAGTCAAGTGCGTTTGCGTTCCTGCTCGCGAGGGACAGTTCACCGCGGGAGGCAGAAACTCAGAAGGTATAGACAACTCTCACCCGAGAAATTGCGAGTGCTGTAGCTGCGAAGAGCGTAGATACAAAGAGTGGGCTGAAACGCAACACTAAACGAAGGGATTCGAATGAACAAGATGTCACTGATCGTCGCAACGCTTTTTCTTTCTTCGTGCTGTCATGTCTCCGTTTCTGAAAATCAGCGAGACATCAAGTCGACTGTGTTCTTGAGCACGGTCAAGACGCTGAAATTCACTGGAAAGCTCGCGGAGAAGTTCAAAGACGTAAAGATAAAGTCGACGTGTTCGGGAGTGGCGATATCTACGCACAACGTTCTGACTGCTGCTCATTGCGCTTCTACGCTCTTACCAACATCACTGTCAGATCTAGGCGTCACCGTTGATGACGTGAAAATGAAATTCTTGAATTTTTCTGGTTCTGTCGTGTGCGAGGCGACGCTCGAAAAGATAGACAAAGAAAACGACTTGGCGTTGCTCAAGACAGATTGCGATCTCAAGAACATCGCAGCTGTCGCATCACGCGACGCAGAAGCTGGATCTGAAGTCACGAACATCGGATATCCTGACGGTGTCACATTTCCAGTACTGACTTCTGGATTCGTGACAGTCACTTTTGACGACAGCGTTCCCGCTGTCGGAGGAAGGCAACTCGTCTCAGCGCCAGTAGTTGGCGGTTCAAGCGGCAGTCCAGTGTTTCAAGACGGTCGAATCGTCGGAATAGTCTCTATGGCGCACGAAGGATACGAACATATGGCGTTCATCGTTTCAGCCACTACGATCAAGAAATTCTTGTCACGGTGACGCTTGAAGGTCTGAGTGGGCCTACTTAGAAAGGCCAGGAGATATACATGGACCCTCGACCAAACTATCAGAACGTCACTATAGAAGACGTAGACTATACTTTTGTGTCCAAGAATGATTTTATTTCGTCTAACTGCATTTACGGATATCATGATCCTGAAACTTTAAAGATTCGTTACATCGGCAAAACAATAAATGGCAAAAATAGAATATTTGATTTCAAACGTCACGAATTTGCCCACGTTGGCAATTGGCTTAAAAGCTTGAAATACAAAAATCTTGAACCTAAAGTTAGTATTCTTGCTGAATTTAATAATTCTGAGTTTGTTAATCTTTACGAGATAATGTTCATAAGCGAATTGAGAAAACGGGGAGAAGACTTAACGAATTGCACTCTCGGTGGTGATGGTAGTGGAGGAACAAAGTGGTCCATTGAAACAAGACAAAAAATGAAGCTTGTCAATGAACGTCCCGATGTCAAAGCAAGAAAAAGTGCTGCGTCAAAAATATCTCAAAATCGTTTAGACGTAAAAGAAAAGATAAGCATTTCTACCAGGATCGCGCTTAGTAAACAAGAAGTAAAAGCAAAAATGAGTTTATCGCATATTGGTAAAAAACATTCTGCAAAGTCAAAAGCAAAAATGAGTATTACTCAAAAGCGAATCAAAAATTTGTCAGAAGCAAAAGCAAAAATGAGCTTAATTGCAAAAGTTTTTAATGCAAGACCAGAAGTTAAAAGAGTCAACTCGCTCAAGCATAGAAAAATATCAGACGACAAAGCAAATGAGCTCGTTGAAGAGTGGAAAAAATCTCGTTTAACTGAATCCGCTTTTTACGATTCTCATCCAGAGTTGAATGTTTCGAAACAGACATTACATCGTTATTTGGTGAAATATGCAACAATATCCTGATTATCAAAATATTACTATCGAAAGTATCGATAAGGCTGTAGCGGCATGGTTTGATCTGACAGTAGACGCACACGTGAAGCAACCGAACGGCGACAGGAAGAAAGTCGTTGTGAATTGGTCGTCTGGAGAGCGATGGGTCACTTCTAGAACTAAGAGGGGTGTCAGAGATTCGAACGGCGTCCTGATCCTTCCCATAATATCCATAAGACGTTCGAACATAAATCCTGAGCCTAGCATGGGAGCGCTGGGAGCAGAAACTGCGAACATCGTCTTCTCGAAGAGGATCTCGCAGAAAACTAACGACTTGATGAATCTAGAAAAGCTTAGACCTCTGTCTCAAAGATCATTGAACAAACCTGTCGTCTATGAAGTGTTCTCGATTCCGTTTCCAGACAAGAACAAGATAACTTACGAGTTGCAGATACAGGCGCAGTACATATCTCAAATGAATTCGATCCTGGAGAAGATGTTCAACGAACTAGACATAGGAAAGTCCTTCGTGGCTGAGTTCGACAACCCGGGCAAACATCCGCAGATCGGAGTCGAGTTCGAAGACAGGAAATCTCCCGGCAAGGCTTACGTCGTTGGTTTCTTCGACTCGACCATAAACGACGCTGGCAACTTGGAAGAATTTACTGATCAAGAAAGAATAATAGCGTTCAACACTTCGTTCACTGTTCCTGCCGTCCTTCAGTTAGACCCAGAGGGAGAGAAACCAGCCGTGAAAATGGAACGAACAGCCTTCAATCTGAGATTCGTCGATGAAGAAGTTGTGTTTCTCGATGACTTAGAAGAAATAGAAAAGATCTTTGGAAGCTAATTAATACGCGTTTTTGCGCTTTTGAGTTTTTCGCGACATAGTTAATCTCGAGAAGCGTCGTCATGATTTGACGACCCGACACGTTTTCTTTGGAGATTAACAAACATGGCTCAAAAATATGGTTCACCTGGAGTTTTCTCTGAGGAAAACGACGTCAGTTTTCTTTCTCAGGGTACTGTCGGCACTGGCGCCGCTGTCATAGGCAGGACTGCTAAAGGTCCTGCGTTCGTTCCCGTCACTGTCGATGGCTTCGACGGTTTTGCTTCAGTCTTCGGTGACGTCGATACTTCGATGCAGATGCCGTATGCCGCGAAGAACTATCTGAAGAATTCTAACGTTCTTAACGTCGTCAGAGTGCTCGGTCACGACGACGGCACTTCGACAACGAACGGATACTTCGTTGATCAGATTTCTGGTATCACCGACGCTGACGTCGGACAGGTCCTCGCGATCGTTCATCACACTGGAAGCAAAGAATCTTTGTCTGTCGTTGGAGTCGCTCTCGACGCTAACAAGTTCGTCGTGAAGCTCACTGGTTCGGCTGGAGTTCTGTTCGCAACTACTGCGTCGTTCGCTCCCACGTCTCCCGATTACATCCAGAAAGTCATGAACACTGACCCGACGAAGTATGATGTTTATGGTCACTATCTCTACGAGATGTACAAGTGGGCAGTTCCTTCTGCTTCTGCGTCGTGGGGTCTCACTGAGATAACGGGTAGTACGACTGACTACAGGAAGAACTTCACTGGAGCTTCTACTCCTTGGATCAAGTCGCAGCCTGTCGGTGGTCAGGAGTTTAATCTTTTCAGGTTCCACACTCTCGGACACGGTAACTCTGCCAACGACGACGTGAAGGTGGAAATCGCCAACGTCAAGTCTTCTCCTTCTCCGCTCTCTACTCCGTACGGAACGTTCGACGTCATAGTGAGAAACTTCTTCGACACAGACCAGAGAGTTGAAACAACGGAGACATTCGTTGGATGCACGCTTGATCCTGACTCTCCCAACTACATCCTTCGCGTCATCGGCGACCATCAGGAAGTGTTCGACACGACTCAGAGGAAGTTCGTTGGTTCTGGCGACCACGAGAACAACAGCAGGTTCGTTAGAGTCGAGTTGGACACGACAGTCGACGCTCCCGACGAATCTCTGCCATGGGGACACAGAGGCTACGCGAAAGAGTCGTTTGCCACGGGCAGCAACATTTCAGTTGTTCCCGATCTCCGTCTCACACCTAACCAGATAGACAGAGTCGGAAACATCGACACTAACATCTGCTGGGGAATTTCGTTCGTCAGCGGCTCTGTCGAAGAGAGGATGAAGGCAGATCCTATTACAGCAGTACTTGGTGCAGACGCAGACTTCTCGCTTTCGTTCCTCAGCGCGAGTTACAGAAACGGCAAGCAGGTTTGGAATTACGTTCCCACTCTCGCCGATAGCTTGAAATACGCTGGAGTTTATGCTTCGTCGTCGATGCACAAGTTTGTCATGCCGTTCCAGGGTGGATTCGACGGATTTGACGCTAGAGTGTCTGATCCAACTTATATCACGAACAGCGCTGACGACACTGACATCGGTGTCGTTTCTCTCAAGAGAGCTATAGACACCATATCTAATCCTGACACTGTCGATATGAACATCGTCGCAATTCCAGCGGTGCACAACATCAAGGTGACTGACAACGCTAGACAGATGGTCAACAACAGAAAAGACACTCTGTACGTCATGGATGTCACTGGTTCTTCTGTCGCTGAAGCTGTCGACCTCCTCAAGTCTAGAGAAATCGACGACAATTACACTTCGTGTTACTATCCTGACCTGAAGATGAAAGACAAGAAGAGCGTCAAGATCGTTAGGGTCGCTCCGTCTGTCGCTGTCCTCGGCGCACTCGCGTTCTCTGACCGCGTCGGTCATCCTTGGTTTGCTCCCGCTGGTCACAACCGAGGGGGACTCAACCAGTTCGACGTGTTCGACGTAGCTGATCGCTTGAACGTCGACGATCGCAACCTTCTCTATGACAACAGGATCAACCCGATCGCCACGTTCCCTGATGAGGGTATCGTGATCTACGGACAGAAAACTCTCCAAGTCAAAGCTTCTGCGCTTGACAGAGTCAACGTTCGAAGACTGATGATTTACGGGAAGAAAGTCGTTGCCAAGGCCGCTCGCGGTCTTCTCTTCGAGAGTAACAACGCCGCCACGTGGCAGAAGTTCACCAAGAAAGTCAACCCGATCTTCGAGCAGATCAGGCAGGACCAAGGAGTTGAGCGTTTCAAGATCGTCATGGATTCGACGACAAACACCGCCGAACTCATCGACAAGAACATCATGACTGGTAAGATATTCTTGCAGCCCACGAAATCTGCAGAATTCGTCGCAGTCACGTTCACGATCACCAACGCTGGAGTTTCTTTCGGCGAATAACTGAATGTTTCGCACGGCGGGCGACTCCAACGAGTTTCCCGCCGTAGCTTTGTCTGCCGCAAAGAAAACTTCGCGATTGACATAAAACTAATTTCGTAGCTAATTTTATTGAGAGAACGTCCAGCGGACGTCATTCAGGAGATTTAACATGGCCGAGATCCTCGAAGTTAATCAGATGCTCGCTAACGCTTACGAGCCCAAAAGAAAGTTTAGATGGCTGCTTCAGATAGACGGCATCGACGCGTTCACGCTCAAGACTTCTGCTCGTCCCAAGGCGACTTTCGAAGAGACAGTGATCGATTACGTGAACACGAAGAGATACCTCTCTGGGAAGATGTCTTGGAACCCAATGCAGGTCGTCATGTACGATCCCATCGCTCCTTCTGCTGCCATGAAGATCATGGACTGGCTGCGACTGAACTACGAAGCTGCTACTGGACGAATGGGTTACGCCACAATGTACAAGAAGGACGTCTCTCTCAAGCTTCTCGATCCTTACGGCACCGTCGTCGAGCTTTGGGACGTCAAGGGAGCTTGGGCTCAGGACATCGACTGGGGCGATCTTGACATGGCTTCTAGCGACGCGACTGAGATCACTTTCCAGATGCGCTTCGATAACGCTGTGCTGGCGTTTTAAACGTCTGACTGAGGCGACTTGAATGGGCTACTATCCAAACACAACGTTTCTCAATCTGGAGATTCCAGACTGGGCCGACGTTTCCAAGAATGATTACGCAAGCGAAGTCGGTCTTGATCAGCAGCTTTCGTCTTCGCTGTCGATCATAGACGAGTTTTGTGCTGGAATCGGCACTGGCTCGATAGGACCTCCGGGCCCCAGCGGTTCAGCGGGTCCCGCGGGCCCAAGCGGTTCGATCGGTCCCGCTGGTCCGAGCGTCTGGGGCGGTATAACAGGAGACTTGTACGGTCAGACTGATCTCAGCTCTTCGTTGACTGCCGTCAGTGCCTCAGCTAACTTGTCGCAAATTGCAGGTCATTCTCTCTACGTCGACAATTTTAGAGTCGACTCGTACGTAGAAAACGGTTCTGTTGCCAAGCCTTTCAAGACAATCCAGGCCGCCATAGACAGCGTCACGAGTCCAAGTGCAACTGCTCCGTATACCATAAACGTCTCTGCGGGTTCGTACACAGAAGACGTGACTGTCGATAAACCGTACGTCGCGATTGAAGGTGAAGGAAGCTGGGCGACTTTCATTAATGGCGTGTTTTCGATAACGCCAGACGGGTCACCGTGGAACACGAATATCTCAGACGTTGGCTTTCCAGTCGGTTCTTTCACTATAACTGGAAGCAACGTGTCTGGTGCAAACGTTCCTAGAGTTTACTTACACGACTTGAGGATAGCCGTTCCTTTCGTAGAATCAGAAGACTCTACAGCGGGTTCTATCATAACTTATGCTTATGACAGCATGTTCACTAGCACGATGTTGTTCGAAAAGGGTTCAAGCGCTTGGTTATACGGGTGCCACGGCACTTCTGCAGCAATGACAATTGACGCTTCTCCAGTTCAGATGTACGGAGGTTCGACTCAAGCGACGATCACGTTGCAAGGAACCGACGCGTACTTGATGCTTGAATACGTCGGAGAAAAGGTCGGTGGAACGAACTTCAACGTCGTGTTGCTCGATTCTTCCAACTGGGTAGATGTCGATTCTGACACTCGTTCACTCATGACTGTGACTAACACTGGCGGAGGCACCGTCTTCGTTTTTCCTTCGAGCGAAGCTGAGAAGCTTTCGACTGCGAGAACGATAAACGGCGTTCCTTTCGACGGCACTGCAAACATCACAATTTCAGGTAGCACGACTTGGGGCTTTATCTCTGGTTCTCTGTACGACCAGACAGACATCAGTTCGTCTCTCGCCAGCAAGATAACGACGGGAAGCAACATAACTGTGAGTGACGCCGTAGACCCCGCCATTCAAGTGCTTTCAGCTCCAGGAGGGACTCAATACTTCAAGATTGGTTCTACTGGTGGAGTTACTATCAAGGCGCTTGTCGGCAATCACTTGACGATCAAGGATTCTACTGAAACGTATACGCCTTTGGCTGTCGGAAGCGCAGGCGAACTTTTGATCAAGGCGATAACTGGAAATCACTTGACTGTGAAAGACTCAAGCGGAACTTACACGTTGTTTTCCATAGATTCTGCTGGGAAAGCAGTTCACACTGCAGTCGTCGGTGACCCTCTCACTGTAAAGACATACGGTGGCGCGACGTTGGCCTACATCGACGCGACAGGAAACTTAAGCGCGTCTAACGTCAGCGGAGTAAACACGGGCGACCAGGATTTGTCGAACAAAGCGAATCTCTCTGGCTCTCAGACGTTCGTCGGAGGTCAGCGAGCGGCTTACACGACTTTAACAAACGTCGCGGGCACGATAGCAGTCGACTTGTCGCTCAACAACAACTTCGTGTACACTATAGCTGCTACTGGAACTCTCGCGGCCCCGACTAACGCAGTCGCTGGACAGTCTGGCATCTTCGAGATAAGCATAGACGCTGGGACTCTGATTCTCGATTCGTTCTGGAAAGTGCCTAGCGGTTCTGACGTTACTTTTACCACGACTTCGGGAGCGCTTGATACTCTCGTGTACAACGTCAGGTCTAATGGAACTTCTGCGATTTGCAACTTGCTCAAAAACATCGGCGGATAACTTGTTCGCGTCATTGATGCTCATCAAGCCAAAGCCTGTTTCAAGCGCTCCTGCTCCAACTCTTCTGTCGTTGACAATCTATCCGTTGCTCGTCATACAAGCACCTCCGGATTATCAGCAGCTGACAGTCATAGGAACGTACAACGACAGCTCGACTGCTGACATAACGACTCAGTGCACGTTCACGAGTTCTAACATAGCACGCTTGGCTTTTGACTCTACTGTAGGAAACGCTCACATGCTTAGTTTTTTGAGCGCAACGGCTACTGCTTCTCTAGGAGCAGTGTCTAACACTAGAGTATTCGCTCCAGGAGAGTAAAACCATGTTCGCGTCTCTGATGCTACTGAAACCAAAGCCAGCTGCTGCGCAATTAAATCCTTTATGCGATGGGCTGGTATCTTACTTCAAGATGGATGATAATTCATACGAAGAGATTAGCAGCGCTTTTGGAACTGACACGAATGTCGTATATGACGTGTCGTATGGCAAAATCAATCAGGGCGGCTTGTTTGATGGTTCGACTAGCCAAATCGTCACTTCAGTTTCTCCAAACGTTCTCGGTGCAACGCCTAGAACTTCAAGCGTGTGGATAAAAAGCACGAAGTCTGGTGGTGTGTTCACGGCAATGCCGATATTCGGTTACGGCGGCGCGATGCCAGGCCAAATGTGGGTTCCAACCATACACCACATGGAAATGGGTGGACCGGTCGTAGAGACATTCGTGCTAGACTTAGGCGGCCAGATAATGACGGGACCAGTGATAGTTGTCATGGGCTTGTGGCATCATGTAGTCTGGACGTACGACGGTGTAAACACAACGTGTTTTCTAGACGGTGTTTCTTGGACACCGGCAGCTGCTTCGCCTGACACTGCGAGCGGCCCAATCGTTATTGGAAAAAGCATCATAATGATGGACAAATTCACTGGTTGTATAGACGAAATCGCTTTGTGGAACAGAGTTCTGACGTTTACTGAGATAACGCAGTTATACAACGCAGGCGCCGGCAAACAATATCCTTTCTAGAGAAATAACAAACCATGTTCGCTTCTTTGATGCTCATCAAACCAAAACATGCTTCAAGCGCTCCCGTTCCAGTTCTTTTGTCCATCGCAGTCACTCCCAGCCCTTGCCACATGGGATCAAACAGCAGCAGACAGTGTACTGCCACAGGGACGTACGACATCGGACCGACTCAGAACATAACTACATCGTGCACTTGGACGAGCTCTGTACCTGAGAGGTGGACTGTGACTGAACACGGTGGTTTAGTTCATTCGCCGAGTTCTAACCCTGGGGCGACAATAACGGCGACGTTGGGAGCCATCTTCGGAACGACGTTCGCAGCCGTAGGCGAGTGACGTGTAACAGAAATAAAGCGATTTGATGTCCTACTTATCATTGAAGAATTTCGTTGTCGAAAGGACTATCAATGTCAGAAGAAAAAGTTTCGCTTTCTAAGAACCAGCCAGCTCCAGGCGACAAAGGTTTTGTTGTTCCAGCTGCGTCAGTTCCGCTTCCTAGCATGGGTTTGATTTATCCGTCAGATTCTCCGCTCGCTGGGAAAGAATTCGTCGAAATCAAGGCGATGACTGCTCTTGAGGAAGACATCTTGACTTCTCAGGGTCTTTTGAAGAACGGCACAGTGCTTGACGTTCTGATGAAAGCGTGTCTGATAGACCGCTCCATAGACGTTTCTACTATGATCGCAGGAGACAAGAACGCGATCTTGACTGCTATTCGCATCACTGGCTACGGTCAAGAATACGTCATCGAAGTGGAGTGCCCGTGTTGCGGGAAGAAGAGCAACTATGAGTTCGACCTAGCACAGATTCCAGTTAAGCGACTCGGCGTTTTGCCGAAGATCCCAAACACTAACGAATTCTATTTTCAGCTGCCAGTTAGCAAAGCACAGATCACTTTCAAGCTTCTAACTGGCGCAGACGAAAAGGACTTGTCTGCGATGTTGTCGAAGCTCAAGAAGCTTGGAAACGAAGGTCTTGTGACAGCGAGATTGACGTATCAGTTGCTGTCGATAAACGGAGAAACAGACAGGAGCAAGATTTCTCAGCTTGTCAGGTCGATCCCGGCACGCGATTCGAAGGAACTCAGGAAGCACATCGAGAAGATTTCTCCCGGTGTCGACATGAAACAACTGTTCAAGTGTCCTTTCTGTACTGAGGAGTCGGAGGTGGACGTCCCGATGACGACTGAATTCTTTTGGCCTTCGGCCTGAGGACGCTGAGAATGTTCTTGAAGAGCTTTTTCAACTCAAGGAGTACTGCGACATAGGATTCAACGAAGCGAAATCTATGCCGATTGTCGTAAGGAAGTGGTGGATCAAGAGAAAGAGCAGAGAGTTAGAAGAGAAGAAGCAGAGAGACGAAAAGCGTGGCAAATGACATCCCGAAGATACCCAGGAACGTAAAACCAGAATTGGAGGCCATCAACAGCCTCCTAACTGACATGTCTGCCAAGCTAGTCGCGATTCAGAAGCTCGACGTGATTCCAATCGACGTCAGAGTGTCTGGACTCAACAAGATAGAACAACTCGAAAAGAATATCAAAAGCGCTGCTCGCGTGAACTCTCAGTTGGCGAAAAGCTTGGGTGAACGCGCCAAGGCCGAAATACAGTTGAGCAAGGCCATAAAGGACACCAGAGACAAGATAAACGAAGTCAGCGCCGCGCAGAAGCGCTACAACCAGCTGAAGAACAAGAAGCTGACTAAAGACGAGCACAAGGAGTGGAGGCGTCTCACCAAAGACAACGTAGATTTCGGGAAAGTGATAAAAGATCTGAATAAGGATCTTGATATCCAGCAAACCCAAGTGAAAGGGTTGAGCAGCGCGACAGGAATGTTCGCCAAGGTCGTCGCGAACCAAGCTCTAGCTGCAGTAGACAAGCTTGGAAAGTCGATGACTGTTCTAGCTTTTGACTCTTTGCTGTTCACTTTTGAGAAGATCAAGGACGCGTTCTTGAAAGTCTACGATCTGTTTGAACGAACAACAAAAGCAGTCGGACAGTTCAATTTGGCGATGGGCGCGTCTACGAAGGGTCTGTCTGAAACTCGCAAGGAAGCGTGGAAGGTTGAAGGCACGTTGAGGTCGTTGACTGGCGGAGCTTTGGGCGTCGGATTGCAGATGTGGCAGGATACGTCGCTCGCGTTGGGGTTCGTCGGAAAGGGGTTCGACGACATCGCGACCAAGGCTACTTTAGCGGGCAGAGCGATAGGAATAGGCAGCGCTGCCGCAGGTGAGCTCTCCAGGACGTTCTACATGTTGGGCGAAGGCGCAGCTGACGTCGACAAGAACATGGCGATGATCTCTGACGCCGCGAACGACGCTGGAGTTCAAACGTCAAAGTTCAGCAAGAGCATCGTCGCCGCAAAGAACTTCATGGTCACGTTCGGCAAGGTCGGCAAGAAGACGTTCCTCGACTCAGCTGCCTTCGCTGAAAAGTTGGGCGTGTCGCTACAGTCGTTGCAACGTTTCACTGAGATGACAGACACGTTCCAGTCTACTGCAGAAGCTGCTGCGAAGATGAACACCGTCTTCGGCTCTAGCATAAACGCGATGGAGCTCATGCTCGAGCAGGACCCCAGCAAACGTCTAGAAACTGTCAGAAAAGCTTTCAAAGAACAGGGAAAGACTTGGGAAGGAATGAATCGTCAAGAGAGAAAGTTCTTCTCGCAGACGATGAATTTGACAGAAGAGGAAGCTGCGGGTGTCCTAAACAGTAATCTGACTCTAGAAGAATTCCAGAAGAAGCAAGTGGAAGCTCGTGCAGCTCAGGTCAACGACGAAAAGAAGATCAGGGACGCTCTGTCTAAGACCGCAGAGACTCTGTTCAACTTCGGACAAGCTTGGGACACTGTGACTGTGTCTTTGGCTAATTTGATCAAGCCGTTCTTGAAGGTGTTCGGTCTGATGAACGACGTCGACGACAAGGGGAAGAAGATGACGTTCGGTCAAGTCATGAAAGCGTCGTTCAAGACGTTGACTGACTTCATAGACAAGATGGCCAGCGACCCGAAGACGATGAAGATGATCTCTGGATGGGCGACAGACTTCAAGGACTTCGCCTTGAGAGTGAAGACGTTCGTCGACAGCGGAGAGCTCAAGAAGTGGGTCGACGACGCGATCACGGGCGTCGGCAAGATATACGGCGGCTTGAAGAGTCTCGTCGAAACTCTCGACAAGAAAGTCTTCACTGACGAGCACATCAAGATGGCGCACGACATCTTCGGATTCATCGCGAACAACATAGACAAGATCGTCGTTGGTTTCGGCGTGCTGAAGGGCGTCATGGGCGTTTCGACTGTCGTCGGCGGGCTCAACAGCACAATAAAGCTTCTAGGCGGAGAAAAAGGTCTCATCGGTCTGATACAATCTTCAGGCAAGCTGCTGTGGTCTACTGCTAGCAAGTTCGCGACCGCTGGCGAAGCGAGCGTGACAGCTTTCATGAACGTAAAGAAAGAACTGCCGGGGGTCGGCGGAACTTTTCAAGCTCTGAGAGCGAGCGTTCAAGCAGCGGGTGGAGCGCTGTTCGGTTCGTTGAACAACTTGTCGAACGCCGCAGGGATGTCTGGAAGAGCGATGCAGGCGGGTCTAGTCGCAGCTGCTGGCTTGGCTGGATGGGAGTTGGGCAAGTTCGTCGGAACTCTCGAAGTCGGCGGCAAGAGCATAAACGATTGGGTAGTCGTCGGATACGAGAAGATGAGCAGCTTGTTCGACAAGCTCTGGGACGCGATCAGGTACAGCACGTTCGGCAAGATGATCTTCGGCGAGAAGGACATGTCGACGAACCTCAAGGAAGCAGGGTTCACGGGCGAAGAGCAGGCCAAAGTGCTCGTCGAACAATTGAAGAAAGCTAAACTTGGTCAAGGCGACGTCGCTCAGTCTCAGCTTGTTAGCAAGAACGCGAGGTTGCTGTCGCAGTTCTCGCAGGGCGCCCTGAACGAAGAAGAGATCAGAAGCATAGTAGACAAGCAGTCGATAAGGTTCGCTGGCGAACGCGCGAACAAAACTCCCGTCGTTCAAGCGACGACTGTCAACCCTCCCGCAGCGACTGTAGCAAAACCGGCTGGAAACTCTGGTCCCGTTAACTACGCCGCTAAGACTAAGGACGCTGGCAAGCATAGCAAGGACGTGACGATAGTCGCTGGCGACGTGTTCTTGGACGGAAACTTGGTCGGACAGCACGTCGCCAGACACATATCGAGGCGGGCTTTGTCAGAATAACGAGGCGACTCACATGTCAGAGATAGAAGTCTTGATTGGACAGTTTTTGGTTTCTAGGGAACGAAGCCCAGACACCCCCGAAGATCCTTACGATCCGTTGAGAGAAAGCCCCATCGAGCTGATAGCACGCATGCCAGGCCTCGCACCGAAGCCCGCCGTCAAGGCGCAGCTCCCACTTCCTCCTGAGTTCATTGTACCTATCCACTCTCTTATGTCGTCACCACAGAACGTCGTCTTGAGCACTCCGTCTCCTTCCTCGCCTCCGTTGTCATTTGAGCCGGCGACAGGGCAAACAAACACGCTCGTCATATCGCCGACGCTGATTTATCCATCGAGGCTGCCTCCTCCGCTCGTGCCAGAGAAAACAAGCGAGTCAAGCGTTCCGTTTCCTCCGAAGTTCGTCGAGGGTCATCCGAGCGATCCCGTCAAACCCGTCAACGTAGAGTTGTCGAAGCACGACGACGTCCCAAACCCTCCGAAGTTCGTCAGACCCGAAGCGTCTTTCTTGGCTCCTCCCGCAGACGTCGCGTTGGCAAAGCCTTCCAAGGAAAACGTCGCTCCAGACTTCAAACAGACTTCTGGCTACAGCATAGACGGAGACACTTACTCTCCCATGATAGGAGTTTCAGATCCTGGTTCGTTGGCTGGTGATCCCGTGTTGTACGAGAGGCACTTGGAGAGGCTCGCTCGACTTGGTCCTGAAAAGTTGATCGTTCACGCGATGACGCAGAAGTCGTTGTTCGCTTTGAACACTTTCGGAAACATATGGAACCCGGCGCTGATCGCTCCGGTTCCAGGAAACGGCGATCTCTTGTTGCCTGCTTTAGACTTGCCAGCCGAAGGAACAGCACAGTTTCAAATTCAAGTCGGTTCGTTAGTAGACGAGGTCCTGAACGGTCGCGCAGGTTCTTTGACCAGCATGATGGACACTGGTCAGAACAAGATGGACGGTCAGCCGCGTTTGGCCAGGATGAAGAAGTCTGACGACCTTGTGAAAGCTTTCGACGGAGTCAGAAATTCTCTCGCTAACGGATCTAGCGTCGGCTCAGTCGATAGATTGACTGCCACGGCGTTCGCTGACGGGATCATTCCGATGAGAACGAAGGGCGAGAACGATCTCGGGTTCACGACGTTTAGAAAAGGACGGGGAGACCAGATAGACGACGACGACATGTACTTGCCGTTGTCTTTCACCGATCTCAGGCCGATCGGCGACACGTACAGGACAGTGTATTTCAGACCGTTGATAAGAGGATTGAGGGAGAGCTTGTCTCCTCAGTGGAACGAAACGAACTACATGGGAAGAGTAGACGCAGTGGCGACGTATCAGTCTACAGCAAGGAACATTTCGATAGATTTCGCGTTGGTCGCGTTTGGTCCTGAAGACGTGGTAACTATATGGCAGAAGCTTCACTGGCTCTCTTCCATGGTATATCCAGAATACGACAACAATCTAGTGATGACGTCAGGTCCAGTAGTCAGGTTGCATATAGGAGACGTTTTCAATTCGAACGGGCAAGAAGGAAGCAAGGGCATGCCTGGAATCATCAAAAGTCTTGACTTCGATTATTCTGAAGCGTTGTGGGAACTCAAGAAAGACTTCAAGCTTCCAAGAAACATAGAAGTTTCTATGACGTTCACTGTGCTGCACGACGTTCCCGTCGGCAGAGGGAAAGACGGCAAGTTTGGCGGTCTCGGCACTTTCGACGCATCGGGAAACTATTTGTCTACGATCATCGACAACATGACCGGTAAAAATGTCGTCCCAGTCGGTCAAGGGTTCTTTAGACGTTTCGGTGATGATTCGCAGCTTGACTACGACAAGATAACTGACGTGTGAGGTGAAACGTGGCAAAAGGCAGATATTCTGACACTCCGTTGCTTGACGGGAAGTCGTACAAGACGTTTTCAACTCCCGTGAGATCTGCGGGATACGTTAGATTGAATTTACTGGAAGGCGTCGAGACGTTTGATTACGACTACAAGGCTGGAGACAGGCTTGACCATCTAGCTGCGAAGTTTCTCGGAGACGATCAATACTGGTGGGTCATAGCTCTGGTGAATGACATATCTTATCCTTTCGCGTCTGGCGGGCTTGTTCCAGGAAAAACGTTGAAAATTCCGACAAGCGCACAAGATGTGCTTGACAAGATAATGAGATGAGCTACAAACCGCAAAAGTTCGCAGTGCTGTCTAACTCTGCGCCGCCTTCTAACGACGGTGACACGAGCGGCAAACCCTTTTACGCGTGCTCTCAGAAAGCGATTGAACTCCTCGAAGGAATAACTCCAGCTGAAAAAGCGCAAGCTGTACCTTACGTCACCATGTGGGAGATAGACCCGTCGACTGGGAAGGCGATGCACGCAAACTCTGACGGGTCGCCAAGACATCCGTTGAACATGACTTGGGTAGAGCCTCCTAAATTCGGTAGGTCGTTGTCGAGCGCCAACGAGAGATTCAGAGACAGGCCCCCAGTTTCGTTGGAAAAGATAAGCGTGAAAGTGGCGAATCCAAGAGGCATCATCTTGTACAGGACGCTTGAGATCACGTTTGTCGTCCACAGACCTGACGTAGTGTTCGACCAACACATAAGATCTGACGGGTCGCATGTCGGCGACGAAGACTCGTGGTCGTCACTCATCACTCCAGGACAAGCTTTTGCTTTGGAGTATGGTTGGTCTGCAAGCACGGGAGTGAGCAACGGGTTGCTTAACGGCGAAGGCTTCGTAGACAGGTCAAAAGGAATCGCAGTCCAAGGAAGAGAACAAGTAAGATTTTACGTCACGAGTTACAAGTTCAACTTGCAGACAGATTCGCAGATACGTTTTGCGATTCAAGCGTACGAGCTGGGAGAAAGCGGATTGAGACAAGCTTTCTTGGTACGCGATCCCAACGCTACGACGACTATAACGAAAGCTGGGAAACTAGTAGAAATAGACCCGTACGCTGACGGAGGTTCGCCCGTCAAAGCGCTGCTGAACAAGTTTCACGACGAAGTGTCTTCTTCTGGAAAGTTGTCAAAGAAGAAAGGCGTTGTCGACATTCCGTTCGGGATGGTCATAGACGTGATATTCGCAGACGCGATCAAAGACTCGTTCACGAGCTTAGGATTTGATTTCAAGGAGATGTTCGTCGGGTGCTTGAACGGCAGAGCGGGGAAGCCAGCTCCAAAATATTCTGCCGGTGCAGACGTGTCTAACAAACCGATATCTGACTTCACTTTTCCGCTAGACGACGTCGAAAAAGTGTTCAGAGATCTCATGAAGGCTGGCTCTAGACTGACTGTGTACAACTTCATCGAACCTTTTTTGAGATTGTTTTCGAAAGAATACGTCTGGGACAGGAAAGGAGAAGACAACAATTCGAATAGATCTATACCCGAGCTGATCATGAAGAGTGTGTCTAGGAGAAACAGAAGCGGCAAGATGGAAGTTTACTACTACATTTTTGACACGAAATCAGAATTCGTCAAGTTTTCTCCCGACGATGCGCAGAAGCTACCAAGTGAGATAGTGAGCAGGAACGACATAAAAAAAGCAGTGAACGACAAGGGAGTTCCGTTCGTTTCTTTAGTCAAAGGAAACTCATTCGTGCAAGACACGTCGTTTGAAGTTATACAAGACGAGCAGATGGCTGGCATCTTCATGAGACGTTACTTCGGTGACAAGAGTGTGAACAGGTCAGAAAAAGTTACATCTCCTGACGCAGCTTGGAAAGAAGACAGAGCGCCGGCTGTTCAGCAGATTTTTTCTCCCACTATTCAAGGACAGATAATCACGATAGGAAACTTCGTGTTAGACACGTTTGGTTTGATATGGCTCGACTTCGGTATAAGCAGGTGGGACGGTCCGTTCACGCTTTACGAGAAAGAAGACGTCATCCAACGTGGCAGCTTTGTAACGAATTACAAAGTGTTCTCCAGTTGCACTGACCCTCTTGGAACAAAGAGCAGGAAAGATTTTTAAAGCTTGCTGTTTCGTTGTACGATAGGCGCATATGAGTCTGACGTTCATCGACGGTTTCAGAGACAAAACTGGCAAGATAGAATTGTTTTCGTTTGACGAAAGTCTCAGACAAGTCAAACTAGACGCTGACGATTTCGTGGTGTGTTTTGACGCGAGAAAAGCCGTAGAACTTGTTAGCAACGAAATAGTTTTCGACTTGAAGATGTTGCTAGACATAGACTGCAGTCTGTCTTCGTTCGTCGAGAAAAGCGCGTTGGCGTGCAAGGACGAATTTTTGAAACACGAACAGAAATTTTCTGCGCACGCTAACGCTCTTCTAAACGCCAATGTAGATCTCGAGTCTATCTGTTTGGAAGAACTTTTGCCTAACGGAATGTTGTCGAAGCGTGCTAGCCTTAGGGCTGAAGCGATGCGCGAGATCTTGAGATCTGTAACTGAACACGACATAAAGCACTACAAAAACAGAATTTGGCCGTTGTTCAAAGTGATTTCACGAATGGAAGACGCGAAGATAAAAGTCGATGTCGAAAAGATATCTGTCGGTTTAAACGATTCGTCTCTAAACATGCATGAAACGAACTTTTTGAGAAGCATCAAGAGTCAAGAAAAAAACGGATTTGTAAAGTCTGCGATGAGTCCAGTAGGATCTAAGACGTGGAGAATAAGAGTCGAAAGTGGTTTCAAATGCATGTCAATTCCACACGGATTTTGCAGGAGCGTGTTGACTAGCAGGTTTGAAAACGGCAAGATATGTACTCTCGACTTCAACGCCATAGACTACAGATGTCTCGTAGAAGCTGTCAACGACAGCGACTTGACGAGATTTTACGCAGGCGTGCTGGATTTTCACGCCAGAACTGCTTCACTGTTCGGAGAAGTGACTCCGAAGCTCAGAGACGACATAAAGAAAATCACTTACGCTCACATCTATGGAGGAGCGTTGGACACGCTAAACGCGTCTACTGGCCTGTCACATTTTGAGCTTAAGGAAATGCTAATTAAGCTTGACAAATTGTTTGAACCCATAATTCGTTTCAGAAATGAATTGGTTGCAGAGTCAAAGAAAAACGGGTTTTTAGACACGCCAGGCTATCACAGAATAAAAATAGACGATGATTTCAGCCCTGGAAAAGTGATAGGACTTTACGCACAAACGTTTAGCAGCTTCGTGTTCGGAAAAGCGCTGTCTCGAGCCGACGAAATCGTTAGAGACATCAAAAGCAAGATGATTTTCACAGTGTACGATGAAGTCGTTTTCGATCTGCATCCAGAAGAAATTCGACATGCTTCGGATATAAAGAAAGAAATAGAAAAAACTACTGGATTCGTGACAAAGATGAAGATCGGAGAAAATTATGAAGACGTTGAGTGAACAAGATCTTGAAAAGAACATAAGAATTTTCAATGCGTTGATCGGTTCGATGTCTGAAAAAAGACAAGAAGACGTTAAGTTACTGATGGACAACATGCAAGAGCAATTTTTCTTGGCGCCGGCGTCGTCGAGAGAAGATTTTCACAATTGCTTTGCCGGAGGATTGCTGCTTCATTCTCTTAACGTCGTTAAGAACCTGAAGAAAATTTCAGCGTCTCTCGTGGGTTCAGAATATGATGATCAAACTCTCGCTTTTGTCGGATTGTTTCATGACTTGGGAAAAGCGGGAGACGGTGTCGAACCGTATTACGTGTACAACGAAAACGAGTATGGTAGGAAGAGAGGTTTTTTGTACGAGATAAACAAAAAATGTCAGATTCATTCCACTGAAGATAGAACGCTTTTCATTTTTCAGAGATTTGGAGTGTCACTCAACTCAGACGAATACCTAGCTCTCAAGTTGTCAGACGGTCAATACGTAGAAGCCAACAAAATTTACGGGATGAAAGAGTCGAAACTAGCTTTGCTGCTTCACTGGGCAGACCGCTGGTCGTGTGAGCAGGAGAGAACGTAGTTACTTGACGAAACATGTAGTTTTGTCGCAGCTCTCATAATTACAGTTAGACATCTTACGCCGGAGCACTTTGATGAAAATCAAGAAATCAGTTTTAGAAAACATGATTAGAGAAGAACTGATTAAACACACGATGGAACTGTATGAAGCTGAAAAGAAAAGCGATGTTTCTGTAGTAGACGCTAGCGACGAGAATGATCATGATGTCAATGACGACGGCGAGAAAGTAAACGACAAGCAGAAGTCTAAAGACAAGAAAAACGTCAATGAACCGGCAAAGAAGTCACCTGAAAAAGCTCCCGAAAAGAAGAAAGAGCTTCCCGTCAAGGACGAACCCGCAGACGATGATCTTGAGAAAGATGTCGCTGGATCAGAAGAAGACATAGAAGACGTAACTGGTGGCAAGATTTCGAAAGAGATAGTGGGAAAGACTATACAGTCGGTCACTGCTGAGCCAAAGAGCAAGATTTTGCCTGGTGCGCAAGAGATCAACTTGACTTTCAACGAGAGTCCCGATCCGTTGAAGATCTTGATAACTAACTCTGGTCAAGTAAAATTTTATTACAGAAATGCATTGCACAACGAATTATGAGAGGTAGACGTAGATGCCATTCGTGAGCAAAGCACAACGTGCGTGGATGCACATCCACGATCCCAAGATGGCTAAGCGTTGGGAAAAGCACACGAAAAAGGGAGCCAAGCTTCCTTATCACGTCAAGAAAGAAGAAAAAGACTTTTACGAAAATGTCGAAGACGGATTCGGAGAAGACGACAACCAAACGAAGCACTTGGGATTTGACGTCCAAGAGTTCAACGACGATCCGATAGAAGAGATGCCGCATCTTGAAGCCGACTTCAGCGCTGCGGGCAAACACTTCGAAGCTATCGATTTGCGCATCGAGAAGTATCCGATACCAGAGTCTGAAAAGAAACTTTTGTTCAAGGAGTTTTCTGAAACTGGCTTGGTAGGTGACTACAAGGGTGTCTTGCTTCATTTCAAGCCTGACTACACAGTCGAGATTACGAATCCGAAAGACGCGCAACGAATTCCGCGACTACCTGACGGCTGGGAAAAGTCGATGCTGTCAGTCTCTGAATCGAAAATTCCAGCCATGTCTACTGTTTTTCGTGTGACGAGGTAAAAACTATATGTCGAATACAAATTCAGATATCACGTTGTTGCTTTCTAACTTGTCCCAACGCATAGAAAACATGGACAACAGGATCGTGAATAGGTTCGACAAAGTCGAAGACAGGTTGGACGCGATCGACCGCACTCTTGTGAAGCAGGAAAACGTTTTGGAAGTTCACGTGAAAAGAACGAATCTCTTAGAAGAAAGTCTGAAAGAAGTCAACGACAAGGTGAAACCGTTAGAGATTGACAACGAACGTGCGAAGTTTTACTTCAAGCTGGCAACGAAGATATTGCTCGCAGGCGGAGCTCTCGGCGGCAGCGGCGTCGGTATCAAGGCGCTGCTCGGCATAATAAGCGGGTCTTGACATGGCTAGCTTCAACGTTAGATCGGGCAACGGCTCAGGCGCCGGAATGGGGTTTCGTGGAGGCAAGGGAAAGCCAGGGTACCCGCTTCCCGACGACATGAAGAACAACATCGAAGAGTTTGAGCCACAAGATCCCAACAACGCTGGATTTCCTGGCGTCATGGAGTCATTTGTCGACGATCTCGTTTCGTCAATCGCTTCGTCCATCGGCGTTGTCAGGAGAGATTCCAACAGAGACGTTGTTGGCCCTTCGCCGACGCTCGACGTTTTAGCCAAAGCCAACCTGGTAGATTTGATCGCTCCAGAAAAGGAAAAGTTCTTTTTCGCTTTGAAGATACCCGCTGACGTCGGCCAAAAGATTTCGTTGCCAGACGGAGAAGAAGTCGTAGACTTGCACGTCACTGTGGCGTATCTGAAGTCAGTTCCAGCCGAATTAAAGCAGAAAGTCGTCGAGATAGCGAACGAGCTTCTCGCGAAATACACTGAACGCACGTTCGAAAACGGCGCTCTTGGATTCAAAGTGAAGCTCGGTGGCATAGGAAGGTTCAGCGCTGATGAGACAGGAGGCACCGACGTCATCTACGCTTCAGTAGATTGTCCGACGTTGTCTGACATGCAAGCTGAGCTTACGATGCGTCTTAAGGAGATAGGAGTCGAAGCGAACGAAAGACACGGTTATTCTCCTCATGTGACTTTGAAGTACGTGAAATCCTGGGACACGTTGCCAATGATGAAAGGATTGGACGTCGCAGTTCATCGTCTAGAACCCATAGAGACGACGTTGGACAACTGGATCATAGAAGGCGTCTTGAGAGAAGCTGGCAAGTCAAAGCATTCTGTTGGCATAGGCAACGTCTTGGCGCAAAACGACGCCATTTTGAAGAAACACGGGTACGACGTAGCATCTGAGATGGGCCACGGCGGCCGTGGCATCGCGTTCAAGCTGAGAAACGGAAAAGTCCTGAAGATCACTGTCGACGACACCGAAGCTCGTTCTAGCAACGCGATCAAGGGCAAGTCGCTCAGACACGTGGCGAAGATCTTCGACGTGTTCAAGTTCAAGCAACCAGCAGAAGCTCAAGGCAAACACGATCAACACTATTACGGAGTCGTGCAAGAACTTGTCACAGACATGTCTGAGTCTGACAAACGTGATTTGGACGACGCTTTGGGCTGGTGCGGCGAAAACTTGGAGTTCCGTTGGATGTCGCTCGACGAACAGGCCGTGCAAAATCAAATTTCAGCTTGGGAGCAAGCACACCCTGGAAAAGAAGAAGAAGCAAAGTTGGCTATGAGGACGTTGTCGAAGTTCAGCGTGTTCGAGATGCTAGACGAGCTGAGAGAAAATCACATAGACTGGATGGATCTCAGCTCTGGCAACGTTATGAAACGCGGAAACGAGTTCGTGGCGATAGACTTGGGAGTTTCTGACTCTGAAGGACCTGAACCCGACGTGATCGAACGCGTCATGGAGAACGTCATCACGAATCTCGCAGAAGAGGTAGAATACGTTCTCGCTGACGACATCAAGAACGCGTTGGAAGCAGATAAAGAACTTCTCAAGAAACGTGGCATAACTGTCGGCAAAGAAATCGGCGAGGGTACAAGGGCGATCGTGTTCGACATCGGCGGCGGCAAAGTTCTAAAGGTCACAGAGGACGAGACTGACGCGTTGCTTGCGCTGAAAATCAAGAGCAAGAACCTCAAACGCATGGTAAAAGTGTTCGACGTGTTTAAGTTCGTGTATCGCGGCGGACAGCACTACGATCTTTACGGAATCGTGATGGAGAAGCTGACTCCGCTGACTGGTTCTGAACTAGGACCAAACAGCACTGAGGGCGAGGCTGGCGAATTTAATTCAGCGTATGCTGAAGACGATTTAGACGTACTTCAGAAGTTCAACTTCAACGACATTCAGAACGATCTCAGGTCTCTCGGAATAAGGTACAACGACTGGCACGGTGGCAACATCATGAAACGTGGTGACACGTTTGTGCTGTCTGACCTCGGCGGTTCATCTGTCAGAGGTGGAACTATCAAAGGAGTCGACGAAGCTGCGATTCCAAAACGTCTCGACGTCCATCCAGTCTTGACGAATTACGGCCAACAACTTCTGAGACAACACATCAAGATAGGAAAGATGTTGGGACACGGCGTGAGCGGAGTCGTGTTTGAATCTGGCCCTGGAATCGCGGTGAAGTTAACCACTGACTTGTCTGACGCGAAGACTAGCAACTTCGTGAAGGGCAAGAGACTCAAACACATAGTCAAAGTGTTTAACGTGTTTTACTTGCCAAAACAAGCTCAGCAAAAAGTCGATTGGTACTGCGTCGTCGAGGAAAAGCTTGCTCCTCTTCCAGACCAAGAGCTGTTCAAGTTGTCAAAGGGAATATCGTTCATACTGAACAAAACGTATTCGAAAGAGTTCAAGATCACCGACAACATATGGTCGCAAAGCTGGGAAGCCATAAAGGCGAAGGCGATGTCAAACGTCGAAGGAGAAGAAATAGCAGAAGCACAAACGCATTTTGCAGATCTAGAGAGCTTGGGCTTCGACGAGTTGATGAAAGAGCTGAAAAGCAACAGCATAGTTTACAGAGACGTCCACGTTGACAACTTCATGAAACGTGGGAAAGACCTCGTGCTTGTCGACCTGGGTGGAGACACCAAGTCGCCCGGTGCGTTACCGCAGCGTCTTGAGTCCATGGAATTGAACAAGAATGTGTTCGAAACCATTCGGCGCGTCGTCTGCGAAGCTAGGGCGGACAAGGTGGCCGTTACTATAGGTTCGTTTAATCCATTTCACCGAGGTCACGCAGATGTTTTGAGACGACTCGCGTCCAAGTTCAACAAAGTCGTGCTTATCGTCGACTCAGTCGCTCCAGCGCTTGACTTCGATTTGCAAAGTGAGATGATAAAGAAGTCGTTGCCTGACGTGATGTCGAAGTTCGAGTTGCACGAGAAGAGCGATCAAGGTCAAGAGTTCGCGCAGTTCGTGTCGAAGCTTGTTCACGACTCGAGTTCGACTGTGGAAGCAGACACTGCTGTCAACTTCGTCGTTCCGATCGATCTCGTAGACACGTTGAAGCAACAGCTGGAAAGACTCGATCGAGAAGACGGCGGTTTAGATCCTTCGCTCGCTTCAGTCGTGGCGCTCAACGACGCGAAGAACTACACAGACGTTGGCGGCGTCAAGGGATCTGAAGTCAAGAAAGCTTTGGTGTACGACAACAGACAAACGTTCAAGCGTTTCATGGACCCTCACCTCGTGTCTAACTCAGAAGACTTCGAAGACGTATATGCCAAGCTCAGGAACAGCGCGTTGGTGGAGAAAGTGGTAGAGAACGTCATCAACGAGATCGGTCCGTTCGTTGGATTGGGCAACGCTCACGTCGGTCAAAGCGCAGGATCTTCAGCCGTTTCTTCGTTTAAAAACAGCGTCGATCCGAAGTCAAAAGAGTTGTGGCAAAACCAATTAAGCAGATTGAGAATATTTGGGTCTGGATCTCTTCCGGAGGAAAAATGACAGTCAAGGAAAGTTTGCTTTTGCCGCCGCGTTACTGGATCCCGTTTTCGTCTAAGTCTGAAACGATCCCGTTCAGCTCTGTCAGGAGCGGGATAGGAGACGGCGAAGAAAAGGTTATCGCAGAGCTCGGAGCAAAACACGAAAAAACTGGTGGATACTCTTCTACGTTTGACTTGGTGATCGATGACGGCGTGACTTTGTCAACGAAGTGGGAAGTGAAGAAGATAAGCAGAAAGTCTGACGAAGTCAGGTCGGGCAGGGACGGAAAGAAAGCGATAGGTCATCTTACCGATGTTCTAAGGTGCTTCATCGTCGAAGCGTGCACGAACGTCAGATTTTCTGAAAGCAAAACGTACGCTGGCTTCGAGCGCGATTTTGTTCTTGTCGAGCTCGAAAAGATGAAGTTGTCGCTTCTCATCGGAGAATTTTCTGCAGGAGCGTTTTACGGCAGCAAGAAGTACCCGATCGGTTTGCACAAGATCGTTGAGACGTTGACTCCTGAATCTTCGTTGTTACTAAAGATCGCGTGGGAAAACTTGGCCAAGCCGTCACGTGCGTTTGACGAAGTCGCTGGCTTGATTCTCGTTAACGCTGACGATGGATACGCCATGATCACGAAAAACGAAATCGATAGGTATCTGACGTTCAACAGAATTTCTCTTGGAACTGCGAAGTACGTCGTAAACAAAGCGTGAAAAGAGGCATCAATGTTTTCGTGGAACGTTTTGTTCGTCGACGATGACAAGTTTGAGTTGATAAACGGACATCTCACGCTTGTGACTTTTGGCAAAAAAGTGAACATGATTCGTGAAGTCAAGGACATGTTCATCGCGCGACTGATGTCTGAGATGGAAGACGCGCAGGTTCCGATAGCATATTCTAGCGGTTTGAGAGAAGTGACGTTCACTCGCATGACTAAAGACGTCGGCGAGTACTTGAACGGCGTGATCCGCGTCTCTACGACGAAAGAAGGCATGAGAAACGCTGCGAAGATACTCGTTCACGAACTCGCTCACCACGTCGACTTCTCTGAAGACATAACGTCAGACGAGAGATTGGTGAGGGAGAAAACGAAAAAGGCGAAGTTCATGTCTGACGGTTACTCTAGAAAAGACGTTGGAGAGTACTGGGCGTGCGGCAACGAGGTGTTCTACTTCGGTGACGAGAAAGCGAAGAAAAAGTTACGCAAGAAGAATCCCTATCTATTTAAAAAGATAAGCCTTACTCATCATAAGTTTGCAAAAATGACGTGATTCGAAGGCTTATTTATAACGTCGTAAAACGTAGGAAAAGAGAAAAGGAAAGCACACTAAATGAACATCAAAGAACTCAAAGAGAGATTGACACAGCTTAACAACAAAGCAGGGTCTAACGAAAACGTTTGGAAGCCCAAGGACGAACATCAGGTCAGATTCGTGCAGAATCCGTACTGCGCAGACCTGTTTCAGGAGCTTCACTTTCACTACGAGATCGCGGGTATGACCCCGATTCTTTGTCCAAAGGCAAATTTCGGAAAGCCTTGCACGATTTGCGACTTCGCAGATTTGCTCAAGGCGTGGAAGGGTCCCGACGGAAACGACAAACCAGAAAACGCAAGGAAGGCAGACTTCGAGATTTTCAAGAAGATCCAGTCGAAGCCACGCATTTTTGCTCCAGTGATCGAGCGCGGCGTCGAAGGCAAGCCCGACGGTAACAAGGCTAAGTGGTGGGGCATGACTTCAGCTCAGGTCGGTCAGGTGCTTGACGTGTGCATGGACGGTGACCGCCTCGAGGAACTCGGCCTCCAGAAGGACGACAAGGAAGCGCTTCGCATCCTTTACGACGTGAAGAAGGGATACGACATCCAGGTCTCGTTCAAGAAGCCAAACGAAAAGGGAAACACGAAGAACTTCACTGTCATCGAGATCAAGGGTCGCATCAAGTCGTCTCTTCTCGCGAAGAACGATGATCTCACTCAGGGAATTTTGTCTTCTGTCAAGAAGCTTTCTGAGGTCTTTCCTGAAGTCAAGTCTGAAGAGGTAGACAAGCTGCTTCAGAAGTTCGTCGGAAACGCGAAGCCCGAGACGACAGACACTGCTCCCGGCAACGAGAAGTACGAGAAGAAGGCTGACGCGAAGCCAAACACGAAAGAGAACGCAAAGGTTTCCGGAACTCGATCTATCGACGAAGCTTTCGAAGACCTCGTCGACGGAGCGTAAACAAGATAACTGAAACGACGAAAAGCGGTTTGCTGCGGTTCGACTCCGCAGTTTCGTCATGCTAGGAGAGAAATGACAAGCACGAGAGTAGTGAATTTGCGTAAAGAGACATATGACATTTACATCGGCAGGAGAACAAAATGAAAACATTCTTTTCCGTAACTGACATAGGAGCGGGCTTCGATGGCTTGTTGGTCGAAGGTGAAGCAAACGATGACATCCCAGAACTTGTTTCTGTTAGCAAAGTCATCGACAGAGACACCGTGATCGGTGACAGACATTTGTCATTTTCTTTTCCACCAGACTCATTGTTCATCGCGAGAGAGTTTTTGAAACATGAACTTGACGTAGAGGCGATGGCGTTCGACCATCGTAATCCTTTCGGCAAGCTGCTGTGGGAGATGAACGAAAAAACTGAAGCTGTGACGATCGCTTGCGCTCAATACGACAAAGTTTTGTCAGTCGTCATATCTGACTCTGCCACAAACAAGACGTTGTTTGCGAAGTATTTCCATGAAGACGTTGACAAGATCAAAGATTTGATCGTAAACAGGAAAGATCGCTCGGCTGAAGACCTCGTGTTCGAGCTCAACGAATCTTGTAAACGCGTAGGTGTAACACAAAGGGAGTAAGAAGAAATGGCAAGGAAAAAGGAAGAGAGCGAAGAAACAGTGCAGGAAGAAGTCGATTCCATCAAGCTAAGCAGACTATTGATCAAAGAGTTCAACAAAGATGAAGACAAGCGTGGCAAGATGGCTTGGTGTTTGGCGTCTGACCTCGATTGTCCTACTGACGTAAAAGAGTTCATAGGAACCGGCTCGACTCTTCTTAACTACACGATTTCAAACAGAAGAGACGGTGGAATTCCAGTCGGCAAGGTCACTGAGATCACTGGTGAAGAGGCGTCAGGAAAGTCTCTGCTTTGTGCTCACATCGCAGCTGAATGTCAAAAGCGCGGTGGAATAGTCGTGTACATCGACAGCGAAAACGCAGCGAATCCAGATTTCTTGCGACGAGTAGGAGTGAACATCTCCGAGCTCGTCTATTTGCAACCCGGCACTCTGGAAGAGGTAGGCGAGGCGATCGAGAAGACGATCACGATGGTGAGGACAAGAGCGCCTAACAAGCTTGTCGTCGTGATTTACGATTCTGCGGCGGCGTCTCCTACGAAGGCAGAAGTCGAAGGCAGTTTCGATCTTAGCATGGACTTGCAGTTGGCGAAGTCGAAGCTGCTGTCTAAGATGATGAGAAAGATCACTGACATGATCGGCAAGGAAAGAATAGCTCTCGTCATAACGAATCAGCTCAAGATCAAAATTGGCGTGATGTACGGCGACCCGATGACTACTCCGGGAGGTAAAGCAATAGGGTATCACGCTTCTGTGAGAATTCGTCTTTTCGCTGGTCAGAAGAAGAAGGTAGAAAAGAAAGGAGGACTTGAAACTGGAGAAGACGCTGGAGACATTTACGGCATTCACACGTCTTCTAAAATAATCAAGAACAGGATCGGGCCACCGTGGCGAAAATGCGAATTCGACATCTTGTTCGCGTCTGGCATCGACGACGAAGGTTCTTGGTTTCAGCGACTGCACGAATGTGGCGAAATAGAGAAGAACGACGGATGGTGTTACTTGTCGAAGTTTCCTTCTGGTAGGCTAGATGAGAAGGGTGCGTACGCTGGAAAGGACCGCGGTCTTAAGTTCAGAGAACGTGCTCTGGCAGACTTGGTGAAGAGCGATCCAAACGTCAAAAAGTTCGTGTTGGATCTGCTGGAAAAGAACATGATCGTGAAGTACGGCGAAGCTCCGAAGGACGCTGAACTTGACACTGAGAGCTTGCTCGAAGTCGAAAGCGCGATACAGGTCGCCGTAGAGCAGAAGTCATGACAGAATCTACTCATCTTCTTCTCGCGTCGGCAAGAGTAAAGCCAGCAGACACTCTTCGTTTCACGTACAACCACACAGTAGTTGACGACGCTACTGGAGATCGTTACAAGGAAGTTTTCGTTTTGAATCCGAACTGGCACGGCAAGCTGCACGGTATCGATGTCAAGCGGTTGACTGCCGCCGAACGTGAAGTGCTGCACTCTATCTTCAATTCCAGCACTGTGAACAGCAGGTTGCCGCTAGTAAACGACATTTTGCGAAGGATGAAACCTCTTGATGAAATAAAGAATCCGATGAGCTTCTACCAAAAGTTCGTCAAGGTGTTCTTGAGAAAGATAGACGCGTACAGGACGTACGATCCGTCTCGAATGTCTGGAGTGACGACGGTGAAGTCGAGCGAAGTAAGGGGTGGAACCTATAACGCGAAACCTTTGTTTCACAAGAGTGAGTCCGTGGGAGCCGTAGACAAGGCTCCTAGCGCAGGTCCAAGTGGTGGCGTGTTTAAGAAGGTCTGAACGAGATGAAGACACCGAAGCGAGTGTTGTTGATCGACGGTCTCAACGTCTTCATAAGATCTTTCGTCGTTGTCCCCACCACGAACGCAGACGGTGAACCGTCGGGTGGAATAACGGGATTTCTCAAATCTGTCAAGAACTTGATTGAAGACGTGTCTCCAGACAGAGTGATAGTGGTGTGGGACGGTGAAGGAGGTTCTAGACGTCGTCGCGGCATATTTTCAGAGTACAAGAGCGGTCGCAAAGTTAGACTAAACAGGTCTGATGACTCTGAGACAAACGAAGAGTCTTCGTCGAACATGTCTTCGCAACTCAAGAAGCTTAAAAATCTGCTGACGCTGCTCGGAATGATCCAAGTAGAAGCTCAAGACATAGAAGCGGACGATGGTTTAGCTCTCATCTGCAAGCACATATACGTCGACGTTCAAAAGATAATCGTGTCGTCTGACAAAGACATGCTTCAGCTGATCGACAAGAACACTCTCGTTTATTCTCCATCGAAGAAATGTTACTGGAATTGCAGAGACATGCTCACGAATCTCAACGTCAGACCAGACAACTGGATTTACGCCAAAGCTTTGATGGGAGATTCGTCTGACAACATAAAAGGGTTGGGCGGCTTTGGATTGAAGACTGTCGTCAAGCTTTTTCCGTTCTTGTCTGAGAAAGAATCTACGCTAGAAGACATTCGCGTCCACTGTGAGCTCAATGCGTCTTCGTCAGCTAAGTATAAAAGCGTGTTGGACCAATGGCCCAAGCTGCTAGAGAACATCAAATTGATGCAACTGTCAAACCCTAGCATAAGCGTTAGTTCAGCTAGGACAATTCGCATATCTACGTTAGAACAACGTCCGACGTTTTCGTTCACTGAAGCGAAATTGAAGCTGATGCTGTACGGCTTGCAGCTGCAGGACGACATATTCACTGTTCTCAAGTGCTACAAGATACGATCTGAGTCGCTTTACGAGGTCTGAAAATGAAAATACTTGATGAATATTTTATGCTTTTCGAAGGAGCTGATGACGCGAAATATAGGCAGAGAGCTATAGACGTTCACGGCAAGATAACCAAAGCTCTCGTTACAGACAAAAGCAAAGTAAGCAACGTCGTGAATGTCGGAGATCTGCTTGACGATGATTCTATGAAAGATTTGTCTGTCGAATTTGTCAGGAGAGCTGAAGACGAAAAATCGAAATCTGACGCGAAGTTTGTCACCAACGTCAACAAGAAAGAAAAGAAGATAGTGCTGTTTGTCGAAGTTCCTGCGAAGGCGGCGAACATGTCAGACGACGAATGGCGAAAAGTGCTGCAAAAAGGAAGCAACATCGCCAAGATCATGGAGAGAACTAACGGACTTTTCTATCACGAATTTGTTCACTACATGGACTTCGAAAGAGCTCCTGGAACTAAAAAGGCGTTTGTAGATTTCACTAACAAGAAGCGCTCAGGTTCGACAACGAAGGCTGATTATTTCAATGATCCTCTTGAGTCAAACGCCATAATTCAGCAAGGCCTTACGCAAATTGAAGATTATTTAACAACGGTATCCAAGGACAAGGCCTTAAAAGTAATAGGCAAATCACCTGATGATTTTTTCAAACTCGTCTTGGACCTCATACCGGGAAACAAGCATTTCACAGATAAGTACAAGAACAAGCTTAAGAAGAGGACTGCTTCCATGTGGGTTGATGTCATGAAGAAACTCGGAGAAAAAGAGTGAGCGAAGAAACTGTCGAGAGTCTGGCAAAGTTTGGTAGAACGTTTCAAGAGAAGGCGTGTCACGCGTTTATACAAGACACGCTTTTCGCAGAACAAATTTCTGACATCATCAAGCCCGATTTTTTCGAGCTGAGATACTTGCAGCATGTCGCTGAGAAGTATTTCGATTTCAAACAGAAATACAAGACTTATCCGTCGCTTGACGTTCTCGAGACGATAACTGTGAACAACTCTGACGAAGATGACTTGGTCAAAACACAGGTAAAAGAGTATCTCGAAAAAGTAAAGGTGACTCACTTAAACGGTGACATGAGATACATCCAAGACACTTTTCTAGAGTTTGCACGAAAGCAAAGTCTGAAGGAAGGTTTGATCAAAGCCATTGACCAGATGGAGAGCGGAAACTACGATTCGATCAGAACGATCATCAATGACTCTCTCAACAAAGGCGTTGCTAGAGACCTCGGACATGAGTACAAGGAATGCTTGTCTCAGAGAGGAAAGAAGTCAGTCAGACATCCAATCTCTACTGGATGGCAAGTGCTTGACAAGGCATTCAACGGCGGCTGGGAAAGGCAAACTTTAAGCACGTTTATCGCTCCAACTGGAGCTGGAAAGTCGATGTTCTTGGTCAACTGCGGCGCGGCCGCTCTTGAACAAGGTCTCAACGTCGTTTACGTCACTTTGGAAATGGCTGACTGGAAGATCGGCATTCGTTTCGATTCATATTACTCTGGAGTCGAGATCAACGAAGTTTCTAACAATCAGGACAAAGTTCAAAACGTCATCAACGACACGGTTAAAGGTCGTTTGTTCATCAAAGAATGGCCGACTAAACAAGCCAGCGTTCAGACTATCAGAGCTTATTTGCAGCGCTTAGCTGCCACTCGTGAATTCAAACCTGACATTTTGTTGGTTGATTACGCAGACTTGCTTCGCGGATCTGGAGCCACCAAAGACAAGAGATTCGAGTTGGAAGGAACGTACGAAGACTTGAGAGCGCTTGCTCAGGAGCTCAACATTGTCGTAATAACTGCAGACCAGACAAACAGGTCGGGTCTTGAATCAGAGATTGTCACTGTCAGTCAAATAGGTGAGAGTTACGGCAAAGCGCAAGTGTGCGACGTCATTTTGACTGTGTCTAGGAAGACTGAAGACAAGCAAACCAACTCTGGCAGAATGCTCGTAGCTAAGTCAAGGTTGGGACAGGACGGCATGGTTTATCCTTTCACTCTGAAGACAGCTACAGTCAAAGTAAAGATTTTAGAACAAGGAGATGACCCAGTCGCGTTGTTCATGGACAACAGTCAGAATAGGCAGAAAGTAATGGCTGAAAGATACAACTCTCTTTTCTCACATTCTAAGGCCGGAGATAGTCAAAATGTTTAGCACGTTATACGAGCCCACAGGTTTTGCTCTTGACATTTTTCAGAAGAGATACACCTTGCACGAAAAAGAGACGTGGCTTGACGCATGTTGCAGACTCGCAGAACACGTCGCTTACGCCGAAGAAGGCGACAACATTCCTCTTTACAGAAAGACATTCAAAGATTTTCTGTGTGCGAACACGTTCATGCCAGCTGGCAGAATTTGGTATGGAGCCGGAAGACCAAAGGGTCAGTTGTCAAATTGTTTCGGAATTCCAACAGTCGACAGCAGAGAAGGATGGGGAACGACAGCATACGACATGATAGTAATAGCTGGCACTGGTGGAGGAGTTGGGCTGAACGGCTCTCCGATAAGACCTAGAGGGACTTTCATAAATGGCTCTGGTGGCAAAGCGACGGGTGCTGTCAGCTTGTTTGAGATATTGAACTCTGCCGGCGAAGTGATCAAAGCTGGAGGAGGTAGACGAACTGCGCTGATGTTCAGCTTGAATCACGACCACGGCGACATAGAAGAATTTCTTGACAAGAAGCTTGATCTCAAGCAACTCAATAACGCCAACGTTTCGATAAACTTCGCTACCGATCCAGAAGCGTTCTTCGAAAAGGTGCGTAAAGACGAGCAGTTCAACTTGGTGTTCAACGGCAGGACGATAAACACGTTAAGCGCGAAAGCTTTGTGGAAAAAGGTGATTCTGAACGCGCTTAAGTGCGGTGAACCGGGTATCTTGAACAGCTATCTTGCTAACAAGATGTCAAACGTTTCATATCTTTACCCTCTTATAACCACGAATCCCTGTGTCACGGGAGATACTCTGATAGCTACAGCAGATGGCAGGAACGCCGTTTCGATAAAACAACTTTCAGATGAATGTAAGGACGTTCCCGTTTACTCAACTAATCTTGAGACTGGAAAAGTTGAAATAAAAATGGGAAGACATCCTAGAATTACTGGTGTCAAAAAAGAAGTTTGGAAACTTACTCTTGACGATGGCTCAGTTGTCAGAGCTACTCCCGATCATAAAATTCTTTTGAGGAATTTAGAATATCGTGAGTTACAGTCCTTGAAAGAGAATGATAGCATTTTTCCGTTTAATTCTTTTGATTCGAACTCCTATAGACAAATTTGCAATTCAGGAGAGATTCAAGGAAATTTCAGAAGAAATAGACGTCAGTATCGTCTTATTCATGAATTTAACAGTGTACCAGTTGACGCGAAGGAATTTGCAATACATCATGTTAATTGTGATTGCACAGATGACAGATTTGAAAATCTTAAAGTAATGTCGCATGAAGAGCATAGAGAACTTCACGCAAAGAACATGAGAGGAAAATTAAATCCATATCACAGAATGTCAGATGAATTGAAATTCAAGTGGAGATTTGTATCCTCGTCTCATCCTGGAATGTCCAATCCAAGATATTCAAATTTTACAAATGAACAAATTCTCGATGAAGGAAGAAAGCTTTTCATAGAAAACGGCAGAATTTCGAAAAGCTTATGGTCAAAACGAGCAAAAGAATGTGGAATGCCAATTTTTTTGTCGAACGAATTTAGATTTGGTTCTTGGACTAATTTCAAAAATCAAGTATCTCAAAATCATAAAGTTTTGAAAGTAGAATTTGATTGCTACGAAGATGTTTACAACATAACAGTAGACGATAATCATAACTATCATGTTGTTACTAGCAAACAAGATGAAAAAGCGATAGTGTCTTCTGGAATTTGTGTTAAAAATTGTGGAGAAGTGTGGGGACCTGCATATTTTTCGTGTTGCTTAGGTTCTCTTGTGCTTCCTCGTTTTGTGAAGAACAGCGGAGACAAATTTCACATTGATTGGAAACTTATCGATTCAACTGTTGATTTAGCCGTAAGATTTTTGGATGATATTATTACTGTCAACAATCATCCATTGCCAGAGATCAAAGAGGTGAGCTTGGGAGAGAGACGCATAGGAATGGGCGTGATGGGATTGTCTAGCTTGTTGCTGTTGCTGGGAATGAAATACGGGTCTGACGAAGCGCTTGAATTCACAGACAAACTTATGGAACACGTCAAGAACAGAGCTTACGAAGCAAGCGTGAAACTCGCAGAAGAAAAAGGTCCTTTCCAAAAGTTTGATGCAGATCAGTTTTTGAAGGGAGGATTCGTCAAGACTCTCAAGCCGTCGATTCGTTCGTCTATCAGAAAACATGGCATACGCAACTGCGCGATCTTGACAACTGCTCCCACTGGAACGACGTCGATAGTGTGCGACGTCGACAGCGCGATCGAACCGTCGTTCGGTCCTGGATGGACAAGGAAATTCAGAGTCGGAGACGAACTCAAGTCTGAGACTATCATCCACCCGTTGTTCAAGAAATTCGTGAGAGAAGGAAGAGACGTTTCGCACTTCCAGAGTGCTCACGAGTTGTCAATGCGAAATCATTTCGACATGCAGAGAGTTTGTCAAAGACACGTAGACAACGCTATATCGAAGACTGTGAACGTTCCGCAGGGAACTTCTGAAAGTGAGCTGTCAAACCTTGTCATGGAATATTTGCCAGATGTCAAGGGGTTGACAGTTTATCCAGAGGGCAGCAGAGAAGAACAACCGATAACTCCGATGTCTCTTGAGGAAGCAATGAAACACATAGACTCAGAGTCAGCTGGAGCTTTGAGCAACGACAACTGTAGGAACGGAGTTTGTGACCTTCCGCAGAAAGCTGTGTTATGATGGCTTCAATAAAATCGTTACCTCGTTTTCAAAACATAGAAGACGCAGTGCTTGTGACTCACAAGAATTGTCTTGACGGCAGCGGCGCGAAGATCATGTTCTTGCGCGCTGGCGGTGATAAAAGCAGCATCTACGAAGTAAACGCTGGCGAAGTTGGAAGGTTCATAAACAGAAATCTTCATGATTTAAATGACAAGTTTTTGATTTTTGCAGATGTCGGGTTTGCAAAGGACCACGACGACCACAAGTTGCTTGAAAAAAGAGGCAACTGCGTTCTTCTTGACCATCACAACACGGCTTCTCACTTGACAAACGAAAGCTGGTGCTTGATAGATCAAGAAAAATGTGGCACAGAATTGCTTAGGCTTTATCTCGAATTGTCAGATGACTATTCGTACAAGCTTTCTCGTATTATTCAGGATGACGATCTCTGGACAAAGAAAATTCCAGAGTCGGATGACTTGTCTGCGTTTCATGCTTTCGTCGGAAGCGACAACTTCGTAGATAGATTTCGTTACGGTAGAAATGTGTACAGAGAAAGCATATTCGACGTAGACGAAAAAGAAATTGTGTCGATGATCGGAGACAGGAAAGAACGAATAATAGAAGATTTGATCGGAAAAGTGCGCGAAAAGCAACTCACGATAGACGGAAGCGAAATAAGCGTTGGGTACATCGTGTCGTCAGATAACAACACTTCTCCGTTGCTTAACAGACTTCTTGCTAGAAGAAAGGATTTGGACGTAGCATGTCAGATAAACGTTGAGAAAGGAAGTGTAAGCTTTAGGTCAAGAGATTACGACGTGTCCAAGCTCGCGCAACTGTTCGGCGGCGGCGGGCATAAGAGAGCGGCAGGTCATTCTATAAGTTCAGACATACTAGAAAGATTGATAGAGGACATACATGGCATTTGAATGTTTGGGAACTAATCTTGTTTGCGACACGATGAACGAAGTGTATCATGACGTGTTGCGTGAGCTTCTTAAGCACAGCGAATTTACGTGCAGCCCTCGTGACATGAAAATAAAGGAGAATCTGTTCTTCGACATCACGTTGTCAAATCCTCGAGCTAGACTTGTAACTTCTAAAGTACGCAAAGTGAACTACGGATTCGCTTGTGGAGAATTTCTGTGGTATGCTGCAGGTAGAAACGATTTGGAAACGATGTTGTACTACAACAAACGCATGAAGGATTTCTCAGACGACGGAGAGACACTCAATTCAGCTTACGGTCACAGGATGCTAACTGAAAATTTTTATCATCCAAGCGAAGGAATATCGAATCCTGTCACGCAATGGGACGCTGTGACGAACACGCTTCTTGACGACAACGATTCACGTAGAGCCGTGATCACAATCAATCAGCCTAAAGATGTCGTTTACGCGTCGTTACGACAATCGAAAGACGTCCCTTGCACTTTGTCTTTGCAATTCTTCATAAGAAAAAGCAAACTTCATTTGCATGTTACTATGCGTTCAAACGACGTGTGGTGGGGGCTGCCTTACGATGTTTTCAGTTTCACTCTCTTACAGGAAATGATGCTCAAGACTCTTCAGCTAAGCGGCATGATAAATCTTAAGCTCGGCGAATATCATCATTCGGCTGGGTCGATGCATCTGTACGAACGAGATTGGAAGACAGCTAAGAAAGTCGTTGAAGAATTGGATAGTTCTTTTGAGGGCCATTGTTCAACGGGAACGATGCAACCTCTCAGCGACGCCTGGGATATCAGAGACTTGCTAGATATAGAATCAGGCCTCCGTGAGGGTTTGGTTCACCACACGACATCGATGAACTTCAAGGGGGCAGCCAAATGGATAATCAAGCAGCTCAACGATCACAGAAGCAAGAGAGACAAAGAGGAGAAGAAAAAGTGACAGACAAGTTAGAAGACATGTTCTTCAAGCAGAAATGTTTCATGAATGAGCTCGTTGCAGATGACAAGCTACCTGAATTTCCAGTTCCTTTGCAGACAAAGTTTGGACAACGTCTCGCGAAGGAAACTGTGTTCAACGTGATAGAAGAACTTTGTGAGGCGAGCTTCACTTTACGAAATAAGATTCATCGGTCAACAGACGACACTGCTCTTGACATTGATCATTACAAAGAAGAGATCGGAGATGCGTTCGCGTATTTCGTCGAACTTTGTATCTTGTCTGGAATCGATGCAGAACAACTTTATGAAGAATACTGCAAGAAGAACAAGATCGTTTTCGAAAGGTTGAAGAGTGGATATTGAAACTAAGAGGTACGGAACACTCTACGTGGATCCTCCATGGCCCGTGTCTGGCGGAAAGAACGGGAAGAGCGGGTGGAGCAAGACAGTTTCGCCGTCAGCTCACTATTCTTTGATGAGCGTCAATGACATAACAGCTCTTCCAGTGGCGAGCATAGCAAAGGACGATTCATGCTTGTTTCTGTGGGTGGTGAACGGATTCCTCGCTGAAGGACTAAACGTGATGACAGCGTGGAATTTTCGTTACGTCAACAACCTCGTGTGGCGCAAGACGACTGGATACGGGATCGGACAGTATATTCGAGGAGACCACGAGATTTGCTTGTTCGGCGTCAGAGGGTCGCCGGGTTACAAGCTCGATGATCTCGGCAAGAGAGTTCAAGTCAGATCAGTCGTCGAAGCTCCTCGAGGTGCCCATTCAGAGAAGCCAGAGGAGATGAGACGAAGAGTTGAACTGATCGGACACGGACCGTTCGTGGAACTGTTCGCCAGGAAGAACGTTCCCGGCTGGGATTGTTGGGGAAATGAGATCAAGAACGACGTGGAGTTGTTCACGGAAGGAAGCGAACATGAAGAAGCTTAGCGCGATGTACTGCGAACACGCTAACGAGATGCCAAATGTCTGTCCTTGTCCAGACAATTGCTATTGCAAAGATCATTCGTGCAAACCCGTCAAGATCAAACGTTGTTCTAACGCTGACAAGTACAAAGGAACACGTGAGCCGTGTTGCAACGATGGCAATCCTTGTGACGCATGCGAACGCAAGTTCAAGTCGCAGGGAAAGAAGAAAGAAAGAATGCGTTCTCGTGAAGCGATCTTGAAGGAAATCGAACGTTTGAGAGAGAAGAGAATAGGCTACGTGTTTGATCCGCCGATCGAAATCGACATTTTGATCAATGCGCTGAAGTGGACGTTGATGGAAGTTGATCATTCGATATTGAATGAGTACTGACAGAATGAACGAAAACGACATAACGAAAATGATGGTGTTCAACGAGATGAACTCAAACAATCCGATTGGGTTTGTTCGTTTGTTCATCGTCGACGAAGTTAGCGACACGAAGCTTTACTTCGAAGATGTTGACACAAATAGAAACGCAGGAAGCTTGAGAGCGTTTGGCAGAATGTTCGTCAACGACAGTTGTCACAGAGAGATCGTGCTTACGAGTGAACTTGTCGATGAAACTAGATGGAAGTTGAATGTTTTGAAGACGTTGAACTGCGTCAAGAACGAAATAGAGTCGCTGCAGGAAGTCGCTCGCGAGTTGAACGACATTAACGATGACTTTTGAAAGGAAAAGACGTGAAAAGGAAATCAAAGTTTTACGAAGAATTTGACAAGATCGTGGCGAGAGAAATGAAGCGCGGATGCGGCCTGACTTACGCTTATGCGTATGCTTACGGCTTTATCGCGGGAAAGATTGCAGTCAAGCGATCGATGGCTAGAAAGAATAAAGTCGTTAAACAAGATGTTAGTGTGATCCTCGAAGGTTGTGAATGCGACTTCTGCGCGTATACAAGGACAAAGACTGTGACGAAATGAAAACTAAAAGTGATTGGGAAATTTGGTGCAGAGGACTGTCTATAGCAAAAAGATTAAATTTTGAAGCGCATAAATTTGATTCGTTAGCTGTAACGTACGCTAACGGGTATTTGAAGGGTTTCAAGAACAGCAAGAAATCTGCGAATAGGAAATTGAAGAGCAAGAACGTCGTGAAGCAACGCGGTAATGTCGTCGGAACATGTCTTCCAAGCGACGGAGCTTATAAATGACGTTCGATCTCGTTGAGCACTTGGAACGACAGCGAAAGTTTTCAGAAAGCACGTTTGGACCAGGTGAACGCGCAGCTGGAATCATCGCTCATATTAAGAAGGAATTGGATGAAATAGAAGAAAACACGCTTGATTTAGAAGAGTGGATCGACGTCGTGATACTCGCTCTTGACGGCGCCTGGAGGAGCGGTCACACGGCAGAACAGATCGCAGACATGCTCAGAAAGAAGCAGATAAAGAACGAGCTTCGACTTTGGCCAGACTGGAGAAAAGCGAAGCTTGGAGAACCGATAGAGCACATCAGACAAGTGAAGGAAAACGAATGAAAAAGTATATCGTTGAAATGCGTGGAGAGTTTCAAGAAGTAGAAGCTGAGAGCGAAGAGGAAGCTGTTCTCAGAGCGATGCTTGACAAGCAGTACATCAAAGTCAAGCAGCACACGACTGGTTGCTATCAGGTCATTGAAAATCTTGGGCACGGAAGCGTACACACTGAGTGTGCCTTTGTTAGAGAGTCGCTGACGCATCAGTGTCTGGGGTATAATACTCTTGACGCGTGCCAGCATCCAGATAGTTGCGTTCACGCAGATCATTCTCATGGTTTCTTTAAGTGCACGATTTATTGAATAACTGAAGTTTTTGCCCCTGAACACTGACGGTTAGCTTGGATCTAGAGCTGAGCGAAACACGAGGTGAATTGGATCAAAATCGCATGTTCGAATCGTGCCGGGGGTACAAAGGAGAAAAACGTGAGACAAATAGACGCTGACGTCATGATGAGGACGTTGCCTGTCTGGGCACACAGCATAGGAGACATAAAAAATATAGCGGCGTCTTCGCCGACTAACGTTGAACTCGATATATTGAAGACGATGTTTCCTTCTGCGAACATTGAGTCGTTCGACAAGAATCAATGGAATCTAGATAACGTTCCTTTGACGGAGAAGAAGTTCGATCTGTATTGGGCGAACGCTGTGTTCATGTGCGCGAAAGATCCCGCTCTTTGGTTGAAGAACGTTTTTTCAGCGTGCGAGAACGCGTGGATAGCTGACATGATCGAGGGTTGGCGTTGCGGTCCAAACGGATCTGAACTCGCGTTAAACGACGGCGACGTGATGAGATATCATGTTCAAGAAGAGAGAGCTGCTTTCGACGGCGCGTATGATTTAGAGAAATGTTGTGTTATAATCGACAAGGTCGTTTACAAAGTCAACGGTCCGAAGCCGACGAACAGATCGTTCATCGCGTGGTTGAAGAGAAAGACGACATGAGCAAAAAGCAAAAGAAAAATCCTGATGAGAAAATTTTGACATTCGACGTAGATCCGTACACGAGCATCGCTCTTTTAGTAATCAACATGTCTCCTGAGGGATACGTTTTCAAGTCTTACGACAGAAAAGGAAACAAGGCGAAGGCGACGTACGTCAGAAAATTGTCTTAAGGAGGAGACTAACATGGGCTACTTGCACATTTCAAATCTGTCTAAAGACCATTCGATTCTTGACTTGTTCAAGAGAGTTTATGCGTTGGAGAAAGTACACGGAACAAGCGCACACGTCAGTTTTGAGTCTGGGAGCATCAAGTTCTTTTCTGGCGGCGAAAGATACGAGACGTTCGTCAAGGTTTTCGATCAAGAAGATCTCGCTAGACGATTCAACGAAGCATTTCCAGAGTCTCCAGCGAAGGTCACAGTTTACGGAGAAGCATACGGCGGCAAGATGCAAGGTATGTCTGAGACTTACGGCAAGAAAGCTCGCTTCGTAGCGTTCGACGTCATGATAAACGATCACTGGCTGCAGGTAGAACACGCGAAGAGATTGGTCGAAGGTCTGGGACTGGACTTTGTCGCGTTCAACCTCGTTGAATGCACTCAGGAATCTCTCGATTGCGAACGCGATTTACCGTCCAGGATCGGAATTCTCAACGCTCAACGTGACGGTGATATCACTGATTACACGTTCAAGCCAGCAGAAGGAATCGTGATTCGTCCCGTTATCGAGTTGAACTATCCAAACGGAAGCAGGATCATAGCGAAGCACAAGCGCGATGACTTCAGCGAACGAAAGTCTAAAAAAGACACCGAGTCGAATGGCGACAAGGCACTTGTTCTGGCGTCTGCGAAAGCTGTGGCTGACGAGTTCGTGACATTGATGAGACTTCATCACGTTGTAGATCATCTCAAGGGAAAGTTGCAGAGAGATTTGAGTCCGTCTGACATCCCTGAGCTCATCGATGCAATGATGGAAGATGTGTTACGCGAGGGAGCTGGCGAGGTTGAAGATACGAAGTCTAATCGAAAGGCTATTGGAAACGCGACTGCGACGATGTTCAAATTGCGATTGATCGGAAAAACTACTTGATAAAAGATTTCGCGAGTCTGCACAACCATTCGCAATTTTCCATAGCAGACTCTCTAGCTATGCCAGAAGAGATGATCAAGACGGCGAAGGCCAAGGGTCTTCGTTCTATCGCGATAACTGACCACGGCGGCAATTCGTGTCACGCGGACTTTTTTCTGTTTGGCAAGAAGCACGGAGTCAGGACGATTTTCGGCGTGGAGGCTTATGTCATCGATTCGCTTGACGAGTGGAGGATAGCGAAAGAGCGAGCGAAGAACAAGACAAACGACGAAGATGATGACGGAGAAGGAAGCGACGACGACGCTGATCGTGACACTAACTCTAAAGTGAAGTCTGATGCTAAGAGCTTGTATCGCAAAGGTCATATGGTCATTCTCGCGTCTAGTTTGGAAGGACTCGCGAATCTCAACCAACTCGTTTACAAGTCGTACAAGTACGGCTTCTATTCTAAGCCTCGTATGGACAAGAAGATGCTGTCAGAGCATTCGAAGGGACTGATCGCTACTTCTGCGTGCATGGGTGGGATCATAGCTCTCAAGGTTTGGGACATGATTTCAGGGAATGGAACGTTTCAAGACGTCGTCGCACAGGCGCAAGACTTTGAGAGGATCTTCGGCAAGGGAAGGTTCTTCTTGGAGCTGCAACTCAACGAAGCAGACGACCAACGAGTGTTGAACGACTGGCTAGTCAAAGTTCACGATGTCACGGGAATTCCTTTAACTGTGACGACTGACAGTCATTACACGAAGCCTGAGGAGTGGCAAGCACAAGAGATCTTGTACATGCTACGAAAGAAGGTCACGTTGGCCACTCGAGGCCCTGACTGGGACTTCAGAGTCAGACAACTGTACATCAAGTCTCCAGAAGAGATGTGGCAATCGTTCTTGAAATTTGGCGGAACGCTAGAGCCGAAGGTTGCTATTGAAGCGATGGAAAACACGTTGTTGATCGATTCGTTGGTGGAGAATTTTGAACCAGACACTCATCAACGACTGCCGTCTCTTCCATACGAAGATCCAGTGATGGAGCTCATGAAGAGGTCGATAGACGGACTCAAGAAGCTTGGACTTGCCCATGACGAGAAGTACAAGGCGAGGTTACTCAGTGAACTCAAAGTGATCAAGGACAAGGGATTTCAGAATTACTTCTTGATGGTTCAGCGAATCATAGAAGAAGCGAAGAAGACAATGCTCGTGGGCGAAGGGCGAGGCTCGAGCTGCGGGTCTCTCGCTTGCTATTGCCTCGGTATAACAGACTTGGACTCGATCAAATATGATCTGATGTTCGAGAGATTCCTCGATCCAAATCGCTCAGAACTTCCAGACATCGATGTAGACTTCGAAGACGTGAACGAGACGAAAGAGTTGCTTCGAAAGATGTACGGCGAAGACAACGTCGCGTGTCTGTCGACGTACGGCACGTTTCAAGTCAAGGGTCTGCTGAAAGATCTTGGACGCATCTACGACGTCGATCACAACGAGATAAATCTCTTGAACAGAAAAATAGAGAAAGAGTTGAAAGTTCTCTATATCGACAACGACAAGAGCACTCTCGTGATCACTCTCGACGATATCAAGAGAGTGAGTCCCACGTTCAACAAACTCGTTTCAGACAGACCTGAGATGATGACGCACTTCCCGTCGCTGTACGGACGTATAAGACAGATGGGAAGGCACGCTGCTGGAACTATCGTTGGCGACAACCTTCCCGCAGAAACTGCGTTGCTCAGAGTGAAGGACACTAAGAAGGACAGCCCGACTTACGGTCAATACATCACGCAGGCTGCGTTCACTGAGGGCATCGTCAACAAAAACGTTTCGTCTATGGGATTCTGTAAAATTGACGTTCTGTCGATCGCGACTTTGAAGATCATTCACTTTTGTTTGGACCTGATCGCGAAAAACACTGGCAAGACTTTTGCTGAGCTTAGAGAGACGATTCGCTCTAAAAACATGGATTTGAACGATCAGAAAGTTTTGAAGCATGTTTTCCACGATGGCAATTTTGCTGGGATATTTCAATTCACGAATTCTGGAATTCGCAGACTGGCGAAACAAGTAGAGCCTGACACGTTTGTTGACGTGTCTGCGATTTGTTCGATATATCGTCCAGGGCCTCTTTCGGGCGGATTTGACAAGCTGTACGCTCACAACAAACATCATCCCGAAGACATAACGTATGATCATCCGTTGCTCGAAGAGATCTTGAAACCAACGAGATCTTGTCTTATTTTTCAGGAACAACTTATGAAGATTTGTAACGTTCTTGGCAAAATGAGCTGGAAAGACGTGAACGCCGTACGGAAAATTCTCCTCAAGAAGGACAAGAGCAAAACGCCAGAGTTCGTAAAATCTGAACGTGATAGACTTACGGCAATATTCTTGAGCGGATGTGAAGAGAATGGACTTGAAAAAAGCAAAGCAGACAAGCTTTGGAAAAATCTCCTCGGATGGGGGTCGTACGGTTTTAATAAAAGTTTGCAAGCCAATGAAACCATTAACGTTTTTGAAAATGAAATAGTTGCACGGAAAGAAATAAAAGATATCAAACCTGGTGATCTCCTATTTTCCCGCGACGAATTCAGTGGTAAGATCTTCCTCGAGCCTGTGACAGCTTTGCATGATCATGGTGAACTCGAGCTTATAGAATTTACGTTTGACGACGGGAGCGTAGTAAGATGCACACCGAACCACAAATTCAGAACGACGACGGGAGAAATGCTTCCGATCTCAGAGATAATGGCAAGAGATCTAGAAGTAGCGTCTCTTGCAGATGGTGTGGATGTTCTATCAGAAATGAGCGAACGCATTACGAAAGTTGTATAAATCAACACGTTTGCAGATGCGGCTCTGAATTCTTTGGGTTCGCTGGCACGAATCCAGATCTAAAAATTCATCGAAAGACATGCGAAATTTATGCGAGGTGGCGTGCTGGCATAAACGCAAAGAGCGGAGCACTCGCGTATCCAAGGATGATAGAACGTGGGAAGCTTGAGACTTGGAAAAGTAACATAGGAAAATCTGTCAGTGCTGCCATCTTATCAAATCCAAAAGAGATAGAGCGTAGAAAGGAATTGTCCAAGATGACTATCACGGCTTGGGCCAAATCAAAAGATGGTAGAAAGAAAGAATCTGAAACTGCGATAAAAACGTCAGCACGTCAAGACATTCAAGAAGCCAGGTCTACAGCTTTACAGAATTGGAGAGATGAAAAACCTGAAGATTTTTATCAAAAGTGTATAGTCGCGATGCATAACACGTTTGTTAGCAAGCCGCAATTGATTTTGTTTAGAGAATGCAAGAAGATTGATTCTGGATTTAAGCACAATCAGCAAATCAAGAACGAATTGTTCAGCAACAAGACAAGAAGAAGACAGATAGACGTCTTGCAACTGACAAAGAAGATTATAGTCGAATTCGATGGACCGTGTCATTTCAGAAAATTTAGAGCAGGACAAGATTTGGGAAAGACTAAAGTACATGACAACGAACTAAACGAAGTGTTGTCTGCTTCTGGATACGCAATCGTTCGTGTGTCTTACGAAGATTACTATCATCGTCAAGGTGGTTCATTCTCTCAAAGAGTCTTAGAACAAATAAAGTCTTTAGTAGAAAATCAAATTCCTGGAATCTACAAGGTAGGAGAAGCATATGACAAGTATTGATGCTTTAGCAATTTTTATAGATGAGACAATCGAAAAAATTGAAAAAGGTGCAGATCCAAATCGCGCATTTGAAAGACTGGCAAACAAAATTCGTGAATACGAATTTTTTGAAGATTTAGATATTTCGTCAAAGGAAAATATTAAAAAGATTAAAAATACAGTTCGTGGAAATCAAGACGAATATATTGGCATTATTGATTTACTTCGTTTGATGAAAAAATGTTGCTTGTCAGATTAAGGTTCTTTTTCATGCCAAAAATAATCTACGCTAAGAACATCGGCAAGCATCAGACATTCGACGTCGAGCTCGCTCACCCTGATCACCAATTCTTCCTGTCTAACGGTCTCTTGACTTCTAACTCGCACTCAGACGCGTATTCAGTCATGACGATGCAGTGTGCTTACCTAGCCACGTACTATCCGATGGAGTGGTATGCCGCAGTGCTAACCAAAGGTCAGTCGGGAGAGTTACAACAATACGTAGGTGACATCAAGCGCGCAGGCATCAAGTTGCTTCCCGTCGATGTCAACTCGAGTAAGGCAAACCATGTCATAGAAGGAGACATCATCAGGTTAGCTCTCAGCTCTGTGATCGGCGTCGGTCCCGCTGCGATCGAGAAGATCGTTTCTAATCAACCGTACACGGACTTCATAGACTTCGTCATTCGTTCTGGCGTAAGCAAGACTGCGATCTCTCCGCTGATCAAGGCTGGAGCGTTCGATTGTCTGCACTCAAACATGAAAGAGCTTGAAGTGAAGTTCACGTTTCTTGACGACAACAAGGAATACAAAAAGAAGACGAGAGGGAAAAAAGAAGGTTCACATTGTTGGGAAGATTATGTAAGATACTTCAACACACCGTTGGGAATTCCTGACTATCAACTCCATGAAAAGGTCGCGTTTGAAAACGAGCTGTTCGGTTTCTCTCTCCGCGGCTCTCCGTTCGAGATCTTGGATCGCGACAAGAAGATCGACGCAGTCGTTGGAGCTGACAACATATTCGAGGGACACGACCACTTCGTCGAGAGCGATTGGGAGGTCGGTGTCATTCCAGTCGTCGTCAAGAGGATCTTCGAGAAGCCGCAGCGAAACGGTCAGATGATGGCGTTCTTGACGTTTGAAGACAAGAACAACGTCCCGTTCGACGCGCCGTGCTTTTCGACGATATGGAAGTGGATCAAGCCGATAACCAAGGTGTCGAGCGTCTACTTAGCTACGTTCAACAGAAAGCTTGGAGATGAAGACGGCGGGTTTGTAGTTGGAAAGCCAGGGTTCGCGCACTCGATGAATTCAGCTCAAGGATACATGATAGACTTGGACTCAGTTGAAACATGATATTGTTTGTAATTCTTAAAACTTGCACACTTCGTGCAATAACGCGTCACGTTTATCACGAAAACTTCGTTGTTTCTTATCGTGACGTTGTCGTTTGTTACGATAAGAAAGCACGTGCACAAGCAGAAAGCACATACACGTTGCCAGCTACATCAGCACGATATTTTGTATTGGTGAGACAATGACACTGTTCGTTCACATTTTGCGCAGACCGATCGCGTATCCAAACGCTTCACGCGTCAACGAGATGGACGTGCATTCAAGAGCAAGCAGTATTCAGATGTTTAATAGGATCCCGTGGGCTCACGCTTATTGCCACGCAGGAAGAATTGGCAATCGTTCAATACCTTTTTCTGTTGGTGCGTGGTATGATGGTCGTAGACAAGCGAATGTTTAGAACGACGAAATGAATGTCGTATTATTTGCAACTCTCAAAGCTTGTACACTTCGTTCAGGAACTCGTCGTAATGAGGCTGCTGTGATAAACTGTTGTTATCATGACGGTGTAAATCGTTACGACAAACGTGCTCGCGCAGAAGCATACAGTCACTTTTTTATCTTACCTGGCAGTTCAGCTGCGTATCTAGCGTGGGCTAGATTTTTGATTTTTTCAAAACTCACGAGGAGTTTGATATGAACAAACGTTGTAAGAACATTTACGCGATCGCTTCTGACATCGTGTTGGGAAAGGTGCCGACGAAGGAAGAGATCGTCGCCAAGGAACAAGAGTTTCAGAAAGTGTGGGACGGCTCTGGTCAGACAGACTTTAGCTTCTACGATCATCCAGACTACATGTACCTCGCGTTGAACTCGTGGACAGTTCGCAGCTGGTCTGACGTCGAGTACTGCGTCAAGCACGACTTGTTGCTGAAACCGAAGCGAGTGTTCGACTACTGCGGCGGGATCGGTATGTCTGCGTGTTTGCTTGCCACGGTGTTTCCTGACGCTGAATGCGTCACACACAACATCGCTCCGAAGCAACGTGACGCGGCGTCAGAGCTGGCTAGACGTCTGAACTTGTCGAACGTCAAGGTCGTCGACAAGATCGAGCGTGACTGCGATCTGTTGCTCGCTCAGGAGACGTTCGAGCACATCAAGGATCCATTCAAGGGAATTCAAGAGTTGCTCGACGTCGTCAAGCCGAAGCAATATCTCGACGCTAGCACTTTTGGAATCGTCAGTCCAGGTCACTTCGACGTGTACACTCTCGAGGGAAGAGACGTTCCACGTGACAACGCCAAGCGTCCGTTCAACGCGATACTGCGTGCTAACGGTTTCGAGAGGTATTGGAAGCTTCGAGGACTCAAGTCACCGTACAACGGACACCCTGCACTGTGGGAGAAGAAGTCATGATAGTTAACTGGATCGAAGACGGATACGGCAACATGTCGTGTCACGACAACTCTGTCACTGGTTCAGCCTTACAGAGCAAGGTGGCTGACATTAGTTTCGTGGACGGCGTGTGGTTTGTTAACCGCGACGAGGGACGTGACGGTCCGTTTGAACTTCGTGAAGCGATGAAGCATGTTCTAAAAATCGTTGGAGGAAAGAGAATAAATGAGTTCTAACAATGAAGTGTGTCTTGTCGTGCCGTCGATCAGAGAGAAGTGCTTGTATGATTTTATCGAACGCTGGAACAAGATCAAGTTGTTCGACGTCGTCGACTTGCTCGTCGTCGAGGACAACGATAGCAAAACGTTCAACTTGCAAGGAGCGACGTGTAAGCTGGGTCATTTCTCGTGGGAAGAGATAGACGCTCAACTGGGAGACTCAAGTTGGATCATTCCTCGTCGTTCAGACACAGTGAGGTCGTTCGGATATTACGAAGCCTGGAAGCAGGGATACAAGTACGTGATCACGTTGGACGACGATTGTTATCCCACGTCAGAAGCTGAAGGCATCACTTACGATGGAAGGGCTTTCGTGAACGAGCATCTCAAGTTCATGAAGGGTGGATTGACTAAGTGGCACAGCACACTCAGTAACGTAAAACCTCGTGGGATTCCGTATTTCAATGTCGGAGCAAGACGAGCAGTGCTTAACCACGGGCTGTGGACAAACGTTCTCGACTACGATGCCCCGACTCAGCTTGTCAATCCAGCTAAGGAGAAGTTCTCGTTTACTACTCAAGTCATTCCAGCTGGATTTTATTTCCCGATGTGCGGAATGAACGTGGCGTTTTCTAGAGAGATCGCAGTTTTGACGTACCACTTGATGATGGGCAAGTCGTTGGGCAACAACATGACTACGAAATATCTTGAAGTGCTGCCGTTCGACAGGTTCGGCGACATATGGTCGGGAATCTTCATGAAGAAGATCGTCGATCACTTGGGCCTCATCGTGACCTCAGGTCTTCCGTACATCCATCACGAACGTGCGTCAAACCCGTTTACGAATCTCAAGAAGGAAGCTAACGGTCTAGAGGTAAATGAATTTATGTGGGAGCACGTCGACAAGCTCGTTCTCGTTGGAAATGATCCCGTGTCGTGTTACGAGCAGCTGGCGCTTCACATCGCTGATTTCGTTGTTGATTACCCTAAGTTCAGCGAGTACGACGATTATTTTCATACGCTGGGTTCTGCGATGTCTGTTTGGGCCGGATTGTTCAAGGAGTGACATGAAACGAAAACAAAGAATATTCATGCTTGAAGGGCCCGACGGGTGCGGAAAGACTCAGATCGCCAAAGAGCTGTCGCGTCGATACAGGATCCCGTACTTCAGGATGGACACACAACACCAGAATTGGAAAGTCCCTGGTGCGTTTGTGAACGCCCTACGCTACGACCAGACTTATTCAGTCGCGTTCTTGAAACAAACGGGATATAGCGTGGTCCTCGACCGTGGGTTTCCATCTGAGTTTTGTTATTCCAAGGTCTTCAAGAGGAAGACTGACGAAGTTGTGCTATGCGACGTCGACGAAGCATTCGCCGACTTGGGCACGGTGATCATCATCCCGATGCGAAATAGCTACGCTTCTGTCAAAGACGAAGTCGTTCCACTCGAAAAGATGCAAGAAATCCACACGACGTACCACGATTTCTGTAATTGGACTGCCTGCAAGACGATCCGATTCTATACTGACGATTTCTTAAACGACTTAGACTTAGAGATTCCAGAGATCAAGAAGGGATTGAGAGACGTTGAAGAATTTGGATTCGATTTTTCAATCAGATACAAGTGCGGATTCAACAGAGGAACAAAATGAAACTTTGGTCGATAAATAAATGGCTCTGTTACACTGGCTTCAGGATTTACGTCGTCGTCGGCGAACCAGGAGAAACTGAAATAGGTGTCATGTATTGGGGTAGCGCTGGCAACGAACGTCCTGCGAAATTTCCAAAATGGACACGTAAATGAGGATTGGCTATTCGTTTTGGGGATTTCTCGCTGACGTTAAACTCGACGATAACCACAACGAAGTGTCGTCTCCAGACGGGAACGCGACATACGGGTGGTCGATAATCTGGGAAGCTCAGCGTCGTGGACACCAGGTCTTCGCGATGCAGAAGGACAGAGATTATCCAGCTTACAAGTCATTCCACGAGCGTGCGTTTTCGGCGTTCTCTCAGCAGAAACGCTTGTCTGCGTACGAAAACATCATGCACACTCAGGGCTCGTCGCAGATGTTGCCAGAGCTTGACGTGCTTTTGATCGAGTGGCGGTTCCCGATCAACGGCAGAAATTGTGACGTGAAAGAAAACGGAGATCTTGACTTCGATTCGTTCAAACATCAACCTGACTTGCACAGACAAGTCGAATTGCTGAACCACTACAAGCAAACGAAAACGAAGATCATTGTTTGGGACCTCGACCACAAGCTGACAGAGCAAGATGAAATCATGTGGCAACCTGACGTTGTGTTCGAAACCTCCTCGAGGCCTCGGCGTTTACACAAAGACAGAGTTAGGATAGAACCACCAACTGTTGTTTCAGACCTTCTGCAGTGGTCGCCGATGTTTCCAGACCCAAACAGAAAGCTGGTGTATGTTGGCAGTAGGTACGAGAGAGACGACGTGATTGACGAATGGATAAAGCCTGTGTCAGACGCGTTTCCTTATCAGGTCGAGTTCTACGGTAATTGGCTGAAAACTGTCGACGATTGCAGGGCTCGTTGGCCGAACGTTAAATATTGTGACAGGATCACGACGAGCGGCTTCAGAGACGCTTACGGGACAGCAGTCGGAGTTCCATTGCTCGCGAAGAGATCGTATCTTGAATCTGGGTTCATAACTCCTAGACCTTGGGAAGCGATTTTGTTTGGCACTCTTCCGATCGGACTCGCGAGCGCAAACGGAATAAGTCAATACGTTCTTGACGAATTTGTGGCTAAGGACGGTCTAGATATGATAGACGTCGTTGAGAGAATGTCGAAGTTATCTAGAGCAGAGAAAGAGAAGCTGAGGGAAAAGAATGTGGAAAAACTTGGTTTCATGGATGTCAAGTTTTTTGTCGACGAGCTCGAAAAAGCAGCGAAATAACGAAACAAAGAAAGAGGAAATCAAGATGCCTGTTTTCAAGATGACGAAGGTGACGTTTAGGAATACTGACGGAGTTAATCCCAAGAAGTCAAACAGACAAGGCGGACCGTTCGAGCTGTTCTCTCCAATCGACATCAACACTAGAGGAACGAAGTCGATCAAGCTTGGCGTGTTTTGCAATCTTCCCGTCATAGTTCAAAGCTTTTACGGGTCAACTTGTGAAGTCATTCCAGCGGGAGCCGAGTTGCACACTCTTATCGTCACTGGAGGATCTAACATGTCGTTGAGTCGCGGTGAGCTCGTCGCCACTTGCTTCGTGATCGACAACACGAATGTCGAGATCGCCTGACGATGGATAGACCTGAGTGGGACGAGATTTGGATGACGTTCGCCGTCCATCTCTCGAAACGAAGCACTTGTCAAAGGGCTAGCGTAGGCTGCGTGATCGTGTCTGACGACAACTGCAGAGTGTTGTCGATGGGATACAACGGAAATTACAAGGGAGGAAAGAACATCTGCGAAACTCCCAACGGAGAAATAAACCCTGGACAATGCTGTTGTCTTCACGCTGAAGAGAACGCTGTCATCAAGCTTAACTACAACGATCCGTCAGTGAAGAAGCTTTACACGACGACTTGTCCTTGTTTCGTGTGCGCTAAACGGATCATACAAGCAGACATCTCGCAGGTCGTGTATTTCAACGACTACAGAAAGACAGAAGGTTTTGAACTGTTGAAAAAAGTCGGGATCGACATCCATAGATATGTTGGAAGCGTAAACGATTTCAACGGAGACTGTGCATGACGTATCACAAATGGAAAACTGTCTCTGACGGTTACGAGTGCGTCAACTGCGGCAAGAAGAAAAGCATGTCTCAGACGATGTACAATGTCGACGTCGATTTGTGCGACGAGCATTTGGTCGTCTTTGAGATTGAAGACAACAGTTGCACGTGTGACATACGCGATCTGATGTCTAACGGTCATACGACAGGGTGCAAATTCAAAAAGAAGTGAGGAGAACAGAATGAAGAAAGTTATAACGAAACCAGATGGAACGAAAGAAGAGATCGAAGGAACTGCCGAGGAACTCGCTTCATACGAGAAAAAGCTCAAGGAATCAATCGTGCAGGAAAAGAAGACTCCAGGACTTTTGACTGACGAGCTGCGCCGTTTCGATTGGCGAAGCCCGCATGAGTATCGTGATTACCCTCACTCTGAACAGTGTCAAATCGCTCTCGCTGCCCGAGGTTCGTGGTTGTACATCACACCTCCGATGTGCACTTGCGGTGCTGATTTGAGCTACGTCGTTTATCCGTACACGTTTACTTCGACGTACACGTATCCTTCGTCAGGTTCGTTGATCGTGTCGTATGGCACTCCCGTCGCGACTAACTGCGACAGCACTGGAAACAATTTCGTGGGTTACAACTACAATTGATGTCATGACACAAAAAGAATGCCGCTAGAAATCGATCTAGCTGCAAACAGGAGGTCGCTTATGACTTGCGGAACTGATACTGTATGATGCGTAAAGGCATTAAAAAGTTGAAGGATCTTTCTGAGCAACACGGTCTCTGGAGTCAGATGTCTGTCCGGCTTCACATCAACGACAGAGTCGTGTTCAGGAAGTTGCTAGACGACGTTGGAATGAATTTCCAGGAATTTTTCACAGCGTGTATGGAAGCGTTCTTGAGAGCTGACCCGAGTGCATTGAAGATCATCAAGGATTGGAAAGATTTGAACGTCATCCCGCGAGAGATGCGTGACAAGTACATGCTGTCTCACAGGGAGAGGGACGACATAGCGAAAGAACTGTATGACATGCAGGAAAAAGAGAAAGGAAAGCAATGAGTTCGATCGAGAGAAAGATGAGAAGACAGCAACGTCGAAAGCATTTCGAGACGTTCACTGAAGAGTGGAACTTGGCGAAGAGGACTGGGCAGCTAGTGAATGGCAAGCTTCTTGGAAAGAAGCCGTCGTTCAGCCAGTTTTCCAAGAAGCTAGACATGCACGAGAGAGCAGAGAAGATCAAGAGCATCGTCGAAGCAGAGAAGGCTCGTCGTGAAGCCGATAAGAACGTGGATCTCGAGTGGAAGGACGAAGCTTGAAGATCGTAAAACAAAGCGTAGAGTTGCTTTCTGTCACACAAGATTCTTTAAAGTTGATAGAACGCGCTGCTAGAACTTGTTACAAGAGTGAAGACAAGATCGGTCCTGGAACTGCCGAGAGACTCGTTGAAAGTTGTCTCAACAAAAATCACATGTCAGTGATCGAACACGCGTCTGCGACGTTTCACATCTTGTGTGACAGAGGAGTTTCGCACGAGATCGTCAGACATCGAATCGCGAGCTACAGTCAAGAGAGCACGAGATACTGCGCGTACAACAAAGAAAAGTTCGGTAATGAAATTTCTGTGGTAGAACCACCAGGATTGACTTTCACTCAATCTGATTGTTGGAGGTCAGCGTGTCAAATTTCAGAACAAACGTACTTAAATTTGCTTTTAACTGGCGTGACTCCGCAGATCGCTCGCTCAGTTCTTCCGACGTGTCTCAAGACAGAGATCGTCATGACGGCAAACTTCAGAGAGTGGGTGCACTTCATCAACTTGAGAACTTCAAAGGCAGCTAATCCGCAGATGAGAGAGATCGCCACGATGATCGAGGACGAGCTGATGAAGGTGTGTCCGTTGATCTTTGTCTATTTCCACGAAGTTAACGAGCAAGGAGCAAGAATATGAATTGGAATTGGCTTTTTGGAGACCCTCATGGTTGTGACAAGATGTGCGAAAAAGCAAAGCTCGCGGAGAATCTTGACAAGAAGTTATGTGAAAAAAGTTTTAGCGAACAACTTCACGATGAATTGCGAGAGGGATATCTTTGCAAGGGAGGCGTCAACGATAGTTACCAATTCACAGAAAGGCCGCCACCGCCGTCTGGACAGTTCAGCAACCTGTATAAAGAAAAGTGCGACAAGTTGACTGATTCGTTTGCTCAGCCAACTCCGATAAAGAACGATCTTCCCGCAGTCAAGGATCTCGTTGCAACTGACATCTCTGAACGTGCAGAGTTTGGTCTCAAGAAGTACGGCACGTATCTGCAACCGAACAACGGGCGTGACTTTCTCGTAGACGCGTATCAGGAAGCGCTTGATCTCGTTCACTATCTCAGGGGTTTGATCTACGAGAGGGACGGTAAATGAAGCACAGATTCGTTGTCGTTAACGATGACTACGATCGCAAAGCGCTTTACGCGAACGGCAAACTCGTCAAAGTAGCAGGAAACATAAGTCCAAATGACATACTGGATTTTCTTAACGTCAAAATCGGCGTAAGCTATTGTCATGACGACATGACTGCCTTCCCAGAATACTTGAAAGACGTGAACTTGGAGAAAGAATGATATTCGCTATCGAACACGATCGTTGCAACGAATTTGACAAGTTTGAATATTATTGGTGTGAAGACATGCTACAAGACAAGTTGTCTCTGATCGTCGAAGCTGCTCAAGAAGAGTACATCACACACGTGAAAGAGCGAAAGAACACGCTTGAGCCGCAATACAAGCCAGAATACTTCATTCCTACGCTCGCGTCAGACGACATGACGATAGGCGAGCTAAAGAGGTTGAGGAAAGAATACGATAAAAATCTCGAAGAATATAAAAAGTCGAATAAGAAAAACTTCAATGACTTTTTGAAAAGTCGTGGTATTATTCCTATCATCGAATGGATACAAAGTTGTAAAGAACTTCCGACGGTGTTTCTGCCGTGGGGTCATCTTCACGGATTCAATTTGGAGTATTGATGAGAATAATCGTCGACCAAGACGAAGTAATTTGCAGGTTCGTCGAACGCATGCTCGAATACTGGAACGAAGACAAACACACAAGCGTGATGAGAGATGACATCAAGGACTGGCGGATGGAAAGTACGTTGGGACAGGGATCGGAAGATTTCATCAGATCTATGATGAGATATCCTGAACTGATGCGGGATCTTGCGCCAGTAGAAGGCGCGATATACGGCATGAAGAAGCTCATAGACGCTGGACACGACGTCGTCATAGCGTCAGCTGTCCCTCGCTGCGCCGGCGTAGTGTACAATGGCAAACTAGAGTGGCTTAGACGTAACATGCCGTGGTTTGACCTCAATAACTTTGTCGCCATACACAGAAAGGGTCTGTTGCAGGGAGACATCCTGCTGGATGACGGTCCTCACAACATTCAAGAGTGGACTCAATCTGGAAAACCTGCAGTCGTGTTTGACGCGCCGTGGAACAAAAACTGCAAATGCGCGCACAGAGTCAAGCACTGGAACGAGTTTCTGAACCTGATAGAAAAGTTGGCGAAAACTCAGTGATGGTTCGTAAACATGTAATCGCTTTAGCTGTTTCTTTTTTCATCTTGAACGTCTTTGACGCCATTTCAACTGTTCTTTCGATAAACGCTGGGAACGTCGAATTGAATCCAATCATGAACAATTTGCTCGAGAATGATGTCACGACGTTCTTGTTGTTCAAGATTTCCATCGGAACGGCGCTTGCTGTTTACTTCGCGTTGAGAAACAATAGAACAGTGAATGTCGTGTTGGTCATTTCAGTTTTTGCGTATTTTGCCACAGTAGTGAACAACACGCTGCTTTTCTTGGTGACTAGATGACTAGCGAATACGAGCTCATTATTCCAGACGACGAGTGCATCGATGAAATCATAGAAGGCGTGCTTGTAGAAGACGACAAGGACGAAAAAGAAATGGAACGTGCAGTCAAGGACAGCCAGCGTTTTGTCAAGAGTCATTTGGCGTTTCATTGCCCAACGTGCGGAAGTGAAATGAACGGCCGGAAAACATATCTATTGAAAATAGAGAATGGCAACGTTGATTTCAGGTTGTGCTCGTTGTTTTGTGCAGTTGTAACTCAAAAGAGATATTGTCGTCGTGGCACAGCTTCTAGCATAACGACAAATCAACAGTGATTTACATTCTCTATTTGACGTTGTACAATGTTTTCATAAAATGACGGCCGCCTCCGTCAAACTTAACAAGATGGCGGAAACTTAAACGAAAGAAACGGAGAACGAAATGAGCAACACTACTTTGGATGGACTTTTCGCGAAGGCTGTGGCGAAGGCGGAGCAGGAGAGTCTCGAGCGTCGACAGCGTGTCGTCAAGGGAAGTCATCTTCTTCCGACCCTTCTCGAGCTCGTCACTACCAACAGCGATTTCCTCGTCGAGGACAAGACTGGTTTCCACCACGTTCGCAACGCGACTGACGCCGCGAATGGTATCAAGAACAAGCAGCTTTGCATTGCTCGACGTGGAGGTCGAGTCACTCTGGCGGGATTCACGCTTGACAGTCCAGCAGTCGTGCAGATTTCCGAGGAGCAGGCGAAGGCGAAGCACCTCGGTCGAGTGCGAGGCGAGATTGACTTTGACAAGTCGGATGACGAGATTCTAGGCGCGTTCAAGGCTGCTCTCGCAGTTCTCGCGGTCGTGACGCCCGTCGTCGAGAAGCCGAAACGCGCACCGAAGGCTGTCGTCGAGACTCCTGCTCCTGTCACTGAGACTCCTGCTCCTGTCGCTGAGACGCCTGTCGCTGAAATTCCTGCTCCTGTCGAGACGCCTGTCGTCTAGCAGTGTAGCGGAAACGTCAACGAGTTGAGTGCATGCTCGTTGACTTTATCTGGTGGCAAGGGTCAATGGGCGTCCTTGCCACCAGAGTTTTTTCATTTTGTATATCAGTGTTAAAATGTTTCAAGGAGGTTTTTGATGAAGCAAGAATACACTACGTGGATTGAAAGCTACGAGCATGACTGTTGGACGCATGGACACACAGTGAAAGGAACGTGTTCTTCTGCGACAGAAGACATGGTAGACGACTTCCCAGAACTTCGACGTGCTAGGGGATTCGTTTATTGTTCTGCTGGCAGATATCAACATTGGTGGTGCGTGACTGAAGACGGAGACGTAGTTGATCCGACTGCGAGCCAGTTCATGCTCGATGAAGGTCACAAACTCTTGTACGAAGAGTTAGACGACGCGACTGTCGAATTAATCATTCCAAGCGGTGTTTGTGCTGACTGCGGCGGCGACGTGTTTCACGGAGATTCGTTTTGCTCAGTCGAATGCGAGAGCAACACGATAAAGTACTTGAACAGAGAACTTGTCGTTGACGTGAACGAATGATAGAACTCATCGAGATCATCGTCGGTTTAGTCAGCTTCGTGGTCGCGATCAAAGCGCTCGTGACTCTCGTCTTGCTCGCCTTGCTTTTCGCGATATGCTTTCCTTTCGCTTTGATGAACGACTCCAAGAAAGCGATGAACGAGTCGATAGACGAAAGCAGAAAGCTGTTACGAGAAATAGAATTAGAATACGAGCGAGAGCGTTTGACGGGTTCAAACGAAAAAAATCATTAAGAAATTACGTTGTACAATGTGACAATGAGGAGAAAAATGGAGCTTACGTTTGAAGGGAAGTTTGTAGTCGTGGTACTTGCGTTTGCTGCGATTGGATTGTGCTTTTGGTTGCAGCCGCATGTCACTGGGATTGTGCTTTTCGGCGTGCTCTGTGTGGCGATATTTTTGGTTTTTTCTTTCTTGATCACATGTATTTGGGATGATTTTTGATACGAGATCATCGAAACGATCGAAAGGAGCAAGCGTGATCGAATACTTTGAGCTGGGACCAACTCCGTGCGACGAACCTTGTGCTCAGGTTGGAGAAGAAGGATACGAGTTGAGAGCACGAGCCGAGTGCGAAAGGTTCATCGCGTTGCTCGTCAAGCGATTTGGTGAACCTCCGAACGGGTCGTCGTACGTTGTCAAGAGCAATTCGCACGACTTTGGAACGTATTACGAAGTAGCCATCAAATACGTCACGAATTTGAACAGCGAAGCAGTGATGGCCTACATGTTCAAAGTCGAAGACAATCTTCCGTGTTCGTGGGACGACAAAGCTTGACGATCAAGAACGGTCAATTGATGTACAAGATAAGGAGTCCTGACGGGCAATACTTGAAGAAGTGCGGTGATAGAAAATTATCTTGGGTAGAAGAGAGAGACGCCACATTTTTCAGAAAATGGACTCACGTTAGACGTTGCTTGAGAGTTGGAACGTTGGCAAAGAATCTAGACGACGCTGACACGTTCGAAGGGTTGCCGTTGTCAGCGTTGAGAGTTCTTGAATACAAAGTGTCGATCTTGAAGACGAGACGGTGGAGCAGGTTGAACGAAATCAACAAACTGAAAGGAAGCGAAAATGAATCTGACGTTCAAGGAGTGGCTGACGGCGCTGAACAAGATAGTGAACGAGGAACTTGAAGTAGAGTTGACTGACATACAGGAGTTCGAGATGCGTCAAGCTAGGGGATATTTTTCCGACGGGAATTCTCCTAGGTCTTATTACGACGAGTGTCTCACGACGCCAAACGAGAACTACGTAGACCCGACTGAGCTGCTTAAGGAACTCTGAAATGCTTTTTCTTTTGACTTGGCTTTGGTTCGGTTGTTTCACTGCTGCCATCTTTCACTACGTCGTCAAGCAATAGGAAAGCAATTCGTATGCCTCAACTCTCAAGATCATATTTCGCCAAGATGTCTAAGGACGGTGAATCGATCTACGAAGAGATAAACGGCGAATTGGACAACATGACTTCTAATTTCTTGTCTACGCTGCTCGCCTTGTGCGGAGAGAACGAGGCTTCTAGATTTGACTCGCTTATCCACTTCTGGACTCCAAGCGACGGGTCTTTCTTCTGGACAAACGACGAAGTCCTCGGAGTTCCAGAGAACACGTACGTAATACTGATCGAAGAACGATTGGCGAAGAGATTGAAGAGTGAAGACAACGAGTGCAAAATCATTCAGTTTCCAAAGACCACGAGGACAAATTCATGAAATTGACTTTAGAAGGAGCGCTGCGCTGGCCAGATGACGGTTGCAAGGACATCGTGTTTATCAACGCACGTACTGTCAAGACGTACGACGACGACGTTACACACAGACTTACTCTCGCAGCAAAAGTTCAAGATGCTTCTGCTTTCGTGAAAGAATACGAATTGGACACGATCAAGCTCGTCGAAGCAAGGGGTTCGAGAGTTTACAACTTCGAGGGAATTCGTCGACTTGACGTCCGCATCGAGCTGTACAACTACGCAAGCAATCAAGTCGTTGAAGAATCGTTTGCTGTAATTTCGTTCTCTAGCTTGGACGACCTCTGCAACGAGCTGAACAGGAAGTGATATGAAACCAAACAACAATACCGTCAAAGTGCTGCGAATGTTTGCATACGACGTGCATGCTAAAAACTTGACCTGCACTTCGACTTTCATTTCGAAAAGAACTGGAATTAGACTTGACTCATTGTCGTCGCTTCTCAAGAAGATGTGCGATGCTCGACTTCTGAATAGAATTCCAGGAATAGGTCCACGCGGTGGGTTTGGATATTATTTGAATAGTCCGGCTTCTGTGCTTTAACTGAGGAGCGCACGTGAACAACAAATTTGATTTTCTGTCAGAGCTAGTCGAACTCGTTTGCATCTGGGCAGTCGTGACTGCGCCTCTCGCGGCTTTGCTCGGTCCGTTGATCATCGCGAACGTCTACGGTATGACACGGTGAAGCTTGAGGAACACGTGATAGTGCCAGTGTCGACGCTAGCCAAAGGCGCCAGGTACACTAAGATGTGGTGGTTGGGATGGGTCGTGGTGTCTCTGCTCACACTCTGTGTAACGTTTTTGTGTGGTATGGTAGTGGCTCACAACAAAAACAAAGTAGTGATAGACGAGGCTCTGGGTCACGTGGACAATTTGCGTGCCGAGGTGGTGAAGCTGTCTAAGACACAAATAACGATCTGGGAAAGTCAAAAGCAAACGTTGGGCACGTTGAACGTCGCGCTCGACTTCATAGAACGAAAAGAAGAGCTGAGAAAAGCGAATCAAGGATTAGTCAAGGAAAGGAACAGACGATGAAAGACTTTTTGGGCAACGAGTTGGTTGAGGGAGACTACGTGTCGTATGTCGTTCGACACGGAAGCTCCGTCTATCTTCACGTAGGCGAGGTCGTTGGCTACAAGCTTTGCGACGTGTACGGAAAAGCTGTCTACAAGCTGCAAGCTATCTGCGCTGAGAAAGAATACAACAAGTGGCGCTTGCTCAAGTGCGGCAAGCCAATCACTCTTTATAATCCTACCATTGTCAGAGTTCCTTCGTTCGAGATTCCTCTTGAACTTTCTGACTTGTTCACTGAAGCGTCGGTTTCGCTATGAGGATCGGCGTGTTCGATTCGACTGACACAAACCAGAACGTAGTTAGACTTGAAGACACGTTGAAAGAAATGCTTGACAAGACAGACGGAGTGTTGAACGACAGGTTCGTAGCGATGATAACCGATTGCATGTTTTACGTTCGTAACATCAAAATCTCAACGAAGCGAGGGAAAAATGAATAGCGTAATGTTTTGGGTGATGATCTTCTGCATTTTCGTAAACGCAGTCATAGCGATTCTGAACAACAACGCCGGAAAAAGCATAGGCTTCCAGGTGTTTAGCGCCTGCATTTGCGCGTTTACTGCGTTGCTGTATGCAGTTCGAAACAACGGGTGAAGCGATGAATGAGTTAGAAGAAGCGTTTTTGATCACGAGAGAGTTGTCGAAATCTCGTGGAAACTTGTTCAGGTGGTATCAGCTTAGAAACGCCATCGACTGCGTCTCTACGTTCAGTTGGAACACGCCGGTATACAAGAAACTGTTTTTTCTTCAGAAGACAGACGCATTCATTAAGAAGCTTGTCAAGATCGGTATGATCGAGAAAGTGCACGCTGGGTTGTACAACTTCACTTACCTCGCTTCAGTTAGTTCTATACCGAGGCACGATTTTCTTTTCAAGCTGACGAACGGATCTTAACGATGATGAACAAACTTCGCAAGTACAGGTGGCTCGTCATACTCTTCGTGCCGCTCATCGTTCTGATTCCAGCGGCATTCGTCTTTTACGTCGTAGAAGAATTCAAGAAGTCCATGGAGGAAGTAGACGAACCATGAACGAGCAGTTCAGCGCAGTCACAGACTTCTTGTTAAAGATAGTCGTGACATTCTTTTTCATCCACTTCGTGCTTGCGTTGATGACAAACGCGATGGCTGCTATATTGGCGTTGCTTGCGTCGGTGTGTTGCTTGGTTGTCGTCATGTTCATGTTTGATTGTTTTTGACATGTTCAGCAATTTCGTAATACAATCTCCATAATGAAGATAACGTTGAGCGACGGTTCTGAGATTGAAGAATTCTTGTTCGAGATGATCGAAGATCTCATAAGCGCGTCGACAGACTTGGGACGTAATTTTTCAGATGGCAACATGAAGAGGATGAACAGCGCTGCTGAAAAAGTGTACAACGTGTTGAAGAATTTGAAGCTCAAAGAAGATGTAGTAGTGAAAGGATGACCAACGTGCGATATCGTGAAGTGAAGTACGTGCCAAGTCAGCAGGACGTTTACATTCCGAAAGATCCCGGCATGAGCGGCTCGTATTTTCAGGTGTGGGAAACTCACGGTGAACTTGTGAAGGGAGTTCTCGTTGGCGTTGATCCCAGGACGCTGATTCAGCGTCGGGATCAAGTTGGCACAGTGTCGATTCACGATTTGGACGAGAACTGGGAAAAGTGGACGGCAGACTCGCTTTCAGTCAACTAACAAGTTACGAACCTCGAGCTATTTGTCTTTGCTAGTTATACATGAGGGTTCAAGCAGACGAGGCAAAGACGATGGACGATCTAGTGTCAAGCAAAAGATTTTATAACGGTGTTAAGTTCACGTGCATCGATGTCATGACAACTCACTTGGGTTGGAAGTACACTAAGTGCGTCATAGCAGTCGACGAGCATGACACTGAAGCGCCGTCGAAGCTTTTCTCCGAAGCTGATTGGAGCAAGATGGAAAAGGCGCAATGAACATGAACACGTATTTTGTACAGCTGTACTCAGACCTGCAGGCGACAATCATCAATCTGGTGATCAAGACAAGGACGCCTGAGATGGCGACTGCGAAGGCGCTAGAGGCATGCGAAAATTATATCGACGATTCGTTTGAAGTTCAAGTGACGCCTGTAAAATTTGTCAACGGCATTTTTATTCCACCGAGTTAGGGTGACATGAAGATATCGTACGTTTGGGAAGGCGCAGTCACTGAGATACACGACGATTACTTTTGTGCTAATCTCGTCGAGCTCACGACAGAGGGCGTTCCTGAAGAGCAAGCTGAGCTCTACAACAGCGCGGTAGATGAAGAAGACAGATACAAGATCCAGCCTGGCGCACAATTTTATTGGGTCGTCATGGGTCGTGACAAGAAAGCGAAATCATTCATCAAGTTCGTTGAGCACAGAGAGATGTCGAAGAACGATATGGACAAGTTTGTCGACATGTTCGAAACTTCCAGAAACACTTTGAGATGACATTTCAGTAGTTCTGTGTTACAATCATCTCATCATCGGAAACAAGGAGTAAAACGTTGAAGATTTCTAAAGAACATCTTGAAGAGTTGAGCGTGCTGTTTGACAAGGCTGAATGGGTTGCGAGTCAACTTGCGCTTGACGTCAGCAACCTCGAGTGGAGGATGCAAAACAACAATCTCGACATCGATGACGTTGAACTGGAACTTTCAGAGTTGTCACTTCTCGACGTGGAGAGCGCGCTCGACGACTTGAAGGCGAAGGTAACTGAACTTCAGGACGTGTATCCGGAGGAAGTGAAGTCATGAACGACGTGAATGACGTAAACCTTGAACGTGAAGAGATTCAAGACATCAGATCGTGGTTTGATCCGAAGAAGTCTTCGAAGGCGAATGTCATCGATTGCCTCGAGGTAACGTTCGAGGCTCAGTCGGATGTGCGATGCGCGAATGATCACTGGCGAGCGGACATGGCTTTGCTTGCTTTGATCAACGATCCTGAGATCACTGAAGCGTATCTGAAGATCTTGCGAAGCTATGGAGAATGACATGAATCTTGAACGTGAAGAGATTCAAGACATCAGATCGTGGTTTGATCCGAAGAAGTCTTCGAAGGCGAACATCATCGATTGTCTCGATGCCACGTTTGAAAATCAAGATAATCATGGTCATGAGTGGGCTCACTGGCAAGCTGACATGGCTTTGCTTGCGTTGATCAACGACCCTGAGATCACTGAAGCGTATCTGAAGATCTCACGAAGCTACGAGGAATGACATGAATCTTAATGAGATGATTTTTTATTCTATCTGCGTGATTTGTGCAGCTTACGCGCTCGGCAAGTACTACGAAATCTTCAAGTGACCCGCGGCGGGCGGTTCCCGTCACTCGAATCAAAGCAAAACGAGTTCAACACATGAGCAACGACAACAGGAATCAGAAGCACGATCGGAAGTCCTCTCGAAGGTACGAGGGAAGTGGAAAGAGCTTGTCCTCCAATCCATTCAAGGACACGCTGAAGAACGTCAGGGCAGGCCCAGAGTGCCTCGAGTGCCACGGTCCGATCGACACGATGTTTGGGTGGAGCCTGAAGGATCTCAACGGGACGCACAAGGACCAGCGACACGGTTACTTGCATCCCGATTGTCAAGAGCAGGCAGAATTGAAGTTCAAGGATCTCGCTGCGTCAGCGATCGATCCTGACATCGGTAGTCTCGTTCCCGAGCACGTCAAGTTTGTCGACGGTCGTCCCGGGATCCGCGTTCCTCTCTACTCTGAAGACGAGATCGAGGAGATCGTCGGAGGTCAGCGATGAAGACTGCTGACGAGTTGTTCGTGTCAGACACGGGATGGATCGTGACAGGACGCGGATCGTGTTACTCTCGGTCAAAGCGAAAGGTTGTCGTTAGGCTCGGCGTCTCGTTACAAGAAGTCAAGGACTACGCTCAGGAAGAGAAGAACACGTGGTTTGGTCAAGAGTTCTACGCTTTCTACGATCGTTTTCCAGAAGTAGACATGGAGAGAGCTGTCGACTCTAGCGGGTGAAAGACATGTACAAGATCACGTCGAACGGAGGAAATTTTTGCAGATGCATCAAGTCAAAAAGCGTGCTGCTTGCTGCGTGTGATTACGCGAAAGTCATCGGATTCGACAGCGCAGAAAGATTGACTGGTCTTCTCGGCGGAGAAGGCGAGTTCATAGCCTTCAAGAATGGAAGCGAAATTAAAAGCAGGCCATTCTACGTTGAGTTTATTTAAGTCAGCAATTCAGTGTTACAATCTCTTCATAAACAAAGGAGCAACAATGTCGAACAACGGTAGCTGTCCAAAGAAGATGTACGACGACGGCGGTGGTAACTATCGGTTTCTCGTTCCAGGTACGAATCCAGTGACCCAGAAGAAGTGGTTCTGGGGAATCGTCAATAGGTCTGCCCGCGACGACAAGTCGAAGTGCCGCGTGTCGAAGCGACAGGAAGCTCGAGTCTACTGTCACGAAGGTGATGTCGTCGGTCTCGTAATGAGGCAGTGCCCGCTGCCTTGGCCGATCGGAGAGTACGATGACGTCAAGACGAACGTGAGCTACGGGTTGGTGCGTCTGTGATCAAAGACATCTTGATCGTGTATCAGCAAATTCCTGAAAGCACTGACGTCTTCTTTGTTTCGATGTCAGACTACGAATTCAAGTTGTTCTCTCGCATCGACAGAAAGTACACCAACATTGGCGAAATGAGTACGGATGATCTCAAGACAGCAGATCAGCTTTACAAGCTTTTGTTCACAGACTACGACACTGACACCCGTGGAAAGTGGGCTGACCTCAAAGTAGAAAATGCTACTACTCTGAGGTCAGACGGACTCATCGTGACTGGAATCGTGTTGTAAGATTGTACCCGCCCTAGCGAGACGTCATGTAAACGTGTCGTGAGTGGAGACGACTTCTAATTGTCTTCCGGGGTGGTTTTGGTCCTGTAGCTCAGCTGGATAGAGCGCCGCCCTTCTAAGACGGATGCCAGAGGTTCGAATCCTCTCAGGATCGTGAAAAGGAGAAGTCATGTCAAACAAGAAAAATATCACGAAGATCAAGCCTCTGTCGTCAACGCAAACGCCAAAAGTTCTTGACGTTCCCAAAGAGATTCGTCGTGTTCCAATCGCAGTGCGTGTGACAAACGATTTTTATGGCATGCCAATTGCATACATAACGTATGACGTGCTTATGACTGACTGTTCTGTCAAACGAGAGTACGGCAGGACGCTTCGAACGACGCAAACAATTGGCGCGCAAACAAACGATCAGGCAATCAGACCAGACTTGCTAACGACTTTGAAGGCAGCTCGCATCTTGCTTGATGACATCGAACACGCCTGCTTGACAATCGACGGACAGGAGATCACAAACGGATGAGTAAGAAATCGAAGTGGGATGGCAAGATACCGATCAATCAGTTCACTGGCAACGTTCCTCATTACAACACTGGTGACTCGTATGTCAACGGTTGTTTCGTGCCAAACGAGATGATCTACAATCGCGTGTTTCGCGACACGTTATACGACTTCTCGTTCGTCAGAGGACGCTCGGCTGCTTACGTGGAAGCGCACTCGATCTTCAGCGAACCTACAACGTACAACATCTTTCTTCACGACTTCGAAGAGATGATCCCGCTCATCTCATGTGGCCGGGTCGCTGCTGACTTCACGTATTGCAAACGTGGAGCCAACTACGGAACGAAGTTGGCTAAAGCTGATTCGCCGAAGTAAGATGGAGCAGAACGGGTTCGTAGACCAATGGTAAGCCGCACGCCTTTTAAGCGTTGAGATTGCGGGTTCGAATCCCGCCGGACCCACTTAGCGATTAAACAGGAGAGATTGATGGCAAACAAATTCGGTTCTATCACTAACATCGTGCTGGCGAACGTCGAAGATCAAGTCCCCGAAGTTGGGATGGGAGCGACGTATGTGCTTTGGACTGACAGGATGCCGTGCACGATCACTTGGGTGTCTGAAGACAAGAAGAAGATCAAGGTGCGAACTGACAAGAGTGTGCGAATAGATTCACGTGGCGCAGACGAGTCTCAAGAATATGAATTCTTTCCTGACCCGAACGGCGACGAGTTCACTGCCAAGCTCACAAAGCGTGGTTGGATTTCGTGCGGTAAGAAGTTCTTGATTGGTTGGCGAAAGCGGTATTACGATTATTCGTTTTGACGAGAAAGAGATAACACCAACATGTTTGAAATCAACACGGATTTTTATCGAGCGTGGAGTTTAACGAAAATTTCCAAGGGAACGCTCGTCGTCTGGCAGTCAACGCTCGTTTCAAATTACATTTCAGCGCCTAGATTATTCCGAACAGCAGCTGGCAATTCGTTTCAAATTTGTTCACGAGTAGAAAGTATAAGCGATCTTGCCGGGCAACTCCATTCGTGCATACCAGTGAAAGATTTAATCGACCTTGAGTCGATCACTTTGCCAACGTACGAGCATGACAAGCTTTATGACGATGCCAAAAGCAACGGGTGTTTGGTAGTTCCTGCGTTTGCGCCCGTCAAAGACCTTTGCAGCGTCAAGACGCTTCTGAATGTCGAAGCGAAAGAAGTTAAGTGTAAATGTGACATCAAAGATCTACTGTCTAGAGGTCACAACAACGAATGCAAATTCAAGAGGAAATGACTGATGAACTCAAATTATACTGTTGGTGTAGAAGCAGACGAGATGTCTCTAGGACGTTACAAGATCGTGATTCGTGACAGCGCTCAAATGCTTCACGGGACTCCCGTACGTAATATCACGAATAAAGAGGCGCATGAGATGCTTTTTCCTATCAAGTTTGCGTTTGAATACGGCGTGAGAGCTCACGAGCAATCTCATCACGGCATTTTCACACACATCAATACGAGGTGATTTGAGCGCCGGTGGCGAAACTGGTAGCCGCTTTTGCCTTAAGAGCAAACGATCGAAAGGTCATGTGGGTTCGAGTCCCTCCCGGCGTATTAAATTCAGTTTTTTCGTTGTAATATGACAAAATGGAAACATACACGTGCAGGAAAGAAATGAACCCACAGAATACCAATACTTCGTTTGGCGAATTTGTCATTTTGTCGTCGTGTTCGAGGAACTTTACGTTCGACGATCTCGTCAGCAGGTCTATCTCAGTTTTGCATTCTCCACGTTTCGGTAGGGAAACTGTCATCTTCGAAATTCCGATTCTCGTGGCTAGGAAGATGCTGGAGAAGTTGGACGACGGCAGCTTCATTTTGACTAAACGTGGGCTCAAGGAGATCAAGCTGTGGAAGAACGTGATTGACGATCTTCGATTGAAACTCTTGAGCATAGAAGGAATCGCATGACTTCTCAGATGACAGCAGTTGTCAGGTGTAATGAACTCATCAAGCACGGTGACAAGTTTATCAGGGGTAGCGCGACTGTGTTCTTCGTAGAAGACGGAGACGTTCGTTTCCTTGAAGACGAAAAGGTTGCAGCTGACTATCTGTACGATATGAACTACAGGTTGCAATCTAGCGTCGTTGGATCATTCGGCAAAATCAATTTCTATCTGAGGAACGACTGTGATGAACATATTAGCAAAGATCTTGTTTAGAGAGTTTTTGAAGGACGTCGCGACGAGCATTGTCTTCGCAGCAGTCACAGAAGGAATAGGAGAACTCACGAAGAACTTCGTCAAGCGTCACTATCCAGAGAAGAAACCAAGGAAGAGGAAGACAAAGACATGAAAGTAAACGTAAACTTTTTCAAGAAGTCTGGTAAGTGGTATTGTCTTGAAGCCATAGAAATTCCTGATGAAGCTGAACCGTGGGACTTCGCGAAGTACTTGCCGAAAGATCACTTCGAGAACATGTTCGCAGTCGCGAACGACGAAACTCCTTGGGGTTTTCCAGCGTTGTCTACGATCTTCGATGAACGTGGCGAGAAAGAAATCAAGCCATGACTGTCATGAAGCGTGATGAGTGGAAGAAGGCTTTCCCTGAAAGTGCTAGGTCGGTCCCACCTTCGTCGCATTCGTGCATCGTCGGAGAAATCGACGGATTTGATGTTCCGTACATCTTTCTCAGCAATTTTTTGCTCTTCAACACGAAGAACGGATGGAAGGAATTCAAAGAAAGACTTCTTGATTTGACAGATTTTGATGATGCATGCAGACGCGAGCTTAAAGAAGTGCGTGCAACAACGTACGTTTCGCGTATATTTTGATCAAGACGCCATGATCGACGACAAGAAAGTAGAGAGAGAAGTAAAACGTCTGTTGAAATCTACAGTGCTAAAGGCATTTGAGATTCCACCAGAACTCGTGTTTGAACCTATGCACGTTGACTTCTTGGCCCTCAGCGACACGTATCCGCTCGATAAAAAAGACAAGCACGCTTACTGCAGCGTGCTGCACAAGGACTGCATGAACGACGTGTTTTTCAGTGTTAGCGCTCAGGAATTCGCTTGCGGCAGTTTGTTTTGTGCTTTCAAAATGTCCATGAACGATGTCATGCACAACTCCGCTGCAAACTTGTCTAAATATTTCAAGACTTCTGAGTATCTTGACGAAGACGAATCGAAGCTTTGGCCTGAGATCATGAAGTGGGTCGAAAAAGATGGCTGCACGTTTTTGTCTGTCTGTCCAATTACCATGGAAGAGTTGATTCGAATCAGGGTGAAGATGTTTTTCGAAGCTAGAGACGAGGCAAAAAGTAAATGGGGACTATGACGCTTAAGCTGGAGATCAATCCCGATACGAAGAAAAAGACTATCGTCGTGAAGTACGACAGCGATTCTGACGCGACTGCGTTCGAACACGAGCAAGAGCACAAGCGGTTGATTGAGTTGATACTCGCGACTGGCGTGATCTCGAAGGAAGAGGCGTCGACTATCGACGTTGAACGAGAGGGACTCGGGTCGTCAAATCAGGCGAAACAAGAAGAGCAGAAAAAACAAGAGAAGGTCGCAGTTAAACATTAAGAATTTCAGTGTTACAATTTCAAAATGAACATGAACAACATGAATGTTTTAACTGTCGTCGCTCTTTCTTCTTTGCTCAACGACTTTTCGCCTTCTCAACGTCGACACTATCCGATCTCGAAGGAACAGCGTCTAGCGAAGAAGATCAAACGAGCAGAGCGCAAAGTCGAACGAAAAAATCGTCGCAACGGTCGTAGGAGTTCAAAGTAAGAAAATGGAAGCAGATTTCAACGAAGAAGATTACATGAAGCCCAAGAGTGATGGAGTAGAAAACATGTGGGAGACAGAGCATCTGCCTTCTAGCGATGTCGAAGAGCTTTACCAAGAATTGACTTCGCTTGGATATGAAGTTGAGATGTTCGATTGCCAGAAGGCGATCGACGTAATGAAGTCAGACAGCAAAGACGCCGCCGCGAATTTTCTCAACGAGATCGGTGTGCCTGTCGTCAAGAAGATCGAAAAGTTCAACGGAGCGCAGCTGGCCAAGTGGGTAGTTGACGGCTTCGTCTTGATGTGCGGTTGAAAGGAACACGATGACTGAAGAGAAAAAACTTCAATTGATCGCTTTGGCCGAGGGATACATCAAGCATCGAAAAGAGGCTGACGACCACAAAGCAGTGCTGACGCCCATCGGTGACTTCGGATACGCAAGCGAGGGAATGGCGTCCACTGCGATGCTTCTCGTCGAACTGATGCTGGGTTTCGACGACGAAAGGTGAGCGACGACATGGATCTCAATCTTTTACGAGTTGAAGTGATTCGCTTTCCTGATTACGACAAGGTTTACTTCTTCATCGACGTCGGGCAGAAGTTTCCAGTCGAACTCGAGCGTGTCGTCATAAACGCAGAAGAATTCATGAAGTCGTATTTTCCAGAAACGAAGATCGCAAAGATCTCTTGGAGTTGACATGTTTTGTTCGTTCATGTTACTTTTGCTTTTCGTTTGGTTCGTGTTGTCTCCGACTGGAATAACGATTTTGCTAGCGTTGCTGTTGGCGTGCAATACAAACAAGAAAGATACGAAATGAAAGTCATTCAAGTTTACAGCATGACGTGCGAAGGATGCGGGTACAACGAATGCTCTGTCGAGCGAAAGTACAAGATGCCTCCTCATCGGTCTCCATACACTCCTCGTGGTTACAACGGTGAGCATGAAGTAGATCCAAGCGTGTCATTAAGCTGCCAGCTGGCGGGTTTTGTGTCAGAAGAGCGTTGCGTCGCAGACCACGAGAAGTCAGAACAACGTCGTCTTGCAAAAGACAAGAAAAGAGAAGACAAGATGACAGAAGTCGTGGCGAAGTGCTCGTGCGACGCCGCGATGCTGGCCTTGTCGAAGTCAATCGTTTGCAACGATACGCAAGTCTACGAGCCTTTCATCGAGCGAATCATCGACAGCACTGAAGGATCTTATTTCATCACTGACTTTCCGAGTTCAATGCACACTGATTTTGTAGAGCGTTGCATCGCAGCTGTCAAGGCTTCGCACGCTAAATGATCTTGTTTCATCTTCCAAATATGATGACGAAGATCGTCTCTCACTCTGACGGGAGCATTTATCGTGGCAGATTTATGCTTTCTAAGGCTAGAGCTTTGTTCATCCATAGAAGATGGGGCACTGGTAACAAGTCGTGGACGTATTACAGAGCAAGAGAAGGATCTGCGACGCTTGCGAAAGCAAGGGCTAACGTGTGACGTTGTTCGTTCTTTTGACGAGTCGTGAGACCTCGTGGTCTTCAGCGTCTGCGATTCGCAATGAATTTGAAAACGATCATAGCGTTACCAAGCGTGCTAAATCTTGGGCTAGTTCTTATAAAGGTCCGCTTTTTGACGTAGCTTTAGTATACGCGAACGCAACTGGAGCTTGGTAACGAGTGTTCGCGAATCACGCAGATCCAATGATCGAAAACTTGGAGACACTAAATGTTGCAAATAGGTGAATGGATCGGGCTTGGTCTGGCTGTCGTGATTGTCGCGGCGCTTGTCGTCGTACTTGTCGTCGCTTTGCGAGCGACAACGGTTCGTTGGCTTGATATGCAAGACGGTGTCAAATACGCTTGGAAAGGCAACGACGGCGACGTCAAGCGTCTTATCACAGCGTTTAACTTGGCTCTAGAATGTTCTAAAAAGCATCTCAAAGTTCCTGCGCTTTCGTTGGCGAACATGTACGTTCTAGTTTGGCCTGATGTCATGATTCCAAATCCAAATCATCCTAGGATCATTGGTGCGCCTGAGAAAGTGTGGGGCATCTGTTGGGGAAATGAGATTTGGGTCGGGTCGTCGTTCGATGGACTCTGTCATGAAATATGTCATACAATGTTGCAGATTGTGGGGATACCTGTCACTGATCATTCTAAGTTCGAGGAGCTGGGTGCAAACGCTGCCATTTCAGAGTACGTTCAGAGACTTGCAGACGTATGACTTTTAGTTCGAACCGCGAAGTTTAAATTTCAGCAATTTCGTAGTACTATCTTCTCATGGCTTACTATTACGACATAACTAGACATCTAGTTTGCGTTCCGTATTCAACGGAAAATTTGCATTTGATGGCAAAAGACATTGGAATAAATCGCTGTTGGTTTCACGGAGGACGATATCCTCACTACGACATTCCAAAGAAAATGATGAGTGTGATGTCTAACTTTGCCAAACTCGTTTCTAATCGTGAAGTGCTTGTCATAATCAAAGGAACACAATGAACATCAGAAAAATTGTTTTCGAGGCCATCGAAAATGCAGTAACAAACGGATACAAAAATTTCATTTTGAATTCTTCGCCAGAAGAAATTGCCGTTGATCTTGAAACTTACGATTCCTACATCGGATAGTCGAAATTTGTTCTGAATTTAAGAAGTGTTTTATTCTGTAGTTTCGTAGTACTATCTTCTCATGGCACTCCAAATCCCTGAAGCGTCTCTCCCAAACGAAATCTCTCCATTTGCTGCAGTTGAGGCTGCATATCCTGCAGAGTTGCTCAACGTCATTGATAGTTTGAACAGTTGTTTGCCAGTCCTGATCGAGTCTGAGAAGGAACTCACGCCTTTCATCTACAAGTGCGTTCGTGATCGACTCAAGAAGAACGGCAAGAAGTTTGTGTACTTGGACGGTCGCACGATCCAAGGAATGACAGAGCCTCCGATGGGAGCTGGTCTCGTGGGAACGATCGTCCACTACCTGCGTGAGTGCGTTCGCGGAGTGGTCGACGACCAGATCGTCGTGCTTCCTCACCTCGACCTGCTCACGACGTCGAACGGAGGTCTCACGTCTGAGGCTCGTGAGGTCATCACTCTTCTGTACGAGAATCCTGGTCTCATATTTCTCGGGTTCAAGGATCCTTCGTTCCCTCTCCCTTGCGTCATTTCGAACTTGTTTCCACGACACCAAGCGTTCTTGGGAGTCGCACGAGAGCGACTCGCGTCCATCGTCACTCAGCGTGAGAGTCGCAAGCTGTCTCGAGGAGTCGTCTTCGATCCCTACGAGCTGTACAAACACGTCTCAGGTATCCAAGCTGTTCGTCTGCGGCGTCTCCTGTCTTCGTTGAAGGGTGAAGACTATCCGACTGACAACAAGCCAGTGTACAAGCAGCTTCGACAGGCGACTCTCGTCGGTTCTGTCACTCTGCCGAACGTCGATCTCGACAAGGACATCGGAGGGTACGACAAGGTCAAGAAGCAGCTCAAGGAAGAGATCCTCGATCTATTGACGGTGAAGGACGCAGCTGCGTCTGAAGCTCAGATCAAGGAGGTCGAGAGCTTGATCCCTCGTGGCATGATCTTCTGGGGTCCTCCTGGGACTGGCAAGACGTACATCGCGAAGGCAATGGCGACGGCGCTCGGAGCGGCAGTCACTGTCGTGTCTGGTCCTGAGCTCAAGTCAAAGTGGGTCGGTGAGAGCGAGGAGAATCTTCGTCGAGTGTTTGCTCAAGCTCGACAGGCGGCACCGGCTGTCATCATCTTCGACGAGCTCGATTCATTCGCGCAAGCCCGAGGAATGTACCAAGGCTCAGGCGTCGAGCACTCGATGGTCAACCAACTGCTGACTGAGATGGACGGGTTCAGGAAGGACGAACTCGTGTTCATCGTCGGAACAACGAACTTTGTCGAGTCGCTCGACCCTGCGTTGCTTCGTCCTGGCCGGTTCGAGTTTCACATCGAGATCCCGTATCCGAACGCCGACGATCGCAAAGCGATCTTCTCTATCTACGACGAGAAGATGGGATTGAAGATGAGCAAAGACGCGATGGAGTTCGCAGTCAAGGAAACTGCTGGGATCGTCGAGGAAACGAACACTCACTATTCTGGTGACCATCTCCAGGCATTGTGCAGGACGCTCGCTCGCATGAGGATCCGCGAGAAGCGTGCAAACGAGACCACGATCGAAGACGTCGAGAAGGCGATGAAGGGTCGCAAGGAGCGGGCGACTTTGAGTCCGAAAGAAGAACACGTGATCGCGACTCACGAAGCAGGTCACGCAGTCGTCGCGATGTTCTGTCCTGACGCTCCCGTGATCGAGAGGATCTCGATCAAGAGTGACATCGCTAACGCTTTGGGCTACGTGCAGTACAAGGACGACGCGCACAAGTACGTGACGACTCAGAAGCAGCTGTTAGATCGAGTGTGCGCGCTGTACGGAGGACGTGAAGCTGAGATGCTGTTCTTCGGAGACCTGTCGACTGGAAGCGTCGGAGACATAGACCAAGCGACGTCGATCGCTAGGGCGCTGATCGAGGACTGCGGGTTCGGCAGCGATCTGATCGGCTCACGGCGCTCGAAGGGATTCGACCAGGACAACAAAGTCGTCGACCCTCTGTCTGAGAACTTGAAGATGAAGATTGAGGACGAGGTGAGGGTGATTTTGGCGACTCAGAAGAAACGTGCGCAAGAGATCTTGAGCGAGAACAAAGCTCTCGTCGCCACGCTGAGGGACTTGCTCGTCGAGAAGAAGACTATCGACGCCAAGACGTTGGGAGAAATGAAGAAATGATCTTGTTCAATACGTCTTCACGAACTCACCACTTCTACGTTCTCGCTAGAGCTTGGCACATAGTGCACAGATATTCTGGATCTAAAGCGTATTTCTTGCCTTTCGAGTGAACAGGAGAAAACATGGCGTGCATAGAAAAGATTTACAGTGTTTCAGCCCTTGTCGGAAACGGCAAGTGCAACGCGAACTGTTCGTTTTGCGCGGGCAAGTACCTGCGACCTCAGGCTCCCAAGACAGACGACCTAGGCAAGTTGGACAACTTTCACAAGAATCTTGAGTCGGCGATCAAGCTGTCTGCGCGTTACGGTGGTTGGTCGTTGTCGTTGACCGGCGCAGGCGAGCCGACAGTAGATCCAGACGCTGTCACTCGTGCATTGGAAGTTTACAGCAAGTGCGCTGATCAAGGAGCGCACTTCCCTAACGTGAACTTGTTCACGAACGGAATCTTGCTTGGAGACAAAGACTTCTGTGACACGTATCTTCCGCTTTGGAAGATTCTCGGTCTGACGAACGTCGCCGTTTCAATTCATTCGACAGACAGGTACAGACAAGCTGAGGCTTACGGTTTGTATGACTACCCTAATTTCAGTGTCATCGTCGAAAACGTGCGTCGACATGGGCTCGGAGTGCGAGCGACGTTGCTTCTGAGGAAAGGAGAAGTCGACTGCTCAAAAGCTTACGATGTTGCAATCAGGCGACTCATATACACGTTCGAAATCGACAACATCACCAGTTGGCCAGTGGGAAATCCATCTGGATCGCGGAACGAATTCACGCCTTCCAGGCTCGGTCTTTTCGGGATAAAGATGTGGTTGAAGAGAAACGCCAAGCTCTGTCACGGTCACGCTTGGGGCGGCGGAGTGTACGACTACAACGGAGCCATCTTGAGGTTGACTGACTACGTGACGAAGCATGATCCAAGCTTGGACTTCGTCAGACAGCTCGTGGTGTTTCAGGATGGATTAGTCGCGTATTCTTGGATCAAAGAGGGCGCTCTGTGCATGAGGTGAAACTGTGAACGGTTACGAATCTAGTGTGCTAGCATTCTTGAGTCAAAGACCGGAAATGTTTAGCAAATTTGAAGAATCTTTGAGAGAGTCTAAAGATCGTTTAGTTTATCCAGTCGCCATGTGTTTAGCAGGTGTCAAGCCAAAAGAATCGTTCAGCTTAGAAACTGTCATCACTGCTGAATCAATTTTGGAATGGGCTAGAAAAATGCAAGAAAGAATTGAGAAACTGAGATGACCCATCTGACCCAACGAGCAGTCGAGTTCTTGAAAGCTTTTCCTGACAAGGCTGACTATGAAAGCGAGCCAGGGCAAACTGCTTGCCGTCAGAGGAGAGTCAAGGGAGACGACTGGTGCAGAGTAGAAGACGTCAGATCGATCTTGGGAAAAGAAGCTATAGTCATGATCGACAACCATCGCGGCAGTGCTTGGATCAGAGACGTGCAGCCGCCGACGTGTCCAGTCTGCGCAGTCATGCTTGACAAGTTGCTCGTTGAAAAAACATGATCTTGTTCAGTCAACGTTACGCCTGCGCTAACGCTAGAGCTCGGACGGGGGCTTGGGCTTGGATCACTGCTCGCGCCTGGTCTGACGCAATCTGGACTTGGTCTTCGGCTAGGGTTTGGGCAAACGCGAGAGAAATGCAATGATCTTGTTTAAGTGTTCCAGCATCAGATTGTTGTTTTGCATGTCAAGAGTCTCTCAAGTCAGAGAAAACTCATGGCTCCTTCGTAACGCTTGGGCGTGGTCAGGAGTCGGTTCAGTCTTGTCCCGAGTTCATCAGTGATCCTTTTCCATTCGTATCGACCCAGAAATTCTCCATTCATGTTCTTCGTTCCTCGCTGCGGCGTGATCAGAAGATTCGCTAACGCTTGGTGCGTCGCCACTTGCTATCCTGACGCGAGGAGCGGCGCGTCGATAAGAACTGCAAACGACTGGGCACCTCCGATCAGACGTGTTAGACGTCTCAGCGAGCGAATGACATGATCCTGTTTAACCAATCAACTCAGATCGGCCGGTGTGAAGCGTACTTCATACCGAGATGGTGTGGCTTTGTAGTCGCCAATGTGTGGACTACGTCTCGATGGATGTCTGTTCACTACTCGTCTAGCATGCTCATATTAGAACGGTGAGCGAACAAATCACGGCCATATGGTTAACCATCCAAACAAATTCAGTGACGCTGCAGCCCATCCGTGGGACCGAGAGGGTATGTGTACTATCCACTCCACCTGGTGTATAATTCTCTCAAATGAACGAACCAAACGACTTGGACAAGCTTGAAGAGCGTCGCAAGGCAGTCTTCGACGAGCTTCTAGATTACGGGTACTACGCTCCGATCCCGTTCGTGAAGCAGGACAAGAAGAACATCGCTTGCCTGCAGCGAATCAAGGACAGGATCGACAGGGAGCTCGACGTCGCAGCTAACGAGTTCTTGAAGTCCAACGGATTCTGCGTGACTGGCGCGAAGCGAAAGAAAAGAAAATGATCCTGTTTCAGTGCAAGTATGTCTCGACGTTGACTCGTCAAAGAGCAGAAGTTTGGAAGAATTTGTGGCCTCGTGGATTTTCCATGGCTAAAAATTGGGCAACGGGAAGATGGCCGTGGTCGAGAGCCAAGACTAAAATCGAAGCTTGGATGAGATGATCCTGTTCACGATGTTGTACAACAGATTGAAGTTTAGAACTGGCACTGCTCGTTTTCACGTTTGGTCTACAGTCTGGAATTGGATCGGAACTGAGTCGAAAGCCAGAGATTTTTCATACGTCAAATCTTGGTTCGAGACAAGGACGAGATGATACTGTTCATGACGTTGTATAACAGGTCGAGAATTATTAACGCTGCTTGTTTTTACGCTTGGTCAAGCAATTGGAATTGGATCGTAACAGAGCCTAAAGCCAGAGAATTTTCAATCGTCAAAGCTTGGTACATAGCAAGGACAAGATGACACTGTTCACGACTCCGTACATCAGGTTCAGGATAGGATTCAGTGTCGTGGCTCGCACTCGTCATTGGTCAGACGTTTGGATTTGGGTTGGCTTCGGATCTAAAATCACGGGTCACGTAGCTAAGGCGAGAGCTTGGTCAAAAACATGTCGAGGGATGAGCGATGAAACTCTCTGAATGATCCTGTTCTTCGTCACGTTCAGAGCTAGACACACGGCAAAATCTATGGCTAGAGCTTGGACGGCAGCAAGATGGGCGTGGGTAAAAGCTAGAACAAAAACTAGAGTCAGAGTCAAATCGACATGATCCTGTTCAAATCGCCTGTTCCTCCGTACGGATTGTATTCTGGAAAGCCGTTTCATCCAGCGTGCGTCATTTTATCACGTGTAGTACACACGAGATTGCGCGGATGCGCTTGGGCTAGAGCTTGGTTCGACGTGTACGTAGACGAAATTGAACAACATTAAGTAATTTCGTAGTATAATGACTACATGACAACAATAAAGCTAGAAGTTGGATCGAAGGTAGTTTTCGCTGAATTCCCGAAGGACGGAGTTTGGGAGGTGAGTGCTGAACTCGCGTCTGCTCCGCACCTCGTGACGTTGATCGGGTCTGATGGAGTGCTCGTCCACGATGTCTACATTTGCGACCTCAAAGTCGTGTCTCACGATGAACCTTGAAAGGAAAATGAACATGAAAGTAAAACCATTGATCGGAATGAACGTTTGCGGAGAAGTCGCTTTGGGAACGATTGTCGCGATGTCCAAAGAATGGTGCATTTACGAGGCTGCAAATGGATTTGGAAAGATCGTTGAGTGCGCTGAGCCGTGGGAGGATATCATCGTCCTTGTTGACAAGCCGACTTGCGTCACGAATTCAGTGACTGAGGGTCCGGAAGTTCGTTCGGAACGATCATGACGACTCAAGAAGACTTGATCAAGGATCTCGAGTCAGAGATTTACGCGTTGAAAACAAGCATTGTGCTTTGGCAAGACAAAATTGCGAGTCTTGACACACAAAAAATATCTTTTGAACTGCGTGCCAACGGTGTGTCGATCTTCGAGAAATCTGCGAAGTACTCGCGTCTGTACGAAGTCGTCAGAATCTTGAGCGTGCGGAAAGCTGACGGTTCGTTTTTGACAGACGTCAAACGAACGATCGAATACGTTCAAGATAGAGTTTCGCAGATGGCTCGTGTTCCTGCTCGCTCTTCAGACCCGGTCGAAAACGTGATGAGTGACTTCGAACTCGCAGCGTACGCAGACATTCTCGAATTCATGAGGCGAATGTGAAAAAGTCAATCAACAACTTCTTGATGTGGTGCGCGCCGTTCGGTCAACAGATCTGGATCGTCGCAGACAAGGTGTGTCACTTGTTCGGCGTGTGCTTGGGGACGTGAACAAGTGAATTTATACCACTTGAGTCAAGACGATAGACGTGGTTACGACACGTACTCAGATTGCGTCGTCGCCGCAGAGTCTGAAGACGACGCGAAAAACATCACGCCTTCGCTTTACGGTTGGCCCTCTGAAAATTGGGTCAACGGAAAAACTTGGGCGCGTGACCCGTCTTACGTGAAAGCGAAGCTCATCGGACGTGCAGCTTCTGGAATCAAGCGAGGAGTGATTTACTCGTCGTTTCATACCGGCTGAAAGCATAATGTTTACTTCGTCGATGTTCAGTGTTATGATGCGCAAATGAAGAAATTGATTATGGCGTTTTTGATTGCTTCTTGCAGCTCGATCTCAGTTCAGCACAGTGGCAAATGTTCGTTCGGAGATCTAAGTGTAACGTTTCCAGCGTCGCACAACGCCAAGCACGTTAGCACTGACACGGCGTCAGGAGACGTTTGGCTCAGGTTTGACGACGCACGTAACAAAACGTCTGTCCTATCTCTCGACAACGTACAAGGAACGTTCGAAGTGGGACAGCTCGTGAGGATGTCGAAGTTCGATTTTCCTAGCTCGAAGGTCAAGTGGTTCAAGTGCAATAGTTTCGAGGAGCAGAAGTGAAACGACTTCTCGTCGCGTCGTTTTCGTTCGTTGCATTCGCTTGTGGTCCGAGCAAGAACGACTTCAACGACTGCGACAATGGAATCTTCATCGAAGACATTGCTATCATCGACTGCGTCGAGACGTCGAACAAGATAACAAGTGCACGTGACATGATGAAGATTGTCGGATTAGAACCGCCGAACGTAGACGTGTTCGTAAGCAAAGACAACATCTTCGATTGCAACGGGTTGTGGGTGGCTGGATGTTCTAGCGTTGGATTCATCGAGCTGTCTCCGTCTTGTGCGTCTGCCGTCCACGAATATCTGCATCAAGTAGACGCAGCAGCTCTTCGTTTGAACGCCAATCACGAGAATTGGGACACACACGGATACTGGGGATTGATAGCGTTTTGGGTGTGGACGTCTCAGGGCGCCGTCGCCACGGGCCACGGCTTTTACATGTTGCCAAAGCACGTTGACGAGCTCAAGAAAGCTAACGCTAAGATCGACGAGTGGCTCGAAATCGTGGCAAAGCAATGATCTTATTTTGTGCTCCTAAAGTGTTGCTTGTGATTTCACGTCGACCACGTGTCATAACGCATGACGCAATGTGGTTCGTGCATCATGCCTGGGCGTGGACTGGAACGGGTGTCTTGCACGCGAGGTCGACGTTCAGCAGATGATCTTGTTTAAAGTTCAAGGAACGATGGCGACAGACTTTTCAAATCGTGCGAAACGGATGTTTTATCCAAGACTTTGGAAACCCGCTTGGGCAATTGCAAGAGCTTTTTCTAGAGGCTACGTCAACGGTGCACGAGCATACGTTAAAGTACATTCTCTATGATCTTGTTCACAATCAACAGACTTAGCGGAACGTATGCCTTCGTCACTGCGTTTCACAGTCACGGAATCCGTAGAAAAGGCATTCCTTTGAGCTGGAATTATTTCATTCTTGACAAATGAACTTTTTGATTTTTCGTTGTATTATCTCCTTATAAACAAAGGACAGCAAACATGGTGCCCCAAGAAATCGAGAAGGTCATTCGTCGTGAAGCTTCGAAGGCGTTCGCTGGGATGGCGTCAGATCTCGGAAAGTGCTGTGTCGAAGACACGGTGGAACACGTGATGCTGGATATGCTGGAAAACATCCACAATCGCGTCGTTCATTCGAAGAACGTCGACGTCGAAGAGCTCGTGCTCTTGAACGAAGTAAAGCACATGTTGGTGCACGATAGAAATCGAGTGTTGAACATCGTGTTGAACGAGATCGGCAAATACGTTTAACCGTGAGAAATCATGTCTAAATTCATGGCGATCATTCGCGACGGCATCGATAGACGTGCTATCTTCTTCGAAGCCGAGGACGTTAAATCTGCGTGGTATCACGCGTATTCTGAGGCTTCGTACAAGTACACGTATCACGAAGACATCGGCGTTGACAAGATGTACCAGATGATCAACGACAGTTGGACTCTTGTAGAATAATTTCGTTGTACGATATACTCAACGGCAACAAAATGTTTCTTGTGTTGTGAACTACCAAGAACAACACGGAAGTTTTGGCTGACGAGCCGTCGTCTAAGAACAAGAACCAAAGAAAAGAGCGATATGCTGATCCCATTCGTTGGTAGCTTTTGTTCGAGCTGTCTTAACCGCGTAATTAGATTAGCAGAATGGAGCTTACTCGTGAGGTGGACTATGCCTCACACTTTTCATTTCAGTAATTTCGTTGTATAATGATTTCACAACAACAAAGGAGCAGCAAAATGAAGAGCAAGAAGTTCGTTCCGGTTCCTGCGAAGTTCGTCTACGTTCCAAAGTCGCTCAGCCCAGCCGAGAAGGATCGCCTCATGAAGAACGCGGTCGAGATGACTGGCATCGAATGGGACGTCGTGACGCAGCGTTTTCACGACGAGATGGAGGCAACGAAGCGCGACGCGAACATGAAGCCTTGGGAGCTTTGGGGCGACAGTCGCAAGCGTTCAAACGTCGAGCTTTGACATGAAAGATAAGCTCATCGTCGTCGGCGCCAATCCGGACACCATGTACAACGTTACGACCACGTTCACTAGTCTAAGCGTGCTCGCTGTGTGTAACTCGAAACAAGAAGCTCAGGACGTCGTTGATGAGAAGTACCAAGTTTGCGGTGGATTGATCATCGTGATCGACAGCAAAGGAAATCAGGTCGGTGGTCCTGCCTTGGAACGATCTGAAGATGCACGAGATGCGTCGTTGTACGATCTCTAAAACAACAAGTTGCGCATCAAGAGGTGTGTGAACATGTTTAAAAACGTTTGGATGTTGACGACTCGTGACACTGAATTCAAGTCTATTCTAGGGATCAGGTTGTTTCGACTTCGTAAATCTGGCGTCGGTGCGCTTGCTTCTTCTGTCAAGAATATCGAGGGAATCGACGATACGACGAGTTTGGTCTACAAGTTTGAGAAAGAACTTGATGCTGCAGACAACACAAGGTACGTGGGCAAGATTCTCATGTACAGTCTATGCAAGTATCACACTGAAGATTGAATCGAAGTCGAGGCGAACATGTCTGTCAAAGAGATCTTGGAGGAGCACCTCGCCGAGCAAGAATGTAAGCTCTCTTTTTGCAAGTCGAGATACGAAAGCTTGTTCGCGATGTACTCCTCGTCTGAGGACCACGGCGGGATCTCTCCTGACACGTTAGAGAAAGCTCGCGTTGAGTTCAAAGAACAAGAGAGCTTGACGAGATATGTGAAGTCAGGTCTAGAATTCTATTGTCGTCCATAAAAGAGATAAACAAGTGATCTTGTTTATCGGCCATCTTGTGGCTCACAGACGAATTCATTTTTTCACCGGTATGTCTGGAGCTTATCAAGTTGGAGCATGGACGTTGAGACATTCTTTGAGAAACGCTCGTGTTAGATTTGATCCGTGGTGACACTTTCAGCAATTTCGTTGTACAATCTCTCTATCAACCAAGGAAATCGAAAATGACCGAAGACGAGTTGATCGAGTTCGTGACAAAGAAATTGAATTCTCTTCCTCTGTTTCCACATCAACGTCTTGGGTATCCTCCCATGTGCAAAGGTAAAGACGTTTCGATGCCTAGTCTCATTGTCGAGGAAACGTTCAAACGCATCTCAAGTTTGAGGATGAATTGACATGATGAACGTTTACGACGACAGGATTGTCAAACAAGAATTCGTTGCTCGAGAAGGATGTTACATCTCGAGCGGGAAAGATCGAGTGCCTGTCACTTTCTTTCTCAAGATGTGTTGCGGTCGTCCCACTCAAACGATGCGTGGCAAGCCTTATTGTCCTGCGTGTCAAGGACGTTAGAAGCGATAATGATATGAACGAAAATATGTCAAAGCGTATGTGGCGGATGTCCCCAGGAGAGTTGATGCAGGGGCAGCAGTCTGCATTCTCATTCTCTGGTTCTTCTGAAAGGGAAGTATGAGTGATACTAGGTGGGGTGATTTGGTGATTTATTGCGGCTGGGCCGGTAAGGCCAAAGTAGGGAAGATGTATCGGGTGACGTCCATATGGAACAGCGGCATCTGGGTCAAAGATGCGTTCGTGGATGATAATGAGCCAAATCCGCGCATCTTCTTTGAGAGGGGCGAATACCAGCTGTGGGTGAAGTAGGTAGTTGGGGCTTCTAGCTTAAAGGTTAAAGCCAGCGCCTCATAAGCGCCTAGATCTCGGTTCGACTCCGAGGGAGCCCAATCATGTTATTTCATTTGACTACTAACAGATTTCTCATCTGGCCTTGGGCTAGAGCTCATACGTTCGTTGGTCATATGAAATGGAATCGTGCCACTGCTCACGCTAAAGTTACACGTCGCATTTTGGCTAGCACTTTTGCTTCAGCTAAGGCTGATTGGAGATAGTTCAGTAATTTCGTTGTACAATGATTTCACAAGGACATCTACATGGATGACAAGAAAATTGAAGAAAAAATCGATGTTGGTATGCTCGAATTGCAAGGCAGGATCGACGCGTTGCTTGGCTTGAAGACGACACTGATAGTCAAGGGATGCAACTCAGAATGTCGCTTTGTTTCAAGCAACGGAACGACGATTTGCAGCATCAACTGTTTTTACTCTAGCGAATCAAAGGAGTGGCTGTTCGGCGGGACGGCTAGTTTTAACTCTGAAGTTTGGTGCAAGCTCTCTGACCTTAATCACGTTGACTGATCATGTCAAAAATCGCTCCAGAAGCATTTGACTCGCCTCTTCCAAACACTATCGAAGATGCTCGTGAAGAGATTCTGAAGCTCAGGAGCATCTTGATTCGTGAGCGTGAACAACACGTGAAGCTAGTCGAACGACACGAATTAGACGGACGCAGCATGCGTGGACTCGTCAAAATGCTTCGTGAAGAATTGAACTCTTTGAGGACTGTCAAGCCATGATACACATCGAAAAAACGTGGACGATCGAAGTTGACATGTTTGACGTCGATGCGACTCGCATGTCAACGACAGTATTCCCTGGACTCGCTCTCGAGCGTGCCACTCGTTGGGCTTGTGATCAGAAGATGTGCAACACGTTCACGTTGTTCGAAGTTCGTGGTGGATTCAGAGAAAGCTTAGCTAGCGGTTCGATTCAACACTAGGAGATGAACATGAATAAGTGGGGACCGACGGTTGACATCAAGGTAGTCCTTAACGACGATGACATCCCAGACGAAGAGAAGCCTGGAAAGATCGCTGACATCCTCGAACAACGGAAATCGTTGTTCTATACAACTTCGATCATCGACGATCTTCGTCGATTCAACGGTGACGAGTACGATGAACAAGAAGTCAATCACATCCTGTATCGTCTCTACGACTACGCAGACGAGCAACGCATTTGGTTGGGCATCTAAAATTTCATTTCAGTAATTCTGTTGTACAATGATTTCACCTCAACAAAGGAGCAGCAAAAATGTCGAAGCAACTTGATCAGAGACGTGCTGTCGCAGCAGACCTGGCGGTCGAGACGAACGAGTTCAAGCCTGGGTACGTGTATTCGTTCTACACGGCCACTCGGGCTTTCCGAGGACTTCTCGTCGCAGTGTGCGTCGACCACTTCATCGTTCACAAGCCGACCATCGTCTGGACGGCTGACAACGAGAACGTGAACCACAAGGCGAGCAAGTATTTTGCCTCTGGCGAGGTGAAGGGCGTGCTCGAGGAGCCGGGCGGTGAGTGGGCTTTCGTGCCGATCGGTGGTTGCGTCTACACCGTGTGTCACAACGTTGTCGGTGAGATCCCTGAGTGCAAGTGCATCGACGCTTCCAACGGATGGATGAAGCCTGGAACTGTCGTGCACATCTGCACCGTCACTCACGAGTTCCGTGGGATTCTCGATAACATCGGTTCGTTCACGCTCAAGGTCACGAAAGCTGCGATGGTCAACAACATCGAGAACCATCAATTCGCGGCGGTTCTCTCTGGAAACTCCGAGGGTTCTGACCACTTCAAGGTCTGCGACGTTCAGGTCTTTCTGCACGGCATCACTGGGATCCTGACTGCAGAGAAGTGATTTGATGTGGAACAACTTCGAGGCGTCAGGAACGCAATTGCGTTCCTGACGTTTCGTTGTTGGACGAAGCACAGCGTTGAACAAAACAGGAGCAAACAATGAAAATCATCGTGTTCATCATCTCGTTTACGATCATTGTGTTCTTGACTCCGTTGGTCCACGGATTTATGAATTGGATCGTCCACAAGGTGTGTAAAAAGTGACATCTCAGTCACACGGTTGGGTCGTGGCCAAGCGAAAAATGCCAGGATGATGGTTACCATGGCTAGGAATTTTCAGTGATCTTGTTCAACTGTCAAAAGAATAGGACTATTAATCCTTGGGCGCGAGCTTGGGTAGGGACGAGAGCTAAAGCTAGAGCTATGACAAGCGTTTGGTTTTGTTCTGGAGCTCGGGCTAGAACATGACGATTGTTTTTAAACAAACAAAGTCGTGGCCGTTGATTCCACAGTGGCCACGGTTCATGGTTCAAGCTAAAACTTCTCATCAAGTCGTGTACGGGTCTTGGACGAAAGTCGAAACTTTTACTAGAACTATAACTTGGTCTATGGCTTGGGCTTGGTTTAGAGCGAGATGACGATCTTGTTTAGTCACGTAGCAAAAGGCTGCATGAGTGCTAGGACCTGGGCCAAGTCTGGAACTCTGATCAGTGCGTGGATCAAAGCTAGAGCTTGGTTCAGCTATAGAAATAGATCTTGGGATCGAGCTAACGTCTGGACCAAGATCAGAAATTACAACGTTTAGACAAGGAGATACATCACGAATAGACAAGAAATCATGGTCGTCGCCAAAGCCGTTAGACGTGCAGCTGAACAACTTGTCGTCTTAGGAGACGCTGGAAACGCTTCAGACGAAGACTTGGAAGGAGCTTGCGGTGACGTGTCGATGGTGTTCGCTCAGATGATCGACAAGGTTGATTGCTACGAAGAAGGCGACTTCACCGAAGAAGATAGCTACGACGTGGCACACTGTTGGGTTCGTCTAGACGACGAAGTGTGGGATTTGACTGCCACACAACTAGTTGATTTTGTTCCAGATGTGACAGACGTGTTCGTTACTAATGGTGACGAGAGATACGTGACGAAGTTCAAGGGAAAGAAAGCTTACAAAAGCTTGTGCGTTGGCTATTATTCCAGCAACTTCGGTGGTATAATCGACGGATGGGGCGACAGCGAGTGGAGGATCAGGTTAAAAGAGAGAGCCAAGGCGGTGCTTGAGTATTATCTCAGTCTCCCCGTTGGGTGTGTGGTGAACGAAAATCACAAGGATGATGGTCACCATGGTTAGGAATTTTCAGTGATTCTCTTCGTTCGTCTGAGCAGAACGCCGTCAAACGTACGTGTTTTGACTTGGCCGAGCGCTCCGTTGACTTGGCCGATCGAGCCGCTTGACATGTCGGGAGGATGGTCTTGCGCTAGGTCTTGGGCTGTGACTGATGCTCGTTCTCGTGCCAGAAGTTTTCAGGCAATTCTGTCAAAATGATACTGTTCAAATGTTCAAATTTTAGAATTTATTTTCGAGCTAGGACTCTGACTCAAGTCAGACATTTAACGGGAGCCTTGGCTAGGACTATGGCCTGGAATTGTGCTTGGCGCAAATCTCGTGCTTGGTACAGAGAAAAATGATCCTGTTCAAATGTCCGTCGAAGTCTTTGAACCTCAAACGAAATGTTGTTCGTGCTTGGGCTCGCATTCGTGTTTACGATTACGCTTGGGCTAGGACTGTGGCTGAAGCCAAAGAATGGGATTGGGCTAAGGCGAGACGATGATCCTTTTCAAATGTCAACGCCCAAGAATTGCACATGCTCGAGTTACGGCTTGTGCTGTAGCTCACAACGAAGTTAGAACTGGCCTTCGGGCTCGTGAGATGACTTGGTCTTTTGCTTTTGCTTGGACGAAGGCAAGAATATGATCCTCTTCACCTGTCAAAAGAATAGAATATGGGCTTGGCCTTTGGTGAGATCTTGGACTGCGTCTTACTACAAGAGTTTTGGATCTCAGATTGTGGCTTGGGCTTGGGCGAAAAGCAAAACTGGATCTAGAACTGGGGCTCGGTCAAAATGACCATGTTCGTTTGCACGTTTAGTAGAGTCGGGACGAGCACTGCAATCGCTTGGGCTGGGTCTTTGGCTTGGGTTTGGGCTAACGCTCACGCTTGCGCTTGGGCACAGATTGGCGTTTGGACTAACGCTAAGGCTCGAACGTGGACGAGGGCAAAATGATCCTGTTCAACACGAAAGCTTCTTGGACGAGGACTCGATGTGGAACGCGTTCTGAAATGTTAGTGCATCCTCTCGATCTGTACAAGTTGGTGATGGGTTGTCGTGTGTGCGAGTGGACGCATTCGCGTGTGTGGTTTGCACCTCATGCTAGCGTATACATCATAGATTGATTGCATCTAAGAGTCGCAGCAGGGTCGTGGTGAAACGAAAGGAACCAGGATGTTAGATTATATGGCCAAAATTTTCCGTGTCATCCGTTGGCTCTGGCACTCTCGTCACGAACGGTGGTTGCTTCACGGCAAAGATCTAGAAGACCAGTGTTACGGCGTCAAGAGAAACGGAAATTGGTTTCACGATTGGCTTTGCTGTCCGAAAGAAAAGAAATGATCTTGTTCAACGTCGCAAAGCTTCCAAATCAATTCGACGACGGCGACAGCTTCTACGCAATCGCGTACAACTGCAGCTACGGTCGTGTCGCTAAAGCTCACGTGCTAGTCGCGAAAGACATGACCTGGCCGAGAGCAGTCGCTTGGGCTTGCGCGACGTGCTGGGGGTGAAAGCGAAACGACGAAACCTCCCTCCAAACCGAAGTTCAGAGGGAGGCGATTTGCTTTCGTTTTATGCCGATGTCAGTCGTAAAAATCGTCGTGCATGTCGTATTCGTCAAAGTCATTGCTGAAAGAAACGGGCTTCCTAATTACAGATGACGGGTGAACTGGCATCAACTTGTCCCAGTCCTTGATCATGAACTCGTGCGTCCCAGCGGATTCATCGAGACAGATCGCCTCCACTCTACGGATCGAGTCTCCAGCGGTCTTCACGAACGTCATCACCTTGCCACCGTACAACTTTTGCTCTCGAATCATTTCAGCTTCTCCAGTCGTTGCGTTGTTTCAACCACATCTTGAAAGGACACCGTCGCTTGTCATTGTAATTCCTGCCGTAATCAAGCTGCCATTTGCTGAGCTCGAAGCTGCCATCCACGTCGTATCGAAATTGTCCGCAGTCACAGACTTCGATCAATGAAAACGACAACTCTTTCTTCGCTTTGTGGACGTGTTTCATTTTGTTCCTTTGTTGATGAAAAGATTGTACATCGATTAAACGGAAAATGAATTTTTCATTGACACGTCTTCATGTCAACACGCCATCCATCGATCACTTGTCCCCAATCGTGTGTTCGAAGCGATTCCTCGATCAACTTTGGCATTTTTGTCGTAGTCGGCGACTCGATGTTACACCTGACGTGGCCCGTGAGAGTGAAGACGTACAACTGTGACAACGCGAATCGTCCATTGACGTCCCACTTGTCGTGACAGTGCTCGACGTTCGGGTAGTAAAGCTGAAACGCGTCTTGCACGTGGAACATCTCGTGGACAGTAGAGATCATGTCAACGCCCTCCTCGACCCACGTGTAATTCGTCGGAAAGAGAGTGTGAGTCATGCCGAGGTTGTTTGGATCTTTCGCGCTTCCGACGTCGCTCCACACTTTGAGCTCGATTCCCTTCGCGTCAGCGTCGAACGACGTCCACATTCCAGAATCTATCATCAGATCACGAACCAGCTTCGTCGATACGTTCACATTCAAGCATGAAGTCGATGGGTCTTCGACGAACACTTGACCGAAGACAGGGTCTGCACACGTCGTGTAGCCTGAACTGTCGAAGCAACCCGTCAAAGCCAAAGCCGTTGCAAGAACTTGCTTTCTCATTTCGTTCCTTCCTCGATTATGAAATGATTATACACCATTTCATCTTGGAAGTAAACTGCGAAATCAATCAGTTGAAACGCATGTCGACGCTGCATTCGCATCTTGCTTCGGCCCAAGCTTGGACTAAACCTCCTGGCATGCAATAAGAACAGACAAAATTTCCAGCAACAGCCCATGCTCTAGAGCGAGAACAGTACCTGCTGCTGGTGCATTTGAAAAGAATCATGAATCAGTCGACAGACATGCAGTGCTTCTTGATGTCAGCGTTCTTGATCCAACGACGCCACTCAGCCTTTGGGCATTCACGAATGGCTTGAACAATAGTCCGAGTCCCGATCCAGTGGATGATTTCAAACGGTGTGCTGATTTCTGCGAGAGCTTCTACTAGAGTCATGATCGATCCTTCACGTAGTCGTGTTCACTGAATTCGAGCAAGACTTCCACCAAGCGGGAAACTTTCGCTCTTCTGACGTGAGACGCTCGAACTGCTTGCCGACTGTTTTCCAAGGAACGTTGTGCTTGTTTCGCTGGTGCGCGGCGTCGATCGAGCACTTCAATGTGACGATCTCCACGACGCAACCGAAAGCCTTGGCGATCGCGAAGTAAGGAGCGATCTCGATCGCTGTCGTGTTCGTGTTGTCGACGACGAGCACGTCGTAAATGCGATCGATGCATGCTTGAACGAAGCTTCGCAGACACCAGTCGTGAGCGTTTTGAAGCTTCGTTGGATCGAACTTGTAGACGCCGTCGTCGCCCTCGAAGAACTCGTCAGAGCTGAACACGGCGGCTGAATTTTCGTTTGAGACGATGCTCCTGGCGAACGTCGACTTGCCGCTGCCTGAAATTCCTCGAAGGATGATGACTCGCATTTGTTTCCTTTCAACGTGAAGAGTAAATGTCTCCGACTTCGCCGTCTTCTTCGCAGATTCGATTGAGAATCTCTGTCGAAAAGTCGATGCTTTCCTTGAAGTGAGGAGACTTGAATCGCATCATCACGATCGGAGCGTTGAACGTGCAAAGCAGCTGTCGAATCGCGTCCTTGAGCTCTTTGTTGTCCCTCTTGATTTCGTCGGTTGTCTTCATCATGTCACTCCTCTTCGTCGTTATGAGATCGTGAGGGACTCGAACCCTCGTGCATTCCGTTCGATCCCGACCTGCTCGTCTTACCCGACGTTCTCGAGCTCGTTGATGGTCTTCGTGGAGATCCCGACGCCCTTCTCGGCGGCGACCTTCTTGATGAGCTCGAGGCGAGCTGCCCGAACCGCCGCCTTCTCGGCGTTGTCGTCGACCTTGACCGTCGTCGTGACATCGGTCTTCTCGACGTTCTCGACCTTCTTCGCCTTCATCGAGGGCTTCACGGTCTTGGGATCCTGCGCGATGAGGATGTCGAGGATCTGTCCGAGACGCTCGAGCTGCTGGACCTTCGTTCCCTCGACCTTCATCTGCTGCTTGACAGACCCGAACGCTCCGTTCTTCGGCATCTCGGCGAGAGACATCGAGACCTCGAATCCGCTGAGGAACACCTTGCGAACCGTCTTGGTGACAGGGACGTAGACACGATTGCCCTTGCTCGCCTCGACCTTGAAGTAGCCGGACTGCTGGAGGATCTGAAGACCCTTGCTCGAGATGAGCCCAAGGACGTCTTCGCGAGTCATCCACTCCTGCTTGACGACGACGGTCTTGGGAACCTCCACCGTCGCGGGTTGGTTGAACTCGGGCGAAGGCTCGGCGACGTTCTCGTCGGTGATGGTGAAGAAGACGCGATCGGAATTGCTGTTGTTGTTGCTCATGTAATTGCTCTGCTTTCTTGACTGCCGTTTGACTTCTACAACTTGGAGGAACCATTCCCCTTTTTGATTATGAGAGGATTATAACCTATTTCAACTTCGAAGTAAACTGTGTGAGTGAAATAAGTTTCAAGTGTTTAGTCAAGCTTTATCTCTACTGACTTTGCTTCGTCGACGACTTTCGACAAGACGGGGTTCTTCGCAGAAGGATCGTTAAGCAAGATTTGTTTCGCCCATCCGACAGCGACGGCGTCAGAACACGAATCTGACGCAGAACAGCAATGACGCGTCATCGTTTCACCGTCTTTCGCGGCAGAAGTCAATCTAGTCAGATAATATCTCGGCATAAAACACACCTCAGCACCATCTGAACGTGTTTATATTACGCTAGCCCAAGCCCTAGCCCTAGCCCAAGTCCCAGCCCTAGCCCCAGCCCAAGCCCCAGCACGAGCCCAAGCCCCAGCCCAAGCCCAAGCCCTATTCTTTTGACAGCTGAACATGATCATCGTCTTGCCCAAGCCCAAGCCCCAGCCCTAGCCCAAGCCTGAGCCTGAGCCCAAGCAAAATTAACATTCGGTCGGTTGAACATGATTATGACGTTGCAGGCGTTGAAAAGAATTCTATCTTTCGCGTTCATGGATAGATTATAAAACGACAAATCTGAAGGTGAAAGTGAATGTTCACCATTGATCCATGGTGGATCCATGGACGGAAGGGCCTCCGTTGGGTCTGAGATGAACTGAAATGATTGGACCAAGGAAACATACCACCCCATGAATTCAATGTGACGGCACACCCAAGACGTTCACGCGACATTCGTCGTTATATCGAACATGATAGCAATCAGATCCACGTCCTCGCTCTAGCCCAAAACTTAGCTGAAGATTTACGCACGATCACGACAACGTCTCTAGCTTCAGCATAAGTCTTCGCGTGACTCCAAGTAGACGCGTAAGTCCATGTCGGGGCTCCTACACGAGTCATGGCCCAAACATTTGCTTTTGTTTTCACCCAAGACTTCGATGCGTCAAACATGATCATCGTTCTTCCTCAAATCGGACTCTGGTCCTTGCACAAGCCCAAGCCCAAGATCCTGTTCCAATCCAAGTTCTAGCTCTAATCCAAATCCAAGACCCGACTCCAGTCCAAGCACGAGCAGAAGCCCGAGCAGAATTCAAAGTCTTTGGCGTGTTGAAAAGGATCATCGTCTTGCTCACTCCCGAGAATAAGCCCCTTCATAAAACCAATTCTTCGCCCAAGCTCTGCATCGAACATGCGAGTGAGAGCTACGAGTCCTAGCGAAACCTCCTCCGCAGCTTCTAGGGATCGCCCAAACCCAAGCAAAAGCAAAAACGTAGTGTGTTTTAGTTAACGATCGATTCCAAAGCATCGACATCAGTAGACGTTGGTTCGATCGGACTCGAAGAATCGTTGTTCGGCCACATTACTGCTTTGGTGTCTGTCGAATGGTCGAGTCCGATCACGTGACCGAATTCGTGCACAACAATAGCTTGAAATTGATGATTTGAGATTGGATGTGTCGGAGTTCGCAGAGCATAGACATATTGATTGACAGTCCATCCAGCGAAGTTACGCGCTGCCATTTGTTTGGCCACTTGTTCTGAGTCTGAGTACACGCACACAACTTTCTGGTATGATTCACCGAATGTCAAAGTAGCTGTCGTGCTCAAACCTCTTGACGCGATTGCCTCGTTCCAGGAATATGCTGAGCGGTGTATACTGGCAACGTCTGAGTCTGAACATCCAACGATTTCCCATGTCTGGGCTGGAATGACACGGCCACACCCAGTAGACGCGAGTAATGCTGCGAAAAGCAATTGTTTCATGGAGTCTACTTTGTTTGCAGAGACATCATAACACAGAATGTCTGATTGTCAACTCACCAGTCCTTCGTCTCGTTGACCTTCATCTGAGCATACAGTTGGCCGACTCTAGAACTCGTTGCAACGAAGTTTGTGAGAGTTCCTTTCTTCTTCATCCACACACAAAGTCTGCACACGTGTCTGTGACCATCTTTGAACGCGTTGCAAACTGCAAAGTCGTTCAAATTCTTCTCACGTTTACAGATGTTACACTTCTTAGTCTTAGCATTCGTCATGTAAGCTAACCTTTCTTGTCATCTTGACACTTGCTTTTGAACAAAGCTCTGATTCTAATAATCGGGGAAGAGAAAAGAATTGTTATCATCTTGTCCACGTCATAACCCAAGCCCAAGCACGAGCCCAGGATCTAGTACTTCCACGAGACCAAGCTCGAGGACCCGCCCCAGTCCAAATTCTAACCGTAGTCCTGTTCTTCTGGCAATCGAACATGATCATCGCTGTCTTGCTCTTGCCCAAGCAAAAGACCAAACCCTGAACCAAGACCAAACCCAAGACCTAGCAGCAGCGTTGGCTGAAGTGAATGAAGAAGCTTTAGTGCCTGCCCAAGGATAAGCGTTAACACTCATGTGATTGAAAAGGATCATCGTCTTGTCCTAACGTATGTTCTAGTCCTAGCCCAAGCCCAAGCCCTAGCCGAAGACCAAGTCCAGATTGCGTCAGACCAGGCGCGAGCAGTGATCCAAGCCCAAGTCCCAGCCCAAGCACAAGCCCAAGCCCTAGCACAAGCTGCAGGCCGAGCCCGAGCCTGAGAATAAGCCCAAGTCCCAGCCCCAGCCCTATTCTTTTGACAGTTGAACATGATCATCGACTCGAGAAGCTGTTGCGCGTCGTCAAGCCGACAGTGATCGCGCACGGATCCCGGGTCCACAAGACGACGTTGAACCCAGCCTCAACACATCGATCGATGACGTCATACAACAGAGAACAGTCAAGCACTTGGTCATGCTCGTACCCGATCTTCTTCATCTCGGCAGCGGCAGTTCCGTGGTAATCTCGAATCTTGATCACTCTGTTCATTTCATTCCTCCAAACTCCATTGTGAGATGATTATACACTCATTCATCTTCGATGTAAACTTTTAGTTATCGACGATCGACTCCAACGTCCTCGTAAGCAAGAAAAGAAAAGGACTAAACTCGTCTGTCAAAGCTATAAACACAAGTGACTATGGCTGAGAGCTTAACGGACACACGTCCACAAAAGGCAAGCGTGAACACACACATCTCCCCAGGTCGTCAAAGCGTGCATCAGCAAACGCGTCGCTATCGCATACACACACACACTTGATTCTAGATCTCGCACCAAGGGTCTGCTGAAAAGAACGCTCTCGCGCGCGGGATATGAAATCTCGTGATGGGGACAGGTGCGTGGAGGATTTCCAGGCCTCCTATCGAGCCCTTGAAATGACCCTTGAAATGCCCTTTTCCTTAATCGTTACAATATGCTGCGACCCGTGATTTTTTCTCCCTCGGGTGCCCTTTTTGGCCACTTTTGAGGCCTCGGCGACCCCTCACCACCCAATTTCACCGAAGCTTGAGGTCGTCCTTGACATCGTTCTTGCCCAAGTAAAGCCCCATGTCGATACCCTCGCCCAAGACCGGGCCCAAGACCAAGTCACAGCTCGGCCCCAAATTCGAATTCTGGCCCTTGGAATGTTGAACAATATCATGCTCTTGCCCAAGCCCAAGCCCTAGTCCCAGCCCAAGCCCAAGCCCCAGCCCAAGCCCTAGTCCCAGCCCAAGCCCCAGCCCCAGCCCCAGCCCCAAGC